ATGCGATAATAAAATCAATTTTATTTTTATGTCATTAAGCTTCTTCCTCTTCGACCTCCTCTTCTTCGACTTCCTCTTCTTCGACTTCCTCTTCTTCGACTTCCTCTTCTTCGACTTCCTCTTCTTCGACTTCCTCTTCTTCAAGTTCCTCTTCTTCATCGTCATTGAGACAATTTTCAATGGTGGCTACATTATTTTGTTTCATATCAAAAATAACCTTTTTTACACTCTCTTCTAATTCGCTATGCGCGGTTCCGACATTTTTTTCATCATTTTGTTTCTCGAATAAATCAAAACGTTTGGTAAATAGATTATGAAGAGAAACTGAATGTTTTTGCATATTTGCCATCGATTTTTGTACACCTTCAATTTTTTCATTATTTGTGGTAAGCATTTTGTCTACCTTACTCATTGTAATACGCACTAGTTCAGCATTAGTTCCATGACCATTATGTAATGTTTCGAAACGATTATTTACAGATGTCATGAAATCAGGCAATTTAGCGTTTAGTTCCTGGATATTTTTAACAAGATCCTCAATGGTTAATAATTGAATGTTTATATTATCTGTTCGTTCATTGAGTTGCGAATATTGATTGTTTATGTTCGTGTTTTCGGTAACTAGAGCATTAATTCTGCTATCATATTGTTTAAATGTGTCTTTTGTTACACCTGTAACAATTTCGATCGCTTTACCTTCATCAAATACTACACTAGGTTCATCGGGTACTGATTTATGAGAAGTATTGGCATTGGTTTTTGTTGCTGATGGTTTTAAATTAATATCAAAAAAATCTTCGTCAATAGCGGATTGTCTAAACTCGGAAACATCACTCATTTCCTCGTAATTATTTTGTATAGCAGGTATTTGTGAACTAGTATCAATAATCTTATTCATTGATTCAACTTGACTTTCCAATGATCTGATCTTACCATTAATAAGCATAAATGCCTGTGTAATAGATAGAAGTTTAGGCTCTTGCTTTTCACTAAATGTATTGGGATTATAAGGATTCGATGAAGAATGTTGCTGACTTTGTGAAGAAGGTTGAGGGTTGGGAGTAAGTGTATCTTGAATATTTGGACCAGGTCCTGCGCGACGACTTCTTGCGGAAGAATTTGCTCTGCTACTCATTGATTTTAATCCATATTATAATTTGTTTAATTATACGTGAAAAATTATTTTATACGTGAAAAATTATTTTATACGTGAAAAATTATTTTATACGTGAAAAAAAATGTTTTCTCCTTCAATATTAAGAATGGGTATACAAAAAAAAATATTGTCCCTTAATATTAGGAATTATGTCCATTATAAGATATATATGTTATTGGCAATAATTATATTATTTTCATTTTTGTATCTCCTACTCGATGACACACACTTTAGTGGATTAAACACGATACATGAATTAATCAAAAACGAGGTAATTAAAGCAAAAATAGAAACACAGATAAGTAAACAAGAACGCGCGAAATCAAACGCGAATATAACAGACTCGCAACAAGTAGGTACAAACAATTCCTTTGCAAATATTGAAACATTTACAACAAAAGAAGCAATGCAATTTTACGAAAAAGAAGATAAACAAAACAAGGCCATTAATAAGGCTACGAAACACGTGGAAAAGGAAGTTACCAGTCAAGAATTAACTTTGGATAAAATTAAGCCACCTTTATGGCAGAAATATTTCAATCGACTTTATTTCGCTGTTTCTAGTGGATGTCTTTTAGGATATGGTGATGTATATCCTATATCAAACATAGCTAAATTTTTTACTATGATACAAGCATTGATTACGGTTACTTTAATTGTATATTAGATAAAACGTATAAAGAAATGTGACTATGTATATTTATAATGAGTGCCTCTACTGAAGTCGAAAAAAATACTTCCACAAGTCAGATTCCTTCCGAAGGTCTAAGATGTCTCGGTTCTGTTAAATGGTTTAACACGAAGTCTGGATATGGTTTTATTACACTACTTGATGGAGAACTAGCGGCAACTGATATTTTTGCTCATCATAGCGTAATTAGTGTTAAGAATGAACAATATAAATATCTTATTCAGGGTGAATATGTAAGTGTAATGGTTCAACCCAGTGATGCGACCAATTACAAATGGCAAGCAACGCACGTGACAGGTGTATGTGATGGTCCTCTTATGTGTGAAACACGCAACACTATCAAAAACCAACGAGTGGAATACTCTCAAACAAAGGAATCATCAGGTGGTAATTACGCCCAACCAAAAGAATAAGCTGGTTACACATAAGTACGACGTGTATATAACATGGTAACAGGAACCTTGCGTTTACACAATAAAATCTCTTTTCCAGGTATATTAGATCGATTACTACTCGTACATTTAGTTTGTTTATAATTATTATTATAAATAAGCGTATTGCCTATTCTTGGCAAACCTAAAACATTTGGATTTGTTGGTACACCCTCTTTTTGTATTGTCCAAGAAGGTTTATTACATTTACTTGAACCACGTAATATTTCAACCAAATGTTGTTTCTGCGTTTTAATATGTTGGTTGGATCCATGTTGTAAAACCTCGTATTTACGTCGTTCAGCCAACTCGCCTTCAGTATAAAGACTATGTGGGTTGAATTGTTGTATAAAACGAGACCATGTTCGCGGGGGATTCGGTGGAATGCTATTAAGTTGGCATATTGTTGTCATATAATATCATATGATACATAAAATAATATGTATCATATAATAACCTTCAAAAGTTTAATAGCTATAGCGAATCGCCATCTTCTGTAATGATTTAATCACATCGCATTCTTCAGGAACACTTGTAGGAACACGGGATGCAACAGCACTTCGTACAATACGAGGATAGTTTGCCAAATTGGGAATACCTGCCTTTTTAACACCACCACAATTCTTTGACATGTTGTTTGTTAGACGATTGCTATTAATACCTTGACGAGCGGTCATTTTAATATAGTTGGATATTATTTTTTTTGTAGATTGATTAATTGTTTCTTAAAAACCACTTAAATGATAAGTAGTTAGGGCGTGATAAAGACAATGATCTGTTATTACCACTCAATGTTGTATCAGCACCCTTTTTAACTATCTTATCTATTTCGGTTGTTCCTAAACCATAATCAAAATACCAAAGATTGCTAATATATCCCGAAAATCCACCATTTAAACCTGTATAAACATTACCATAATTTTGTTTAGGTACACCACTTAACATATGACGTTTTACAATTGTCCCATTTATATAGACATCTAGAGTTCTATTTTCGCAACGTATCATAAGATTAATCCATTTATTTAATGGTATCTCATCTATTTCTACTTGTTCTGTTACATTATGAAAGGTATTCATCACCACAAGTAAGTTATTTTTAACAGGTGTCAAATAAACGCCTGGTGCATTGTTAGGATGGTTTAATCCCGTGTTAGTATTTCCATTCTCACTCACTGCTCCTTTCTCTTCTCCTTTATGAAAAACATGTCTAAATTTACCCCGATTATATTCCATGTCATCAACCAATATCCATACAGACCATGTAAATTCAACACCTTCATTTTCATTAGATGACCTCATTATGGTCTTTGATTTATCCACATTCGGATCTTGTTCAAAAATCATCATTTGTTTCGCATCAACCATTCCATCTAAAAGGTGGGGAGAACTGGATGGAGACATAATCCACTTAATAAATCCAATACCTAATTGTAATAATATAATAAAGACAACTAACACTAAAATCAGAAACGCAAAATTCATTACCATGCTATTTGATTTAAAGAATTCACTAGCGCTACCCATAGCATTGTTATCATTTCCATACATAGCATTCATGTTTATATTATATGGTTAGAAAAATGCTTAGATAGTAATGCTTTTTTCTTCGACTCCATTGTCCATTAAAGTTACCTTAACCTCGTATTTTCTAAACAATGATGACATCCAATTACCACTCCAGCCTGCTCTATATGTATTCCATGCCCGTTGAGGGTCAGCCGAATCTTCCCAATATTGAAGTTTAGAAGTGAAACCAGAAAATCCACCAGCAGGTGTTATTGCTAAATCGCTGGTGTTGTCTAATCTTGGTAAACCGGGCAACATACATGTACGAACCAGTTTTCCATCCATGTATACATCCATTGTCTTATTGAAGACACTAATCATAAGATTGACCCATTTTTGAATAGGAACATTTGCTACATTACAATTATGGATAATTTCACTACCTGATCTATTGGCAGGGTATACAGACATTGAAACCTTGATATTATTTTGCATGGGATCTAATACAACAGATGGGGCTGGCTTATTATTTTTATCTAAACGACCAAAAATAATTTTCGGTTGTCCATACTTATAATTCCAATCCTTAACATAAAACCATATACTATATGTAAAATTCATTGTGGGAATATCTCCTGTACCCAAATCTGAACCCTTAATAACCTGCTTTACAGAAGCATCTGACAACGACGAAAACCCTGAATCGGTTGCTAATGCTTGAATAATAAAAAATACAAGCAAAACTACAATCACTACAATAACAATTGTTTTGGCGTCCATTTATATAATATAACCAAAGAATATTTTCTATAATATAGGTGGATTTAAGCCATTATACATCGTATACATGTAATTAATTGTTTTTTTGCTTAATGTCTGTGTGAAATATATCACATTACATATACTTCCTCCCATATTTTCTTTCGAACCTGTTACAATTGTATCATAATACATGTAGGGTACAATATTTGGTTTTGTAGCAACCAATACATTGTTAATAAAAATATCAATTGTACTTCCAGAATAATTAACAACGATATGATTCCAGCGTTGTAATGGAATATCATCCGTCAAGTAAATTGTCTTCAGTGCTGTCTTTCCATCCAACATTTGAATTCGTAATTTATGTGCATACTGATTGTACTCGATCATTGGTTTATTACCATAATTTAAAATGGGGTAATATGCATTTGTGCTGCTGTCTGGATTCAAATAGACCCAACTACTTATGCTATAATCATATTGGAAGGTATCATTTTTATCTGAAACTTTATGCAATTCGTTAAAAGTTCCAATCGTCTCGGTTTTGTTCAGGCGTATTGGTTCACGCAATAATTGTTTACCATTTCGAATCGCGATTTTATACATGTAATTTTTGATTGCTCCGTAAAATACATAAGTTACAATAGCAATACCTTCTAAAAATAAAAGTATATACGCTTCTTTAGGTGCCGTTTTTAATTCTTTCGCAATAGCTGTGCCAACATACGATAAATAACAGGGTATATAAATAAATATGTTTTTGATTAATCTTAAAATCTTATTTGTTTTACTATCCTCGTCTGGTAAAATTTTATCTTTATATTTATAAAATGTCAATGATGATATAACAACACCTGAAATAATCAAAATCAACAATAAATGAGAGCTAAACTCGTAATTTTCTATACATAAGAATAATATTCCGTAAACCATTGCAGCAAACAATACAAATATACCTAACATCTTTCCAAAGCTATTCATTTGTGTTAATATGGAAACTGGTTCTCCTGTTTCTGGTTTGGATAATTCGTGAAGTGATAATAAGCTACCTAAGAATATAGCAGATGCTATCGCAATTGTACCCATGAATACTTGAGGATGATACTCTTCAAAAAACGGAATAGTTTTATTAATATCGAGAATGAACATTGTTGTTAAAAAAATAACTAACACATAAATATACCTCAATGGGTTCGCGTATGTCGTAAAAAAAACACCTACTTTTTCCATAAAAGATAATGTATTTGTACTCATATACAAAGGCATTATTTTAAAATTTCTCCATTGCCGTTTTTTTACCATGACAATCGCGACACAATGCTTCTAAATTGTCAACATGGTTTGAACCACCATATTCCAATCTCACTTTATGATCCACTTCAAACCACGCAGGAAGTTGGTTTGAACAATGATTACATTTCCAATCTTGTTGTGATGCTACCCACTTCTTCTTTGTTTCACTGACACTCCGTTTTGTAGCAACTTGATGCGAACCATTTATACTCGGTATTTGTGTTGTGCCTCCAGATTGCAATATCCTTTGAGCTGATTGAGAATCTCCTCCACTACCACCTCCACCGGTTAGGTTTAGAAACGGAGAAACCATACTTAATGCGTCTTTATCAATTGGAAGAAATTTAACCATATTTGATGCTTGTGAAAGTAATTCTTTAGACTGGTATGGATTTCTCTTTAACATTAAATAAAACGAAAATCCGAGAAATACATACATTCCAATTTCCAGATGTTTTTTATAACTTTTAATTTTTGTTAAGTAATAATTATCATAATAAGTATTAAATGCTAAAAATCCGGTTATACTCAATACTATAATTTCTAGTTTTCCCATATATATAGTTTGTATTATTATCTCACATATGTCTCACAATTTCCAGTCTTTTTATTTCGTCTAGTGCCATTAGGACATCTTTTGCGGCGCTGTGTTTTTGCATGTGATGATCTTCGTTCAGAGATTGTTCTACCAGTAGATCGCGATTTTCTACGGACGCTTTTGTTCGAGGATGCACTGGAAACATGGATAGTCACTAACTTAGTTGGAGGATGTGACTTGTATCTCGCACTAATTGAAGTTTTTGGCATGTATTTCACACCAGTTGGTTCAATTACCTTGCTGCTAACAACCATCGTAGATTTTTTACGTCCGTTATCGATTATACTTAAAATACTATCTGTCTCTATTATACCTAAAATACTATTTATACGCTTTATACGTGAGACGACATCAGATACTACTATATCTTGGTGTGAACTTGGCACCAATATATCTTGTAACATTGATTGTATCTCATTCGTGACATTATCACGCAAAGCGGCAGATTCCCATCGTACTCCCGAATTGTGAGCCAAATCGATATAACTTGTTAATATTCCAAAGGTATCAGCTATACTTAAAAAGTGACTAAATAATTTATCTAATTTAAATTTTCCATTTATTGTAAAATGATACAGCGCATCGGCTACATATTCGAATACAGGATCTCTTTTATAACTGGGTGGTAGACGTAGTAAATAATTTTTTAATATTGTAACAGCGAAATCGTGATGACCTGAACCCGTTTGATGTTCAATTTCATCATTATATATATCATGAAAGAAATCATATATCATATCCCTTGTGGGTACCGGATATCTTTTTAAAAACCTCTTATAACCGAGTATACACTCATTGTTAAATATGATATTCATAAAAGGAAGATTATACTGAAGTGGGCGATAACAAATATATTCTGGGATGACCTTTCTATCTTTTACCTCGCATGATAATCCAAAATCAATGATTTTTGCCTTATCTTTATCATTGATCATGATGTTGGCTGCCTTTAAATCCAAATGGAATAGTCCATTATCATTCATTGGTTTAACAGCCTTTGTTAATAAACGTATTATTTCTTCGTTTATTATTTCTACCTTGTCTATATCAAGAACACCATCAAATATAAATTTTTCTAAATCTAAACCTCCATCACGAAGTTGTATCATTTTTAGTTTATTCAGCTGTGTATTAATATTGGACTTAGTAATATTTCTTCGCGTCAAATTTCTACACTTGGAGTCGAAATTTACTAAATCAGATGGTGTCAGTTTTACTGGATCACATAATGTTTCAGGTAATAGAAAATAATGTTCATATTTAGGTATTCGTTCTAAAATAGGTAGAAAACGCATGAGTTCATTGTACTCATCTGATGCATTATCCGATGTCATAAGTTTAGATACCAAATGTTTTTTTCTAGTTGAACTTCCACGTGAACTTTGACGCGATGAACATTTTAATGGGGGACGAAAGACACAACCAAAACCACCGGCCGCAATCGCCTTTCCACCATATGTTTTAATTTTCATGCTTACTAATTGTCTACATTTTATTTTTGATACAAATATATCACAATTATCATAAAAAGAGATATGAATGTACAAAACACTATTTTATCACGCGACATAAAAGGTTCTTTATCTGGAATATATTGTAAGTAGTATTTGTGTAACGCATCTTTAAGCGACATTTCATCCTTCTTTAGATTTTTATTGATTTGATTATGGATGAAATTAACCCATCGAACAAACGAATTTCTATTATCCAAATAAGGAGATACCGGATACATCGTAATTAATTCATCGAATTCTTGCCCTATTTTTGTATCGGGGATAAATAAATGGAAATCTCGAATGAGATTATAATATTTTTTCTTTGTTATGTTGGTTGGACTATGTGGATAAGCTAAAGCAGTAGTGAATAAAAAGAACCAATAATGAGGTCCCCATACGTCCGGGTTATATTTCATTATATGAAAGCCATATAAAAATATAACAACTATATCTCATAATGAAGATAACTAGCGTATGTAATAATTGTGGTCATAATGGGCATCTATTTCAAAATTGTCAAATGCCAATAACTAGCATAGGGATTATTTTAATTCATGAAAATAATAAGGGTATATTGGAATATTTAATGATACGACGCAAGGATAGTTTTGGATACGTAGATTTCGTCCGGGGGAAATTTCACACTAGCAATTTATTTGCTCTGCAGACAATTATAGATGAACTAACTTTAGATGAAAAGGAACGTATACTAAAAGATGATTTCAAGAAAGAAATAGAAAAAATTGCTAAAAATAAAAAAATCGAAGAGTCAGTAATTCAAAAATGGGAAAATTTGAGAAGTGGATTTGATTTAGATGGAAAACACATTACTTTAGAATCATTGGTTAAACAAAGTACTACATCATGGGAAGAGTCAGAATGGGGGTTTCCGAAAGGACGCAGAAATTTTATGGAAAAGGATATCGAATGCGGAATTCGCGAATTTGAAGAAGAAACAGGATTACCTAAAAAAGAAATTTGTCTTTTTGAAAACGTTATGCCATATGAAGAAGTATTTACTGGTTCAAATTTGAAATCATATAAACATAAATATTATTTGGCTGTTCTACAAAAGAATACTATGAATATGCATAATTATCAAAAATCTGAAGTATCAAAAATGGAATGGAAAACATACGATGAATGTGTTAAAGTAATACGTCCATACAATTTAGAAAAAAAACATGTGATTGATAAAATACATAAAAGTTTACAGGATTATAAGATAATATATTAAAATATATATATGCAAACATCACAGGATAGATTGAGAGATTATTATACAAATAGCAATGAAAATGAGGATGAAATTTCAATCAATACTACAACAAGTAGCAGTCCACGAAAAAAAGCAAATAATTCTATGTTCACATTCCCTACACTTGTCGATGAAAACATGATGATGCGAATAAGTGAAAAACAAGAATTTTATGACACCCAAGAGCATTCAAAAAATATTGACGAATTAGAAAAAATATCAGATGAAATTTGTAATCAGGATTTTCAGTTGGCGCCTCATCAAACGTTTATACGCAACTTTATGTCGAGAATAACACCATATAATAGTCTCCTACTCTATCACGGATTAGGAACTGGTAAAACATGTTCCGCAATTGGTGTAGCAGAAGAGATGAGAATATATATGAAACAGATGAATATTCGGAAGAAAATTTTAATTGTTGCTTCACCAAATGTACAGGAGAATTTCCGTCTACAATTATTCGATGAACGCAAGTTGAAACAAATAAATGGAGCCTGGAATATTTCATCTTGCGTTGGGCAATCATTGTTTAACGAAATAAATATATTACAAACCGACGATTTAGAGAAGGATTATATTATAGAAAAAATAAACATTTTAATTAATAAATATTATGAATTCATTGGATATACCAAATTTGCTACATTAATTATGAGCAAAAAACGTAAAAACGTTTTAGAAGAAACTTTTGAAGGACGTCTTATTATTATTGACGAAGCGCATAATATCCGAGCAGGAAACGACAAAACCCTTAAAAAAGTTGCAGCGGCATTGAATAAATTGGTCGAAGAAGTACATAATGTACGTTTGTTACTCCTTTCCGCCACACCAATGTTTGATAATTATCGCGAAATCATTCAGATCATTAATATTTTACTTAAGAATGAAAAGCGTGATATTATGGTTGAAAGTGAAATTTTTGATTCGAATGGCAATTTTATAACGGACGAAGATGGTAAAGAAATTGGTAAAACCGATTTTGCGCGAAAAATAAATGGTCTCGTATCATTTGTACAGGGTGAAAACCCGTTCAGTTTTCCGTTTCGTATCTTCCCTAAGCTATTTTCACCTGATGATTCATTCAAAGGAACAGCAGAGTATCCCAAATATCAATTAAATGACGCTATCATATTAAATCCTATTGAGCATATTGACATTTTCACCTTGTCTATTGAAGGATATCAACGTGAGATATATGATAAAATAGTAAAAGAGAAATTATCAAAACCAATTATGGCAGAAAAGGTAGAACAAGATGTTGATGTCGATGCTGAAGTTGTTATAGATCAAGATCAAGATCAAGATGCTGTGGAGGAACAAAAGGACGAACCATATATCGAAGAACAAGCTGTCGAAACAGATACACTACCTCAGCAAGAAACAAGTTTTGGTTATAATACACTCAAAGAACCACTGGAGGCGCTAAACATCGTATTTCCGAATAAAAATGTAGACGATGATACATCTGAATCTTTGGGTAAAAAGGGTCTAATACGTATAATTGAAAATATTGATAGTCTACCATACGAATTTAACAGCGAATACTTGAATGGTACACGATCCATGTTTCAAATAGATGTTATTGCAAAGTATAGTGTGAAAATGAGCAATATCGGACGGATGATAGTGGAAAATGAAGGAATATCACTTGTTTTTAGCCAATATATTTATGGAGGTATAGTTCCGATTGCGATAATGCTTGAAGAAATGGGATTTGTTAGATATGGAACTCGTAAATCGTTCTTATCCGAATCATACAAACGAACGAATAATATCGTCCCACTAATGATCAATGGGAAACAAGCAACATACTCGATGATTACATCCAATTCTATTTTTTCAGGTTCAAACACCACTGAAATTAATGCGTCAACAAGCGAAGACAATAAAGACGGAAGTGTTATCAAAGTAGTATTGATTACGAAAGCGGGATCAGAAGGCATAGATTTAAAAAATATACGAGCTGTACATATATTGGAACCATGGTACAATATGAATCGCATTGAACAAATTATTGGTCGAGCTGTACGCAATTGTAGTCATAAACAACTAGAACTTAAACATCGAAGTGTCATGATATATTTATACGGCACATCATACGACGAGAAAGAATGTGCCGATTTATATGTTTATCGTTTGGCAGAAAGGAAGGCAATTACAATTGGTAAGGTATCTCGCGTATTAAAAAATAACGCTATCGATTGTATCCTACAAAGTCCCGGACGTTCCTATTTGGATATACCAAAGACATTTCCGTTGTTATTGGCAAATGGTGAAACTATCGAATATAGTCTAGATAATCAATCGTATACATCAAATTGCGACTATATGAAAACATGTGCGTATAAATGTAGCGCCGTTAAAAATGACGAGGTCGTTGAATATGACAGCAATGTCCTGGAAAAAATTGAGCCAAATAATGATACCAATTCGGAAAAATTTTTGGAGGCAAATTTAGACAATTTAAAACAACGCATTCGTAATTTATTTGCGGCGAAATACATGTACACACGTGAAGACCTTTTCCATCATTTGATTAGTATAAAAAAATATCCCAAATTACAATTATTAAAAGCTATTGATGATATGACATCTGAAGACACGATTGATTTTTTATATGATAAATATGGACAACGAGGTAACTTAATCGAAATAAACAATGTGTTTTTGTTTCAACCATCTTCAGTAAAAAACACCAATATTACAATGCAAGAACGTACAAAACCTATTGATTTCAAGGTAAATACAATCCATGTAGAGGTGAAAAATCAAATGGTAAAGGAATCACCGAATGGTTCCATGGGTAAAAGCGACGAGAATGAACTTCAGTATGGGGATATGTTTAGTATTATGATGGGTGATTTAGACATAGGAATTATAGAAGATAATCTATTAAATACATTTAACATTGAAAAACAGATAGTAGATAAAATATTTTTAATGTATTTTTATGATACGCTTCACTACGAAAATAAGGTTCGTTTGTTTTTACAAATTATGAATAATACTGATTCAAAACCTTTATCATTGGATTCACAAATGAAAGAAATATTGGAACAACGTATTTTTACAAAAGGTAGTTTAAAGTATACAATGTTTGCCGACAACAATGGAAATAATGGATACGTTTTTAAAGATGGTAAATGGGAAGAAGGTAATTTAATTTACTATAAAGAATTCGAACCTTTAATCATGGAAAAATGGTACGTTAAATCTGATGAAATCTCCGAATACCTAGGTTTAATATTTACAAAGGTCAATAAAAATACCAAAGAAAAATCATTTGATTTTAAAATTAAAGATGCCAAAAAACTCACAAATATGAGTGCTGTATGTAAAACATTCAACTCTATTTTTCGAAAAGATTTAATAAAATATCTAGTTTCGTCAACCGATGTTGTCGAATCATTTTATACTACATATAATTCAAATAGAATGTGTTTATTTATACAAATGTTTATGCGATATAAACATTTTAAGCGCGATGAAGAAAAGATTTGGTTTTTAAATTTGGAACAGAGTATGTTTAATAAAAAGAATCATAAGAGTCTCAAATTTTAATTATTAAAATTGAATTAAAGATTTTATATGGATATAATAGTAACAGATGGAAATTATGAATGTTGGTAAACCAGACGAACAATTACAAGCAAAGGAAATGATGTCTAATAAACGTCGCTTAAAAATCATCGATATTTTCACTCCTGTCGTAACGACAGAAAAAGTAGAGATCGATATACAATTTGTAAACAAATCAATTAAGGAAACATTGCGTAAGAAACTCGCTTACAGAATGGAAGGTTTTTGTTCGGGTCATGGATATGTTAAACCAGACTCGATAACCATTATTAATTATTCTGCGGGTGTTATTAACAACGATCATATTCAATTCACGTGTACAATCGAAATGTTTGCTTGTCTTCCTGTCGAAGGAATGATTGTTGAATGTCAAGCAAAAAACATTACCAAGGCGGGAATTCGTGCCGAAGTCCTCAAGTATGATCCAACACCTCTAGTGATTTTCATTGCAAGGGACCACCATTTCCAAAATGCCTACTATAATAGTATTAATGAAAACGATATTATTCATATTCGTGTTATTGGACAACGTTATGAATTAAATGATCGGTTTATTTCGGTTATTGCCGAGATTATTGTTCCAAAGGAGTTTAACACACAAGATCCTATGCCCAAACTTACAATTAAAGAATAAACCTTTGATGAGTAAAACTTTGTCTATTGTTATAATATACAATGCTTTATGAATATGAATGTAAGATTATCAAAATACCCATACCAAAAATGCGTCGAATAATACAAGCAAATGGTGGTACGAAAATTCATAACAGCATATTATTTCGCAGATATCTTTTTTTTTTGCCGGGCAAACGTCAAAATGGCTTCATACGTTTACGAAGTGAAGGAAAAGACCGCGTTACCCTTACATGTAAAATATTTACTTCGGCATCCAAATATCCCAAGGAGGATGAAATCGAATTGTCGTCTACATTTGAGCAAGCATATTCATTTTTATTAAATTGTGGACTGAAAGAAAAGTCCTATATCGAAACACGGCGTGAAAAGTGGAGACACCCGCTTGCAAAAGAGATTGTCATTGATCATTGGCCAGGTATTGAACCTTATATGGAAGTTGATTGTGAAAGTGAAAAGAATTTAAAAAAAGTACTAGATATATTCAGTTTTGATAAGGATAATATATGCTATGATGGAGTACACGAATTATATACAAATAAATATGGTATAGTTAAGAAACATTTTATTAATCTCCCACGTTTAGATTTTAAGGATTTCAAAAAACAACTAAAATATAAGTTACAATCAAAAACATTTAAAAATAAACGTACACGTAGTAGTAATGATAGAAACACGCGCACAAAAACGTCAAAAAACAGAACCAGAAAATGTAACAAATACAAATGATGTACTTTGTGAAAATTTGCTAGATAATAACCATATTATGACAGATAATAACCATATTATGACAGACAATAGACTTTATGACATTTCATTGGATAGTATTAAAAATACCAATCCTCAATTTGAAAGTATTAATCAACTTATGGCGGATAAGGATAATGGTAATAAAAGTAAATGTAATGGTGCATTAAAAAAACTCGAACTTAAATACCATTCTTTTTGTGTTATATCATAAAATAGATAATAGATAATAGATAATAGATAATAGATAATAAACAATAATTTCATATATTATTATTGTTTATGGAACATACATGTGGTCATTTTTTAGTACAATATTTAGATAAGGACATTCGTCCAACACACCAAAATGAAAATAAATGCCTTGTTATTATTGAAACCCGTACATCATTTTGGTTACCTCTTGTGATTAAAAACGCAATTGAAAAATGTCCCGAATACAATTTACATGTATTTGGGACACCGAATGTCATACAATTTTTGGATATACATGTTAAAGGTGATTATAAAAAAACGCGAATTGATTGTTATATGCGAAATATTCAGGACTATAACATGTTACTTACCAATACATCTTTCTGGGAAAGAATCGAGGAAGAACATATTATTATATTTCAATTGGACACATTGTTTCTTCGTCCACCAACCGATAACCATTATAAATACGATTATATTGGTGCAGTTTGCGGTGATTTACAAAATGAAAACACTTTTATCATTAATGGTGGGTTGTCATATCGTTCCAAACGAGCAATGATTAAAGCATGCAATATGATAGAACCAGATGATTTGAATAAAACAGAAGATATTGTATTTACAACATTAATGCGAAAACACCCGGATATTTTTTCATTACCAACTATCAAAACATGTAATAATTTCGCGATCGAAACAATCGGAAATGTAGATAACGCAATCGGCATACACGGAACGGACAAATATTATATTTTTGATAAAAATATTTATACATTTTTGAAAACGTTTTCATAAACATACCACACGTTTGAAGATGTGCCATTTAGTAATAGTTACATCATTGCGAATTATTTCCCTATGTATGAAACCATGTTTTTTTATATACATAATATATTATCATATAATGTTCACAAAAATACATCAATCAATTAAGGGGGCATCACGCGAAAATGAAAGTACAATTATTAAGAATAAACAGATAGTAATTGGTATGGTTGAATCCCCTCCCTATATTTATAAGGATAAACTAGGTAATTTTACAGGTTTTGAATATGATATACTTAAAGAATTTGTTAAAGAACATAAACTAAACGTAGACTACAAATATATCCCAATAGAAGGACGAACTGAATCGTACAATGATTTTATCGATCTACTAATAAACGGAAAGTATGATATGTTAATTGGAAATATTTCTAGATCGTATGAAAGAAGCAAAAAGATACTTTATAGTCAGCCTACGAGTATTGAACTTTTATCATTTTTTTACAAAAAAAAACATGAATTGAGTAATGCATATTATTACAATATCCTCATAACTATCTTGAAAGTTCTTGCTGTAATCTTATTTGTTGGATTTTTAATTTCATTTATACATTTCAAAACCAGTAATTTTAAAATCACGTACAAAGAATCGTTGTGGAGAGTGTGGAGTGCACTACTTGGAGAACCTGGACTAGGTGTAAATCCAACTAAATTTAACAACAATGTATCAAATGCGTCTACATCGAATTTAACCATTCGTGGATTTACAATATTTTTATCGGCACTATTTGGTATTTATTTAACATCACTGGTAACTAGTGAACGTTTAGCAGATTTAACAAAAAATAAACCATTTTCCAAAATTAGTGATTTATCAAATAAACATATTCTTGTAAATGCCGATAGTTACGACGATGATTTGATTCGTAGGTATAAAGACACATATAATTTAAAAATTTCAACATCTAGTTCTGAAGTGGATAATTATTACACTACTTTAACAAATAAGTATTTACAAGATGAAACAATTGATGCCTTCTTTATGACTAGTGAAGAGTTTTATTATTATGACAAAACAAATATATACAGAAAAGGTTCACTCATTCTTGAACGAGGTGTAACATCCTTTGTTTTTAATAAAAAATTTATATTACTTTCTCAAAAATTCAATGTAACTCTGTCTCGTCTTAGGAAAGAAAAACATTTAAAAGAATTATGTAGTATATATTTCAAAAATCCGGATGTATGTATCCAGTAATTATACACCTGTCGAACCAAACCCCCCTGAACCACGCAACGTTTTACCAAGATCCTCTTTTTGTTTCACTAACTCAACCTCGATTGTTTCTAGATTAGGTGCACATATTTGGAACAAACGAGTACCAGGCTCTACATCGTATGAAGAATCTGAAATATTATCGACAAATGCTCCCAAATTCCCGCGATATCCTGAATCGATGATTCCTACGTTATTAGATAGACGTAACGGCGTCTTTGAAATACTACTTCTTGGATACAAATAGAATGGTGAAGGAGTATCGTCATTATATGCGGCGCATTGTATTCCTAGATCTATTTTGTAAGTTCCGCGACCTCTAATTGTAATGGGTTCATGACAAAATAGGTCAAAACCAGAGTCCGGAAAACGACTTTTTGTTTCCTCGTTATGTTTATCGATTGTATTCATATAATACATTCTCAAATTCGGGTTTTCAATATATACCTTTAGCTTCATTATGATAGATAATTAATTAATATTATATATCATGTAATTTCAATTTTTATTGTAAATCGAATATGATGTGTCGTGAAGTCCATAATAAATATTTTGGTTGCGGAAATATGTTTTGTAAATATTGTATAAACAGAAAGATTGTAATATTGTATAATATAAATGATGTTGATTAACCTTTTAATATCTACCTGCCTAGTAGGAATCTCTGCGCGTATGAATGAATATGTACCCATAGTAGATGTGGATCTTTTTCAAACACAACAAACTTCGTCCGATACATTACCCGAGGCTTTTTCATGGAGTAATGTAGATGGTGTAAATTATCTAACTAAAAATCTTAATCAGCATATACCATCTTATTGTGGATCTTGTTGGGCACATGGAAGTATTTCTGCATTGTCTGATAGAATCAAAATTATACGCAAGGCACAATTCCCTGATATACAATTATCTATCCAATTCTTACTCAATTGTCAATTTGGTGGATCTTGTATGGGTGGGGATCATTTGGCGGCATATAAGTCGATTAAGGAATACGGAAATATTCCATTCGAAGATTGTATGGTATATCAAGCATGTAGCAGTGATTCTAATGAAATCGCATGTGCCAATAAACCCGATTTCACATGTGATCCAATCAATGTTTGCCGAACATGCGACACCTTTAGCAGCCACGGAGGAAAATGTGTACCTATCCATTATTATCCTAACGCAACTATCGCAAGTTTCGGTTCAGTTAAAGGTGCTGATAATATGAAAAATGAAATTTTCAATAATGGTCCCATTGCGTGTGGAATAAATGCCAACGAAATTGATGATTACCATGGTGGTATATTAGACGTTCCGGATGCTAGAAAAATGATAAACCATATAATCAGTATTGTTGGGTGGGGCATTGATGCCAATACAGATAATCAATATTGGATTATACGCAATTCGTGGGGCTCTTACTGGGGCGAAATGGGATTTATGCGTTTATCCATGGGAGAAAATCAATTAGGTATTGAAAAATCCTGTGCATTTGCCATTCCCGCTTCGTGGACTGAACGTAACATACCTTGTGATGAGAATGGTGAAAATTGTTAATTCCGATTTGCCATCATATATGAAACCAATACCTGTATAATATACTCTTCTTATTTGAGAAGTATGTTATTCAAATATAATATCATAATATTACATATATACCAATCATGCCACGCATACAAAATGGTGGATTATTATTGACAAAAAAAATGCCATCTACATTTCATGCTATTTACGAAATGATAAAAAACGCGCGTGAAATAAAACCATTCTATATGGATTCACTAAAAGGATTTGTATTTATTTTAAATATAGATGCTGACAAAAGTCTGTTTTATACATTAAATCCAGATAGAAGCAATATAGATGTAAAAGTAGAGTCTATCATCTTTAAATTCGCATTTGTTAGTGATGTTCCAAGACAAGTAGAACCCGATCTACCATATGACGGATTTCATATTCATAAAGAAAGTGATGTAATGAATAGTGTGATTAATGAAGTTGCGATTCAACAACATATTTATTTAGAAAGTATCAAAAATACTGGTTCGCCTATTGTGCCAGGTGTTGCGGATTTTTCATACTTTGAAACAGACCAGTCATTTGTGTTGCTAGATTTATTGGTTGACCATTGCAAAAATGCCGAATCCAAACAAGTTTTTACATACATCAAAACTCGTCTAGCAGAGAATCCTGCATTCCCTAAAGAAACAGATGGGTTTAAATTATCGCTTATTAGCATGGAAAATGCTATATCGTATGTCCAGTTACAAAATGTTCTAGTAGGTAAATACATTTTAGAAGAACGTAAACATGCGTGTATGGCAACAATTGCCCAGATGATACGTCTTTTTTTACAATTTGGTGTAGTTCATTGTGACGCACATGACGGAAACATTTTAGTCAAACGAAATTTAAGTGGAAAACAGGCAGGTAACAACATATTGAGTTCGATGGATGCGAAAATTATTGATTTCGGAAGTTTTATCAATTTATACGATGATATGAAGCGTCCGTTAATCACTAACCAATTTTCAATTGGTATGCAACATGAATTAAAAAAATTAATATTTAGTCAGGCACCAAGTGACATGATGATTGAAAAGTTACTATTACGAGATTATAAATTGTTTATATCGACAACAGATGAGGCAATTAAAAACAGACTCGTCGAGACATTGAAAACAATATTTCACATTATTGTAACAACTGATCTAGCGTACCAAAAAAACAGGTTTGGGAAAAATTTTATACAGGGAGCGGCAGCATTTAAATATTTAAAGTTATTGAATATTGAACATGAATATACAGAGAATGTGAAAATTAGTATGGAATCAACAGAAAGTGATTATGTTAAGGATAAATACATGGATATTGTTCGAATATTATATGAAATAATTGCACCTGAAAATAGAGGACAACATATATCGGGTAATACTATTGATGCCTATAAGAAAGATGATCGTTTTGCCACAATTGATGCCCGGAGCAAGGATAATAATAGACGAAGTATAAGTGATTTGATTTCAGATATTATTCGTGAAAAACCTGTGAAAACAAATAGATTGACAAAATGGTTCGGACGAAATAAAACTGCGGGTAAAAGACGAAACCCGGTGAAAAGGAAACATAAAACACGTAAAAAGAGTATCGGAAAGAGTATCGGAAAGAGTATCGGAAAGAAACGCAAAACACGCACTAGAAATAAATGCGGTGGAACGAAAAAAAACGTCAGATTTGATCCCGAGTCAGTAAAACCGGAAGACTTGAATTCAAGAATATTTCATGAATTAGCGCATGATACATCATTGGTTAGAAATGATGTCAAAAAATATATGGATGCCGTTAGAAATGATAAAAAAATGACAAAACAATATGAAGATATGTATTCTGATATCATAGGAAGTTCAAAATGGTTGGATAGTGAAAATCCAAAATGGGATCGAATATATAACAGAATATCACGTGTTTCCACTAACACATCAAATAATTCAAAATTGGGTGGAAAATAAGAAGAAAGAATAGAAGAAAGAATAGAAGAAAGAAATAAATATAAAGCTTTGTTCGTTTAATTAGATAGTATGGTAAAAATCGCATTTGTTACCGGTATTACAGGTCAAGATGGTTCTTATTTGAGTGAATTGCTTGTCTCCAAAGGTTATGAGGTACATGGTATTGTTAGGCGTACGTCGCTTATGTTTTCAAGTGATCGTCTCGAATCTATTCGCAAGATTCTTCATTTACATTATGGCGACTTATCAGATGGGTCGTCATTAAACCAACTTTTCTTTGAAATTACACACAATCGCGAATTTGAAGTATTTGAGATATACAACTTGGGGGCACAAAGTCACGTCCAGATTTCATTTGAAATCCCAGAGTATACTTCAATGGTCGATGGAATTGGTGTATTGAAAGTTCTAGAAGCAATTCGGGCTTTCCCTCATGAGATTCGAAATAAAACGCGTTTTTATCAAGCGGGAACCAGCGAAATGTTCGGTGATGTTCTGGAGAAACCTCAGACTGAAACAACTCCATTCCGCCCCCAATCACCATATGCGTGTGCTAAGGTATATGCTCATTTCCTGGTGAGAAATTATCGAGAATCATACGACATGTTCGCATGTAATGGCATTCTGTTTAATCACGAAAGTCCTCGTAGAGGCGCAAACTTTGTCACTATGAAAATTGTGAATGGTATCAAGGCAATTATTTCTGGTAAAAAGGAAAGTATCAAACTTGGTAATATTTATAGCAAACGTGATTGGGGACACGCGAAAGATTACGTGGAGGGGATGTGGTTGATGTTGCAGCAAGATAGCCCAGACGATTATGTTTTGGCAACCAACAAAACCACGAGTGTCAAGGATTTTATCATTCAGTGTTTCAGATACAAGGGAATCGAACTTAGTTGGGAAGGCGAAGGATCGAACGAAAAGGCAACAAATATTGCAAATGGTGAGGTGGTCGTGGAAATAGATCCAAAATATTTCCGACCAAGTGAAGTTGAATTTTTACTAGGTAACCCAGCCAAGGCACAAGAAAAATTAGGATGGACTATTAAACATGACCTTGATAGTTTGATCGAAGATATGTTTGAACATGGGATGTAATATACACCTTTGGACATTTAAGTTCGCTCAAAATATAATAAATAGATATAAATATTTTTTTATTATATACATAATGACAGCAATTTACATAGGTGCAGGAGTTGATATTCGCCCTATTCAATTGTTAAAATACATAAAAATTTTTTATTATATTGATGGTCAACCTTTCAGTGAATTTGGAACAATGCAGGCTCAAGAATGGGAAGATGTAGGGTGGACAGGAAAATTTACAGATGGGTTTTCAAGACCAAAATTTATACCAGAATTAGATAAAAATATGGCGTATATGAATGGGGATATTGGTAGTGTATTATGTCTTACTCATCACGATAACAAATTGTATACTGGGAGTGGGGATAAAACTATCCGTGTTTGGAAGATTTAAAATATAAAATTGATATAAAAAATATTTTTTAAATCAAATATAATAACACAACAAAAATGACTACAACGATTTGCAAAATGAATAACCATGCTGAAGAACGAACCCAAATGTGTATATGTTTGGCTCGTATTGCTAAGGAAAGAGATATTAAAAACAAAGAAAAATGGGAATTAGGGGAGGAAACTCAGGAAAAATTAGATATATTTACTTTGCCGAACCAGATTAAAATAATGTTTGGAGAGTTTTTTAAAACACCGAAATACACTCATATTCACACTCTGGTGGGGCATACTGAAAATGTGTCTTGTCTCACTCTTCACAAGAACAAATTGTATTCTGGGAGTGCGGATAGTACTATCCGCATTTGGAATATAGAAACTTACGAAGAAATAGCAACTTTGAGAGGGCATACAAGTTGGGTGAATTGTCTCACTATTCACGAGAATAAATTGTATTCTGGAAGTTGGGATAAGACTATCCGCATATGGAATACAGAAACTTACGAAACAATAGCGACTTTGATTGGGCATACAAGTTGGGTGAATTGTCTCACTATTCACGAGAACAAATTGTATTCTGGGAGTCATGATAAAACTATTCGCATTTGGAACACAGAAACTTACGAAGAAATAGCAACTTTGATTGGGCATACAAGTTGGGTGAATTGTCTCACTATTTACGAGAATAAATTATATACTGGGAGTAATGATAATACTATCCGCATTTGGAATACAGAAACTTACGAAACAATAGCGACTTTGAGTGGGCATACAAGTTGGGTGAATTGTCTCACTATTCACGAGAATAAATTATATACTGGGAGTAGCGATAATACTATCCGCATTTGGAATACAGAAACTCACGAAATAATAGCGACTTTGATGGGGCATACTAAAATTGTGTATTGTATCACTCTTCGCGGGAACAAATTGTATTCGGGGAGTAGCGATAATACTATCCGCATATGGAACACAGAAACTCGCGAAATAATAGCGACTTTGATAGGGCATACTTATAGTGTGCGTTGTCTCACTATTCACAATAACAAATTGTATTCTGGGAGTATGGATAAAACTATCCGTGTTTGGAAGATTTAAAATATAAAATTGATATAATAAAATTTATTTATAAATTATTACTGACATGAGTTATAACAATGGGCAAACCAATATAAACATATATTCCATTAATTCAGTATACATATGGATATATATACCCAAGCTGAAAATTTTGTTGGATTAACTGAAATAAAAAATGTATTTAATAGAATACCTTCTCATGAAATACCCACATGTTCTGGTTATTTAGAAATTAATGACCAAATTGTATACAATTATGAAAGAACATTAGATCAAATTACACGATTAAAACAATCCAAATATATTAAAATAAAACTAGAAAGACAATTAGAATTAGAAAAAACAAGAAAGGAAACGACAACAAATACAGACTATTATATTGGTGTTGAAAATGATATAGCTATGAATATTACACAATCCAAATTGGATATAGTCAATGCTGTATATGATAATACTCATACATTAAAAGTAGAAGAAGTAATTAAACTCAATACTAAAGCATATTCAGGTTATATAGATACGATTCAATGTTTTTTGAAAAAAATAGATTATTTATATGTTGACAATAAGCATATATTAACGCGTGAAATAATAATGACCAGTGAAAAATATCAACAATATTTAACCAAATTATTTAAGGAAATAATAGAATTATCCCTATTTATATCTAATTATCGTATGAATGATGAAAAAATTCAGAATAGTATGAATAATACAAAAAAGGAAGGTCGTCGTGTTACAAATACGAAAAAAATAGATATAAATATGGATAATTATTTTGAACAACATTATGAATTTACAGATAATAATATAATTCGCGATAAACAACAATTGCTCGAAAAATTAATCAAGGTGTTATTCGTATTGGTTAAAAATATTAAAAACACATATGATTTTTTAAATGCAATAATTAATACTTATTGGGTAAAATCGAAAGGTGACAATTTTATTAACATAATTGTTAAAAAAACAACAGAATATAACATACAAAGGAGAATGAACCAACCATTATTACCTACGAGTTGGATAGAACGAATGAAATTCTGGTTTATTCAAACAAAAGTAAACGGCAAATATAAAAGTACCTTAGAAGACTATTTTCGTTATATATCGTTCTGGTTTGAACAAAATAAAATAATAAATGACCTTAGAATATACAATGTGAATATAAATGACCAAAATACATCAAATATAGATTATGTTAATTTTTTATTTGGAAATATTATTACTGACAAAAATGAATTTATTGAAGAAGAATAAAAAATACTTAAGATATAATATAATGAGTTTGAAGTATCATCATACAACATGGAATATAATGATTTTTATAATGGATTTAAAAACTTTTCACACATTGGACGTTTTTCGGAAACTTTTTCACGAAAACCTTTTTTTATCTTTATTTTTTTTGATTTTCGGTATATAGTTACACCCTTAAAAACACGCAAAAGTGAAAATGCTAGATATATGGTTTAAAACGAGTTTTATTTTAAAAAATGCTGTGATGATAAATATTTTGAACATCTAATATTTATTGCAAATATTAACATTTAAGAAGACTTTCTTGTTAGTCTATATGGCTAACAAAAAGTCTTCAAAAGTCTTGGGATTTTTTGTCTGTGAAAAGTGTGATTATAAATCAAGCAAGGAGTATGATTATAACAAACATATTTTAACAGCAAAGCATAAACGACTAACATTTTGGACTAACCAAAAAGTCGCAGAAAAAGCAGACCTAATTGTGTGTGAATGTGGAAAAGAATACAAACATTATTCATCATTATCAAAACATAAGAAAATTTGTGAATATGTTTCATATTTACATAGTTCGATTTCATCGAAAATGGTTGATATATCTGGATCTGAACAAAATGAAATTGTCGCCGATCTTCCGAGTATTGGTTTATTTGACAATAACGACAATAACAATCTTATTATTCAGTTGATCAAGGAAAATAAAGAGCTACAACGAACCATTATAAATCAGAATTCAACTTTCATAGAACAGCAGGAAGTACATAACAAAACACTTGCAGATAAGATTAATTCTATTGTGCCATTAATGAACACGTCTACAACAACCAATACTATGAATAATAATTTTAATATCAATCTATATTTGAATGAACATTGTAAGGATGCATTGAATATCATGGATTTCGTAAAGTCTCTTCGTATAGAAATGAAAGACCTGGAACTCACAGGATCTCATGGTTTTGTCGAAGGAATGTCTAACATCATTGTAAAGGCAATGCAAAATTTAGATATAACAAAGAGACCGATTCATTGTACCGATTCGAAAAAGGAAACATTGTATGTGAAAGACAATGAAATATGGGGTAAAGATGGCGATAAGGAAAAAATAAAGGAGGCGATTATTCACATTAAACAGAACAATGTTCGAAAATTGGCAGAATGGGTAATAGCAAATCCTGAATGTGAAAATATGGATAGTCCTCTGAATAAAATGTATATGGATATGTTAAATCAAACAATTGTTGTCAACGATAAAAAAATAAATAAAATAATAAAAAACGTGACAAAACATGTGATATTAGATAGTGATGAAAAGTAGTTGTTTTTTAACAATATGTAGAATTATTAATACATACAATTGGATCCGGCCCACTTGGAGGTGTTGTAGATGGAGTTGGGTCAGGTGCTGGGACCGGGGGAGGAGCGACACCACGATTTTGTACTTGGATCTTATATTTCTCAAGAATAGTTGTTGGCCAAGGGGTGGCATTCTCTTGAAAATTCCAGGGAGGATATGTTCCGTAAATTTCCTTATATTCGTTGCGACATTTGTTTTCCATGGAATGAATCGAAGGACAAACAAATTCTTCTGTTTCGTCATAAAGTCCTGGAACCATGACCTTCACAGGCTTGCTCCAAATGCCATAGATTTCGATTTGATTGTTTTGTAAAAGTTCATTGTAAATAAGATGGTGAATACCAAATGTTCGAATGGAAGGACTACCACCTAGACCTCCTTGGTAAAATGAAAATGTCGTTTTCATCCCACCCTTACACTCGGACTTACCTATCTTGAGGATTTCATTTTCATCGCCATTTCTTTTGACGATCAAATAAATGCGCCCAAAATCGCTTGAAATTTGTTCCTTCATATCATCCTGCCATTTCATTTTCCATAGCTGTTTGGTTTTGGTGTCAGTTCGTAAAACACACTCACCTAGACGCTGACATGTCTTTACCTCGTCGATACGTAATGTTGTAGGAACTTGCATTGTGTTAGTATATGTAATGCCTATCGGTATCAAAAAATAAATCAATTTTAATAACGTAGAATAGCACATATTTTTCTAAAATATTTTTCGTTGTATAAGATTATACAATACAAAAACTAATGAAAATAATACACCGCCCCATATTGTATCAATCACCATTACATTAGTAGTCCAATTTGTAAAGATTGCTCTATTTGTTCCTTCGTATATTCCATATATTAAAAATCCTAATATAAAGGCATCTAATGTAGTGCCTTCTTTATACAAAATGAAATAATTAAATACTGCAATTATACATAAATACGCAACAATTGTTCCATCTAAACGTAGTTTTATAGATTTGCCTTGAATACTATGTATTAAAGAATTAAATAATGGAGATATTAATTTCAAATAAATACCATCTATTGAGATAAATAATATTGTAGTAATTATTAAGTTGGTAATAACATTTGATTTCATAATATAATAGGTTATTATTATATTATTTTTGGTTATTTTCGCCTTTTGATTTCATAATCGAAATCTTTTTTAGTTAATTTGTATCCCCAGTGCTGTAATACCTGTCTTATTTTGGGACTAATAGTCTCATCATTCCATTTACCATTACGCTTTTGTATTTGAGTTACTAAAAATCTCATAAATCGTCCTTTATTTCCTGCCAATTTTTTCCATCTAGATATTTGTCTTTCGTCATCGTTGGAACGTTTCCCCATAGAAAAATCGCAATACCAATGAACCCATCCATAAGGATGGTTTTTATTTATCCATTTTTTATCTTCCCAAAACTTCAAAGTAGTACCCACCTTTACATTATATTTATTGATAGAATTATCATATTCTAATGATGATAAATGTCCTTCTGGTATATTTTTCCACCATGATTTTGGATATTTTTTATGAACATTTTTAAATTTTTTTTTCATTACACTAGAATAGATCGGTCGCCAATACGTTCCTCCAAAACTGCCCAATTCAAATATTTCACTTGGAGTTAAATTGGGTTTAAAATCAGGATATTCCTTAAATAATATTTTACTAGTCTTTCTATTTTTACTAGTCTTTTTATTTTTACTAGTCTTTTTATTTTTACTAGTCTTTTTATTTTTACTAGTCTTTTTATTTTTACTAGTCTTTTTATTTTTACTAGTCTTTTTATTTTTACTAGTCTTTCTATTTTTACTAGTCTTTCTATTTTTACTAGTCTTTTTATTTTTACTAGTCTTTTTATTTTTACTAGTCTTTTTATTTTTACTAGTCTTTTTATTTTTACTAGTCTTTTTATTTTTACTAGTCTTTCTATTCCTTCTATTTTTGCTAGTTTTTTTAAATCGTGATACACGCCCCCTTTTATATTTTTCTGTTCGCGCGTTGGTTATTTGTGTTTTAGTTAATTCTTTAAATGTAGTGGGTGTTTTATTGGTTATTTTATATTGTGGTCTATATACGTCATTTTTATTCTTGTATCCAATCTCACCACGTTGATTTGTCCATTTTTCTAAAAACCATCTTGATAATCCACGTTTTCTTGTTCGTTTACCAATGTATGGTTGTTTTTTATTACCATATTTTTTGGTAAAATCCTTTTTATATTTTTGTACTAATAAACCACTTCGGTATGCACTATGCTTTGGATATTTATTATATATATGTTTTTTTGTTTTTTTGTACAATTTACAATCAACTGGTTCCATTGTATATAACAGATATATATAATAATTATGGTGTATTTTATCTTTTGACTATAAAAACAGAATCTAATTCAGGAATACTTCCTTGGTCGAATTTACCAAGACATTTCACTCGAGTGATATCGATTTCATATATTGTACTGGGATTATGATGATAATCATAATCATCTATCATTAGCGTATATGAAATATATACATTAAAGTCGTTAATTTTATTAATAATCATATTCAAAAAGCGCGATTTATAACCTGTAATAAAATAGGATAACTTTATTGGTGTAGATGATTTTTTTAACATGGAATGCAAAATTTGAATGAGTCGGAATTTATTATCTGTATACTGGATCTTCTTAATTTTTTTAGATTGTATAACGCATTTTCCAGATAAATCAGCTAATTTATCAATAGTAAATGGTAATTTAATAGTATCATTCACGTTAGTATTTTGCAAATATATATATTTTAGCAAATAATGACAAATACAATCGGATGCGCGACGTATTGGTGACGTAAAATGCGTATATTCAGCGCTACCGACTAAATCATGAGATGCAACCTCATTGATGTATTCTGCTTGAATACCATTTGTAATAATTTCATGAAGTAATTCATTACCACTTAAGTTTTTATAATTTTCATCATTTATAAAATCCTTCGCATTACACGTTCTAAATATGCCAATACCATCAAAATGAATTTTCAAATATTCACCAATGAACGAATTCGCAAATATGGCAAATTCGGCAATCATATGTTTCATTTTCATTTCACTAGGCGTGTTTTGATATAGGTATGGAATTTTATTATTATACGCAATGATGGAAGAAGTAACGCCATTTAATTTCGTTCCAATTGTGGAATACGATCGTTTCAATTGAAGTGCCTCACTTATTTGCAAACCAAATTCCAAACATTTATTAGTATCGATACTTGTTGACGCACCTAGATAATTTAATGAATTCTCCTTTTTAAGTTTAACATTAGAAAATAACATTTGAACTTTACCGGTGGGTAAATGTGTTTGAACATCAATCTCCGTCAATATTGTAATTGCCTTTTTGATATCACCAAACTTATTATCCATCAAACTTGATTTTTCCATTATTTCTTGCGGTATCATGTGGATGGGCTTTCTATTAGATGGGTATTTCGTAATGATTGTTTTTTCGATATCAGACCAAATAGACGAATCGATATTAATGAATTCTGTAGGGTCAGCAATATGAATAGCTAGAAATAATTTTTGTTCTTTATAATAAATACTAAATGCGTCATCTGCATCTTCACAACCTTCAGGGTCAATTGAAAAAGTTTCGATATCTGTGAAATCGACTCTGTTATCAATATTATATTGGTGTGGTAAAACATTATCATGCATTAATAATACATCGGCATCTGCGTTTCTTTTGACTCCATATAAACATTCTACGTTTTTCGTATATTTCAATTCAAAGTGATCTTGATCCATATTAGTAATAATAAATACCTTTTATATCATATGCCATAATTAATACGACTACTACATATAGTACCATGTACCTATTATTTTGAAAATAACTTCAAATCCATGGAACCACGAACCAATAAGATATACACAATTGTATGAAGAGCTAACCCACGAGTTGTTGGGCAACCATTTTCATTAGATAGTTTACCTAAAAATCCGCTTAACATTTGTTGTGTGAATTTGTAAGTATATGGATGTACCACTAATATAAATATGAACGCAGAGAAGATAGAAATATGCCATTTTGTATAACTTGAATCACTCATATATATAGTATATTTTTAAAATTATTTTACTTTATGGTCGATGTAAATAGCGAATAAGATTTTAACTAAAAATGGTTAAATATAGTTATGTGGAAACAATGGCGATTATATTAAAAATCTATATAAGGATTTTAAAATAATCGAAACAAGTTGGAGTTATGGAATGAATAAATCCAAAGAGTCATCGGAAATTGTGATTATAGGTTAGTTGAATACATACATGTTTTATAACATGGATTTACACTTATTTACACCGAAAATGAATTTGTTGACGGACCATGTTTTATAATATTCGTTGTATTGTTTGCGATAATACAACGCAAATCCAACTAAAATGAGCCCTGTCATGGAAACATACATCATTTTTTGAATTTTCTTAAGTAGATCAATTGTGTCTGTTTCATCGGGAGTAACTTCTTGATAATATTTAATAAATGTAGAATTTATGTAAGTAAAAGCAAGCATTGTAAATACAATTAATGTAAAACGAAGATCCATTTTTGTGAATAATACAAAGAGCACGTATATTCCCATAGCCATTTTTAAAGTATCAAATGGGTGCATAGGTTCATCAGAGTTTGTAAATCCAATAGCAAAATATATAATAAGAAGAATTACCAAATGTTTGGCATACATATTTTCACTTAATAGTTTTTGTGTTTTACACCCTAGTGTCTCAGCGACGAAATTACCGGCAACTGCTAGGACAAGAAGAAATATGCCTTTAATCACATCATGCATATTTACTGCCATATAACGTATACATATAAAATAAAAATGTATAGATTATAAAATTATTAGGACAAAATAGTCGTTTCAAATATTTTACCAGTAACTAAATATGGATCACAATTTGATGATGGACGTCTATCTTCAAAATAACCGCGCTTGTTCTTAATTGTATCATGTCCACGTCTAACTGACGCACCTCTGTTAGCGACACCATCACTGAATACATGATAAGACGATGTTTCATGTTCACCTGACATGCGAAGATGATTATCCTTACCATACACTTCCATATGTTCAAGATGTTTCGATTCTAATTTACGAATCGCATCATCAATATATTCCAAACCTGTTTTGTCGCTAGTTCCATGTCGCATATTTTTGGTGCTATAATTCGCATGACACCCTGAACCATTCCAATCTCCGTCCAAAGGTTTGGGATGAAAATCGATCAGTACGTTATATTTTTCGGCGATTTTATGAAGTAAAAAACGAGCCATCCACAAATGATCACCCTGACTCACACCTTCACATGGACCAATCTGAAATTCCCATTGTCCTGGAGCAACTTCGGCATTTATCCCTGAAATTTTTATATCCGCCTGTATACAACAAAGTAAATGTTCCTCCGCAATTTTTCGTCCATATGCATTATTCGCCCCTACACTACAATAATATTGTCCTTGTTTCGCGTTATCATTATCGTCTAATGGAAACCCTAATGGTTTGTTAGTTTTTTTATCGATAATGAAATATTCTTGTTCCAAACCAAACCAGGGTTCTTCGCCCAGTGCTTGATTAAATACGCGATCCGCATATACGCGATGATTGCTTGGACACGGAATTCCATCAGGTGTATATGTTTCGCACATTACGAGAATATGATTCATATATTCAAAATCGTTAATATGATTCATATATTCAAAATCACTATAACCATACATATCGTAATTTGCATTAAATGTGGCACATGGTTTCAAAATTATTTCTGAATCGTTACCCTTTGCTTGGCATGTAGAACTTCCATCGAAATTCCAGTCTGGGATATTATCGATATCTAAATCAGACCCGTCTACAACGCGTACTTTACTTCTTAAATTATTTTCTCCGTCAATCCATACATATTCAAGTGTTATCATATTCATTGTATTATATTTGAAATGTATTATTTAATATGTTTGTAAACAATATGTTTGGTTAGAAAAATTCCCAAACATATTGTATAAGCCGCGTCATTATTTACATACCGAATGTACTAAAATCGGATAGAACTGGACGGGGTAAAAAGGCATTACTTGAACCTTGTTTATAAGAAGGTACCTTTTTGCAATCAAATGATGGTTCAGGACAACGAGCACACGCAGGGCAGGGAGGACATTTTTCACCAGAATTTGTTGTTTTCGATACACTATTTCCTTTTGGACCAGTAATAGTAGTACTCGTACCATTTAAATCATCCGCATCATCGTCGTCATTTAAGTAGGCTGGTTTAATTCCCGGGCAAACAGGACAGACAGGTGGTACAATTTGTGATTTTAAAATGTATAGATCTTCATCACCTGGCGCAATTTGCGACTTAGAAACTGGGTCACCATTTACAACAGCAGTATTACCATTTACAACAGCAGTATTACCATTTGGTCCCGATACAACAGTATTACCATTTGGTCCAGTCGCAGCATAACCACCATTTGAACCACTAGTTGTAGATACGCCATTATTGTAGGATGATTGTGAATAAGATTTTGTATTATAATCTGCTTCAACCAATATTTGATTACCATTTGGTCCTTTAACGGAAACAACTTCATTCCCCTGAGGACCATAATAGCTTGTTACATTGCCCTCACTAGAGTAATAGTCTTCATTATAATCATTATTAGATATTAACTTACCAGATATCTGTCCATTTTTATTAACCATTACTATTTTAACTTCATCTGAATCATCAGTATTATTTTCATCATCTTCATCTTCATTTTCGTCATCTGCTGCTGTATTGTCTTCCATACCCTCAGTAGTACACCCAACCCCCCCTAGGAAACTACATAATACTAAAGATGCCAACAAAATTAAAAATAAATGTATATGTGTTAACTTCATGATATACTTTATATAACGAAAATATATTCTTTAAAAATTGATTTTATAATAGCAAATTTTACCCTAAAACAATTATTTAGGATGAGTGAACATACATATGACTATAGTATTCTTGACAAAAAAACTCGAGCCAAAAAAACTCCACTTCTTGCTGCATTTGACACACAATCGGATACATATGAATTAGGTATTGATGAAGCCGGGCGTGGTCCACTTATGGGCAGAGTTTATAGTGCAGCAGTAGTATTGCCTAAAGATGAATGTTTTCGTCATGATTGGATGCAAGATAGTAAAAAATTCACTAAATGGGAAAATCTCAAAACTACAGAACAATATATAAAACAGCACGCATTGGCATATTCGATTCAATATGAAGATGAAAATGGAATAGATAAAATAAACATTTTACAGGCAACATATAAATGTATGCATAAATGTGTCCATGACATCACACTACAATTGAAAACAACATTATGTCATTTACTTGTGGATGGTACTAATTTCAAACCATATATTATTATAGACGATGATGAATTTATGAGCATACAACACACATGTATTAAAAGTGGTGACAATACATATTCGTCTATTGCGGCAGCATCCATTCTGGCTAAAGTTGCGCGGGATGAATACATTGACGATCTATGTAAAGAGAACCCTTTGTTAGATACATATTATGGCATATCATCTAATAAAGGATATGGATCAAAAAAACATCGTGACGGAATCAATGAACATGGTATCAGTAAATGGCATCGTAAATCATATGGTATTTGTAAAGATAATCTAGATCGAATATGGTAAAAACAAACAACTATGTTGTTAAAAAGGTTTATAAACTTATTTTTTTACCTATCAAATATATATACATATCTAAAAATGAGTATGAGTGTATATGTGGATACAGAGTTGCCGGTTATCAATGTCTTTCCATTCCATACTATTTCGAATCGTGATGAGGATATAATGTGTCGTGGACCATATTATAAGGTTCGCGATTTAGATGGTGGGATAGTATCATTAAGTCAAGCAAAAATTTGGCACGGGCACAATGGCGAATATATGAAACCACGAAAATATGATCTCGGTGATGATATCAGTCATGATCTCAGTCATGATCTCAGTGATGATCTCAGTGATGATCTCAGTGATGATCACAATTGTTCATTAGGTTGTATGATTATATGAGAAAAATCCGTTTACATTAAAATTGATTTAGCATGGTTACAATAACTGGTATTTATACTATTAAGATGAAGGTTCTTATTTTTGATACTGAAACTACAGGGCTTTTGCCGCGAAGTGTTACATCAATTGAGCAAATACCATATATTATTCAACTATGTTATTTGGTTTATGATACTACAACTCACGAGTTCGCATCTCAAAATGATTATATACGAATTCCAGATAATATTGTTGTAAGTGCCGAGTCGCAAAAAGTTCATGGAATTGCGCGGGAGAAGCTGAATGAAGAAGGCATTGATATTCAGGAAGCACTATTTAACTTTAATCACCAATATAAATTATGTGACTTTGTTGTAGCACATAATATTTCATTTGATGAAAGTATGATTAATTACGAATGTGTGCGCAATGCAATGTCACCAATTATTCATAAGTTTGATCCTAGAAAGACATTCTATTGTACAATGAAGAAGAGTATTCAGATTTGTAAAATCGAGAGGGAAACCAAAACAGGCAAGAAATATTTCAAATGGCCTCGCCTAACAGAATTACACGCGCATTTATTTAAGCAAATACCATACAAACTACATGATGCGTATCATGATAATTTGGTTTGCTTGCGATGTTTTGTAGAAATGCATTTCGGTCACGATTTGGTGGTAGTTAATGAGCATTTTAGAAATGAATTCGAACCAATTCTAACGGAATAAAAAAAAGAAAAATGTATATGGTTGGAAATTTATTTTTTCATTACGCATTTATCGTCAATTATGATTGAATCGCATTTTTCTGTTTGTGGTACAATTTGAACAACACCTTTGCTTTTGATTTTGTATAATGATTCAGTACATCCCTTGTGTTTTTTCTTACGTGTTTTAACAACCATTGCCTTTTTTCTCTTCCCGCATCTCGCTCTAAAATGTTCATAACGTTCGCGAACATCTTCATATGTAAGATTTGATTGTTTGTGAAGCATTTTGTTAATCTCTTCATGTAACTCATACACGTACTTCGAAAAGGTTGCTCGTGATTGCAAATGTTTTGATGTAAGTGGATGATTTTTCAAATTTGTTTTTAAATTAATACGACAATATTTACATGGAAGCACATGTTCAAGTTGAAAAATAAACGCGCGGTAAGATTTTTTATCATGTGATGTTGGTTTAACTGGATAGTTGAAACTCATTGTATGTAAGTAATGCCATAAGCTTGGTCCCCAAACACTAGTAAGCATTCCATCACCACTAATGTAATCACTTTCTGAAAAATAACGATTATTTATATCGTCGCTCAAAACAACACTCTTTTTGTTTTTTCTTGTTTTTTTTATGGTCATATACAAAACACATAAAAAAAATTTATCAAATTTTTAAATTATCAAGGGTTTAAAGTTTGCTTAATATATGCTGCATTAATTGTTTACTATTATCTGTAATTGAATCATTATTGTCAGTAGAAACGAAAACATTTTTAATGAACGTGAAATATAATCTATCATCTTTAAAATCACTTTTGTTTATTTCTACGAGTTTACCATTTTTAGTGCGAAATAACATTACAATAATTATAAGTATGAATATTGCTTTATGTGTTATTCGTAATATCTAAATAGAACTATATATCTGGTTATACTATAATGGACTTTAGCACGCAGAATTTAATGTCAAATAAATATGTTATTATTGCAGTATTGTCATTACTATTTATTGTAATTGGCTTCTTTGTATATAAATCATATGTAGGAAGTTCAGATAGTTCTCCTACTATGACAGATGACATATATGACGACGGATCTGGTGAAAGTGATAGTAGTGATGCTGAATTAATGTTCTTTCATGTAGATTGGTGTCCTCATTGTAAAACGGCACTTCCTGAGTGGGAAAAGATTAAGAAAGAATATAATAACAAGAAAATTAACGGACATCGTATCTTATTTTTAGAATATAATTGTACCGAGGAAACAGAGGAAACAACCAAAAAGATCGAGACATATAAGATTGAAGGATATCCTACAATTAAACTCAAGATAGACGGACGTGTTATAGAATTTGATGCTAAAGTAAACAAGGAAAACATGGAACAATTTCTTTCTACCGTTTTGGCATAGACGCTAGGAAAGTCTCCGCAATTTCGATACCATCATTAATCAATAATTGACGTTGGTCTTTTGACGTGATAGTTTCCCGCATAATATCTAACCCTATACCTATTGTAGGAATATGAAGTATATTTGATATGTCGGTACTCGTTTTGGTTTTAAGGGAATTTATTGAATGATATAAAAACATATATGTCATGTCAAGCAAAGTACTACTAGTATTTAGTTTATTATTATTATAAATACTATTTTCTGATTTAATACCAATGATTTCGTCATTGCTGCATTGTGTATCCTGCATACAGAAATCAAGGGGAAAATTTGATATAATGCCCCCATCGATACAACACTTGTCTTCGTAAAATACTGGTTTTATTACATATGGTATCGCCGAACTCATATGCAATGCTTTAATCAAAGGCAATTCTGGGTGTGTTTTATACGAAATATTGATGATTTCCATATTAATAAGATCAACACTAAAAAAATGGTGTTCGATTTTGGTAAAATCATACATTTCGCTCATAGTAATATCCATGGAAATATCACATGTTGCGAAAATAGGTTTCAAAATATCACGAATAAACTTATCATCGTATAGCCCTTTTGTGTTATAAATATCCATAAACATGGATGGGTGTAGTGGAAAAACATTATCCCATGGTCTGTTAATCACATAGTCAATAATATCATGTTTTTCTATAGGTAAACATATAAGAACAGCAATAAAAGAACCTACAGATGTAGCATATATGGTTTGTATGTTTTTCAACTCTATGAATTTGTTTTCTACTAAATGTGACAATGAACCATAAATACTAAATCCAATATGTGCTCCACCGGAAAGGACAATATGTTTTATAACCATTTATAATGCAAACAAGTAAGAAAAAAAAAACTTTTATCTAACATATTACTAATGTCCACTATATTTCATATTAATGGTGATGATGATGATGATGGTGATTATAATGATAAGATCAACATGGATGATCTATACGAAAAGAAACAACAAGATGATTTATCGAAATTGTCTGTATATAAAAAGATGTTGTCGCGCATACATTTGCGAATTAAGACGTGTTCTCGACAAAAAAAAGATAGCCAGTTTTGTTGGTTTGTAGTTCCAGAAGTAATATTAGGCGTTTCGAAATATGACCAGGGTTCATGTATTGCTTATGTAATGGAACAATTGAAAGATAATGGATTTGTAGTAACATATACTCATCCAAATATGTTATTTATTAGTTGGAAACATTGGGTCCCTGGATATGTACGAAATGAAATAAAAAAACGCACTGGTGTTGCTATTGATGGTTATGGTAATTTAATAAATAAAGAGGATAATAAAAGTGAAAGTAACCCATTACTCATGTTGTCTAACGCAAAAGTAAAAGATAATAAGTCAGCTGATGAAAAAGCATCTCCGTTTAAATCGACGTCTTCCTACAAGCCAACTACGCATATTGTTTATAACAAAGAAGCAATGAAAATATTACATGATAAATTATAATAGAAGATTATACATGAAAATGAATGCCTATGTCTAAATATAACGAGTTAATTATAATCGTTATATTTTTGTTTTATTTTGCTATTCCTCTAAAAAACGGCGTTTTAAATCTTCAATGGTGTAATAAATTACTTGAGATTAGTGAGGCTCATTGGTATATTTTGTTTTATTTTTCGCTGGTAAACAGGTGCTATTTTTGTATCACATTTATATTGTTTTATTTCGTTGTATGCTTTGTTTGCAGCATCATACCCATATTCGATATAGTTACTAAAACGTAATTTTCGTGAGTCGTATGGATTTACAATATTATTTATTGTTCTTATCTTATCTACATAACCTTGTGTGTTTTGAACCATGTTAATTAATTTGTTAATATCTGTACAACTAATACTGACATCACTAATATTCGGAGAACTATTATTTTCATCGGTCGCGCCAATATCTGTAAATCGTGTAAATTCATTATTAATATAGTAAATTGTATCTACATAATTATCTGCAATCGAGTTAATATATAATACTTCAAATTTCAAAGCACTACTACCATCCCATTCACCTACTCGGCTAATATTATTATTTTTTATTTCTACATATTTACCACGATAATCAACACCATTTTGCATTGAACTTCGATCTAATTGACGCCAGTAATTTGTATTGTGATAATCGTAAACAATTACCACAATAAAACCTTTGGTTCCGTCTGTATTACCACCAACATCTAGTATAGAATTTTCATCATTTGCTTTGAAATAAAGCATAAAATTATTATTTTCATCTATTTTTGTAGAATGAATTAACTCTTTACCTACTAACACATTACCGCGTTTTACTCGTTGTGTTTCAAACAAATTAACTAATTTTAAAATTGATGTTTCACCCGAATCTTTCTTTAACATATAACTATTATCTCCATTACTATAAGCATAAATATCACCATATTTTGAAGTAATTGGGTTATAATTTAATATAACTTGATTTTCGCTATTTTTAATAATCATAATATCGAAATTGCTAAGAATAGTTACTCTAGTTAATTCATTACTATCATATAATCCATTTGATATTGTATATTCTCCTTCGGAAATACGCGATTGTAATAAAAATAATGATCCCGTGTTACCTAAATCATCAGTAATAGTGTAAGATCTATTATCATCTTTTTTTGAAAATATATCTTTGTAACGACCATATTTTTCTTCATATTCTAAATGTATATTTCCACTTGAATCTAAAATAATAAGTAAATTATCGTCTGTTACTATGACTTCAACGCTTGTACCTGACGTATATTTTGTACCATTTAATAAATATCGTCCTGGATTTATTTTTTCACCATAAACATATATTTCTAGTTTTCCATTATTGTAATTTCCACCTTTTATAATATATGTATTGTCGCGTTGCTTAAATGCTTCTAATATTCCACCATATTTTCCTGTGTCTATGTCATAATCTAATGTTGTTTGAATACCATCCTTTGTAATTATGTTAATTTGACTTGTATTGTTGATTTTTGTCACGTTTGCCTTGGTTGGTTTATCTACATCATAATTTGTACCAGATAAATTATATGTATCTTCTTTTATCTCATCGCCAATTCTAGTTAATGTTCCCTTAATTCCCATAAAATCAGTAGCAACATATGTTGTATCTGTTTTTTGTTCTATAATTGTTAAACCCATGCCATATTTTTTTACATTTTCGTCATAAACAAAATCGATATTATTTCCAGATTCAAATTGAATTGTTAATTTATGAATATCATCTTCGTCGGTAACAACAACAATACTTGTTGGATTATCACGATCCATGAATGACCCTACTAAAATATACTTACCATCGTCTAATTTTAAACCAAATGACATGTTATACTTTATATCCATAAATAAAATTTCACCAATCAAAATATGCGATAAAAAATACGTAGAAAAATAATGTTATTTGATAAATAATAAATTTGAAAATATTTTTATTATTTATATTTGAGTATTTTTTACTCATTCCTCATATGCTGGAGGAGGACCATTTGCCGCCACCGCTTTTTCCTCTGTTGTTGGTGCCTTTTGTTTCAATCCCATTGAAGACAAAATACCAAAATCCTTAATCTTGTAACCATTGCGCATTGATAAATCCGGTTTACCTCCACGTCTAGATTTTATTTCCACCCTTAAGGTTACATTTAACCATATCGCGTAGATTATGTCGTTCTTGTTGTCCGTCTGAACCTTCAACTACAATAGTAGGCATGCCAAAACCATCACTACCTTTTACCTTTACAACTTTATATGTATGAATACCCGTCATTCCCTTTTTGACACAATCTCCAATGTCTGGTGGGTTAATCATGTCCAACCCACCTCTTCCTCCTTTTTTTGAACGGCGAGTTTTATTTCTTCCTGAAGTCTTAGATTTCTTGGATTTTGAACCACGTCTAGATTTCTTGGATTTTGAACCACGTCTAGATTTCTTAGATTTTGAACCACGTCTAGACTTTCTGGTTTTGGAAGCACGTCTGCGACGCATACCTCCCATGAAACTATCAGCATTACCGGCACCGGCAACGCGCGAATTTACGCCTCCTCCACCTCCAGATAACCCTACGTTGGAAGATAATCTGGCTAACATACCTGAACCTCCTTTGAATTTTGCCTGGCAACTACCTCCAGATAAACCTACGTTGGAAGATATTCTGGATAACATATTCGACCCGCCTCCCTTGAAATTTGCTTGACAACCAGACATTATGTTATATCTAGAGAAATAAATAAATTCCTAAATTTTGATTATTCTAAAATTGTGTTTTCTATTTCGGCTTCCAAATTATGAATTTGTTTTTCTTGCAATTCTTTACCGCGGCTAACTATAATCATCTGGTATTTCATTAATGACGTAAAGAAATTTGTTTCACATTCTAAATACATTTCCTTAATAAGGCGTCTAGCTTTTTCACCTATTTTGCCAAGTGTTTCATTCGTTAATGATGGTTGAATAATAACACTTTCTTTACCGGTTACATCATCTTTGATAAATGAGAAAAGTTCACTAATAATATCCAATATAGCGTCCTGTTTCTTATTGGACTCATCCAACATTTTTTTAAGTTGCTCGCCATATTCTTGGAATGCCTTATTTTTTAGCGAACCAACCACCTTTTGCTTTAAAGTACCATCTACTTTACATCCCTGTCCATTATGATAATCTTTCATTGTAATATCCTTGAAACGTTTTATATTTTCAGGCATTTTATCTTTGTTCCCAGTAAACGTTGTATAAAATGTTTGTAATGCATCATCATATTCTGTTTGCATTGAAGTACTCATCGAGCGAAAAGCACCTTTGTCGTAATCATATACATCGAAAAATAGTTTTTCGAATTCAGTCATTCCGACCAATTGCGAGATATTTTTAGTACTTCCATCTTTAGAATTTAAATTAATATTACAAAAATCAGGTTGTACTTCCATTACTTCATCGGATTCATTATAATGATGTTTATTCACAAGTGCCTGTAAACGTTGGTTACAAAAATTTACATAGGTAGTTTCGTATGATACATTTTTAGGAATCTTATGTTTTTCTTCCAAAGTAAAAGTCAACATGTTACCGGCATGATCTTTGTAAACATAAACAGGTTGTATTGTTTTGAAAATAGCGGCATAAATATGGGAAACCTTAATATAAAATTCTGCGATACCAATACACATACGCTTCTTTTTGGTGGGATTTGTAATATCCAAATTTTTATTATGGAAATGAATTATTTTATCGTCGGACATTTTATCAATAGGAATACCTTTTTCTAAACGTTGTTCCAAAAAACTAATCTCAGTGGATGAAAGATTCTTCGCAATATTATCCGACGAAATAATCGTTAAATTACTGCAAAAATCTGGATTGGTTAAATGACTCATTTGATGTAGATTTAGTGTTGTAGCATAGTTTCCAGCAATCATATCCATTTGCAATAAATATTTATTTACTTCTTTTTGACTACTATCATTGCCTACTTTTTCTTTTGTTTGACTATTACCCATTATATTATCGAAATAAAATAAAAATTGAATTTAATTTGTATAATAATAATAAATTATACAATTATGGAATGCGACAATAAACAAACCAAAAAGAAAAAGAGAACGATAAACAAAAGCAAGTTATGGGGGATGTTTGAAACTGAGGTGGGAACCAAAGAGCCTATCGAATGTGTCTATCGAAATACAGGTGAACGTGATTTTTGCGATACGTGTAATGCATCACTTGCCTTTTCAGACCAGGGATTTCTCGAGTGTACAAATGATAAATGCTCTATTATTTATAAAGATGTTTTGGATAGTAGCGCAGAGTGGAGATATTATGGTGCGGATGACAACCAATCATCCGATCCAACTCGATGTGGAATGCCCATCAATCCTTTGTTGAAAGAGTCTTCATTTGGTTGTAAAGTTATTTGCGACGGACGTTCAACTTATGAAATGCGCAAAATAAGACGTTATACTGAGTGGCAATCAATGCCATACAAAGAGAAGTCACAATATGATGAATTTCAGCGCATTACCACTATGGCACATAACTCGGGTATTTCTAAATTTGTTATTGATGATGCGGTACGTTATCATAAAATGATATCCGAACAAAAGACATTTAGGGGATTGAATCGAGATGGAATCATTGCTGCATCCATTTATATTTCGTGTAGAATCAACGATAATCCTAGAACCGCAAAGGAAATTGCTACAATGTTTCACCTAGACACAACGTCTGCGACCAAAGGATGTAAAAATGCTACATCAATTATTAATTCAATGGAAGTAGATGTTATCAACGAAAATAAGACAAATTTAGGAACAACTAACCCATGTGATTTTATTGATAGATATTGTAGCCGCCTCAACATGAATAATGAACTTACAAAATTGTGTAAGTTCATCGCTGTTCGCATCGATAAGAACAACTTAATGCCAGAAAATACACCGCATTCTATTGCTTCGGGGGTTATTTACTTTGTATGTATGAATTGTCAATTGAATATTTCTAAACGAGACATTCACAATATTAGCGAAATTAGCGAGGTAACGATTAACAAGTGTTTCAAAAAATTGGATACAATGAGTGACAAATTATTGCCTCGGGCTATTATTCAAAAATATTCTAAATAGGATAGACCCAGTATAAAAAATTAATTAACTATTATATGTCCAAGATACAAACTTATAAATATATACCGAAATTTGTTTTTATTGTACCATATAGAGATCGCGAAAAACACAAGGATTGGTTTATTAATAATATGAAAGATGTAGCGAATCAAAACAATCATTTTTTTGAGTTATATTTTATTCATCAAAATGATTCGCGCATTTTCAATCGAGGCGCAATGAAAAATTTTGGATTTATATTTATAAAAAAGAAATACCCAAAGGATTATAAAGGTATAACACTTGTCTTTCATGATGTAGACACATTTCCTACAAAAGATGTAATATTTGACTATTATACAAATGATAAAGTAGTGAAACATTTTTATGGTTTCCATCATACTTTAGGAGGTATTGTTTCGATTCAAGCAAAAAATTTTGAACATATTAATGGGTTTCCTAATTATTGGGGATGGGGTTTTGAAGATAATGTATTCCAAGATAGATGCACTAAAAGAAAATATACAATTGATCGTGATCATTTTTACAAAATTAATGATGAAGGTGTACATCACTTTCAAGATGAACGTTATAAAGTATTTAATGCTACAAATATAGATCGCGTCGAGAATGATAATAAGAGAAATGGTTTGCTAACGCTATTGAATTACAATATTCGGGAAGAACAATTAGAATCTGATTATATGTTCATGGTTCATATTACTGGATTTGATTGTGAATATGATCCATTGAAAGAAAAATTTCAGACACATGACCTAGCGAAAGGAAACGTTATTATGAAAAATTATAAACAATCATCCATGAAAATGATTATGTAAACATACTTTTTACGTATAACAAAATATTATACGTAAAAAAGAAAAACCATACGCATTGAATGTAGGCGCGAACATGATTTTTATTTTTGGCTATGAGTTGGGTCATTGTATGACATATATGGTACACCGCGAGGACGAACCTTGATCATATGTAAATGCGAAACATGGATTTTATATATGCCATGTAACAATAGCTTTGGGTACACTATTTTGATCGCAGGAATGCGTATGGATAAGTTGTTCTTAAACATCTCTAGGATTTGTAGGTGTTCTCTTTCTTTATGATTTTCATATATACAGCAGATTTCCTTTCAATTTTTTTAAAGTTGTTAAAAATTTTCATCGAAATCGAAAACATGGTCATCTTTCGACTTGTCGGCAAGTGCATATTCACTAACACGTTTTTCAAAAAAATTTGTTTTTGATTCCACACTGATCAATTCCATAAATTCAAATGGGTTCGTAGCATTGTATATCTTATCATAACCAAGTTGTACACTTAAACGATCCGCCATGAATTCAATATATTGTGACATCGAATCCGAGTTCATGCCAATTAAACGACATGGTAACGCTTCAATGATAAATTCCTTTTCAATAGTGACAGCTTCTTTAATTATATCATAAATACGTGTTTTGTTTATTTTTTTCAATAATTTAGAATACAAATGGACTGCGAATTCTGTATGAAGAGCTTCATCCCGCGAAATAAGTTCATTTGAAAACGTTAATCCTGGCATTATACCTCGTTTTTTTAACCAAAAAATGCTACAAAATGCCCCCGAGAAAAAAATGCCTTCGACACAAGCGAATGCTACTAGTCGTGTTGCAAAACTACTTCTGTTATCATTAATCCATTTTTTTGCCCAATCACCCTTTTTTTTAATACATGGGAATTGTTGTAATGCATGAAATACATTGTGTTTCTCTTCACGATCTTCAATATATGTATCGATCAATTGACTATACATTTGCGAATGAATGTTTTCCATAGCAATTTGAAACCCATAGAATGCTCTCGCTTCCGATAATTGTACTTCGTTCATAAAACGAACACCTAAATTTTCAAGTACTATACCATCACTCGCTGCGAAAAACGCAAGAATTGTTTTAATAAAATGTTGTTCGTCACCATTTAGGGTTTGCCAGTGGGCAACATCTTTTGATAAATCGACTTCTTCTGCTCGCCAAAAACAATCAACCTGTTTTTTATACATTCCCCATATGTGTTGGTCCTGTATCGGAAACATTACAAAGCGAGTATCATCTGGTGTAAGTAAAGGTTCTATAAATGTTTTAGACATCCTAAATTAATATATAGAGAAGATTTTATATATATTCATAAAAATATTTTCCTCAAAATATATATCAATGTACATTGTAAATCCAAATCCAAATCCAAATCCAAATGTACGTCCACCCATTCAACATCCAAATATTATATTGGTTGATGTGGGAGTAAGGGATAAAAAGGTAGAACATTTAAAACATGTTCTCCAACAACGCAAACAACAGATGCTACAAAATTATAAGGTATGTAACGGGTGTGTAAAACAGCAAATGCCAAAGAATGATGTTTGTATATCATCTAATGAAAATTTGATGAAAATTGTCGATACTTATAAACAATATTATACTGAACAAGTAACCAAGAAAAAACAACAATTATCAAACATGCGAAATATAAATGTACATTTAGACAATATGCTTGATCACGGAACGTTAAGTAATAGCAACGTTAGCAAGATTAAGGATGAACAAGCGGAAATTTTCAAACAACTAGGTATGTTAGATGATGAAATAATTTCTTTGAGTGAAAATATTTGAATAAAATTGAATACATTTATATAGTATGACACACTCGAATACAATAAAATACGAATATCGTGACATGATGGCCATGGATGAAGAATATGGGCAATTTGTAATTCTTGACGATCCCGATTATGAATACAATAGCATGGAATTAAAACACATAAAAAAATCAAGACTACCAACAATTAACGAATACGATTATATGTTGGACAAACAAATTGATGAACGCAACTACCGAAATAATTTGTCAAATCAAATGGACGATACCATTTTGATTGGAGTGGTTAGATATTTAGTAAATATATGGTCATTTTTCAATTAATAATCACATTATATTATAAATGAGTGTTCAACAAAAAATAGATGAATTAAATAAACGTATCACGACGTTGACCACTTCCGATAGATCAACACGTGGTGCCTTACGTTTACGTATAGTTGGAATTAAAGATAGTTTGTCGAGTTTAATTCAACGTGTGCGTGCTTTAAATAGTAATGCAGGCGAAGCCCGCGAAGAACTAGAAACCATGCGATTAGCTAGCGACGCTTTGCGTAGTGAAATTACTAAAATTACGGGTGAAAAAGAAGCGCTACAGGGCGAGCTCGATGCGAACGATATTAAGGGAATTGGAGAAGAAATCGATAGTTCAATTGCCAAAATGGATGAATTATTAAAAACAATGGAGGATGATGATTCGATTACTGATTCGTTGAAGGCATTAGAAGATGAAATAGAACTACTTGAAACTTCGGTCAGTGATAAAGAGAATGGTGTTGCACATGTGGGTGGACGTAAACGTCGCCGCACACGTAGAAATAAAAAGGTGCGTTCCATGAAATCGAAGAAATCTAGGAAATCGAAGAAATCGAGAAGATGTTAACCAAACATATAGTATAATATTTTTTTGTTGATAAATATTATATAATGGATGCAGTTACCAATTTAATGGCTGGTGATACTTTAGATAGTTTACCAACTAAAATCGCAGGCTTGGAGAAGGCATTTACAGATAAATTGGAAAAAATCGCAACTAGTATTAATAGTGCGAAAGATAAGGCTGGTAATGCAAACACAACATTACAAACAAAATTACGTGATTTAACATCTAAAATGAACTCACAAAAAGCAGATTTAGAAAATCAACTCAAAACAGCGAATGCTGGTAGTGAGGCTGAAAAGGAAAAGGTCGCTAAAAAAGTAAAGGAAATAGCTAGCACCCTTGATAGAATTAATGAAACAATCACTAAAAGTAACAAGTCGGAAACAACCGTTGGCGTATTAGACGGAATCATCCAACAAATCCAAAAACAATTAACAACCGGTGATGTACCCGCTGCTGCTGCCTCTACCCCATCAACATTAAACGCAAACGCATCCTCATTTAGACCTGCCACAAAGCCTAACGCATTGAACGCTAACGCATCCTCATTTAGACCTGCTAGGAGAGGTGGGTATAGAAGCACGGGAAAAAGCCGTAGAAGACGCGCCAGTACCAAAAGACGCACAAGCAGTAAAAAACGTGCCAGTACCAAAAGACGCACAAGCAGTAAAAAACGTAGCTCTAGGAAACGTAGCACAAAAAGACGCCGTTAATATTAGGCATAAAAATTTGTTGAAAATGGATATGCGCCATGTATTTCACGATAGCGAATCGCATCTTGTGTTTGCATTTTAGCAATTATTTCCCTTTTTCTTTTCAAAACATTTATCCATCGTCTCTGGAATATTTTCAACCAACATGTTTTTAATACAGCAAATGTATATTCACCATCACTGACACGTTGAATGATATGTAGCCCCGCATGCTGATTTTGATGAACAAGTGTATCAAAATTGTTCACAACTGGATGTGTATAAGGTTCAGTATCCACAATCAGTTTATATAAATTTTGCGCCTTAGACACTAATGTATTTATCTTGCTTGGATAAAGGAAGAATTTAGAAGAATCGATTGTATGCATTAATAAATAGTTGGAGTATATATGTTTAGCTAGTGATGGTTTCATATCGTTTAATTCACCATGACGTTCAGGTACATATAATTCGACATAACTCAACTCGCAAGCACACATTTTAATATTTGATAAAGTTAAATATGAAAATGTTATTAAAATCAATTTTATGATAAATCAATTATACTCAATCAATAAGAAAATATATATATTTATGGTTCGTTGACTTCAACGTTAACGTCAATATCAACTGCGGCATCAGCTTCGTCTTCATCCCCCTTCGTTGTTCCACATAATTTTTGTTCTTCTTCGGGCTCGTTATTTATGAGTTTATCTGGATCGACATCATTATACTGAATCTTTCGGGTTAAATAAGAAGATAGGAAAATATTGGGTTTTGTGTGAGCTACTTGGTAGACATTTGCTAATTTAGAACTCATAAATAATACATTTGTTAGTAGAACAGTATAGGTTGTCGAGTTTAGAACACGTTGTTCAATTACGCCCACACTTAGAGCAATATTTATAATGTATGCTAAAATACATCCGTATCCCGCATACATATACGCCTTGTCATAATTAAATAATGTTGATAGACGTGTGGGATGTAGTTTTTCCAATGCTTCACCAACTGATTCATTGTCACGTGGGAGAAAACGATTTACTTCCAAATAAGTGATCATTTTGTATTCGCGTTTCACCTCGACTACATATAACATTAAGAATGATAACAATGTGAAGAAATTAAACCCTATGGTAAACTGGGAAAATATATCGCTGAAATAAAAACGTTCATGCATAGAACATGCTTCGTCACCACAATCTTGAGGTACAACAAAAACAAGCAATGTACCCATTAATACACGATATACTTCAAGAACCAACGTCAAACTCATGTTCGTAATCTGCTTACAATCCTGCGTTTGCATCATTTCTTGCACTTCGGCAATAGAACTACGTCTGACAATTTTTTTACTATCGTTACAATTTACTTCAATCGGCGTTTCTAAGTTATCTGTATTTAGCACAACATCGATCAAATGTTCTTTAGTTGGTTTCACTTCCATATCTTCACTTACATTTGTCACGACATCAGATGACAATTTTTTGAAATCGACATTTATTGTCAATGGTTGAACTTCGGTATCTTTACTTGTTCTGGTGGCGGATTCTGATTCGAAAAGTGGCGACTCTTCCATTATTATTTTATAACTCATGAATACTTTAAATCAGTTACGATAAAAATGTTTTCTTGTTATATTATATATTAATGAAATTAAGCAGTGGTAAAATAAAAGATTTCTCCAATAAGGCATTAGGAAACAAATATGTTTTATACATTGTATTATTTCTTGCCATTACAAACATACTTGGATATATGATGATGGGTGATATTCGCGTTTTAGCATTCTTCGCCCTTGTTGGGTTTGTTGTATCGAAATTTAGTAAAAATATGATTATCATATTAGGAGCATCTATGATTGCAACCAACTTTTTCCTCGTTGGGAGAAAGGTAAGTACAACCATAGAAGGTATGTCTGGACGTCGATCCGTAGAAGGTATGTCTGGACGTCGATCTGTAGAAGGTATGTCTGGACGTCGATCCGTAGAAGGTATGTCGGGTAATCGTGATTCAAAGAAGGGAAAAAAGGGAAAAAAACAGGGTTTATCTAACATGAATAATGAGGTAGTTGCCAAGAATGCAAAACCGGTATCAAGTAAAGAACGTGTTGATTATGCGACAACCGTTGAACAGGCATATGATAATTTAGAAAACATCGTTGGTAAAGGAGGAATTAGTAAATTAACCGATGATACATCGCGTTTGATGGATAAGCAAAATAAAATGTTCGAAAATCTCAAAGGTATGGGACCATTAATTGGTCAATATAAAGAAATGATGGGTTCAATGAATATGGATAACATTAATAAACTAACATCCACATTAATTGGAAAGTAAAGGGTTTTGTTATAAATATTTTCACATATATATATATGTCAAAATGTCCACCAGGTGTAATTTGCATTGAAAATGTATCCATGTTTATGATATTTCTTGTATGTATTCCAATAATATACATTATTTATTATATACATCAAAATAAAAAGGCGGTAACAGGGAATCCAAATCCGAATACTAATATTTATATTAGTCCTTCACATCAATCTTCTAGCGAAGATATATATAAACCACCTTTACAAAACAATACAGAGTTTTATCCACGTAACTCACACGATGTTAGGGGTGTACCCATTAATGTATCAACGCAGGCAGTAGATACTACATATAAACAAGTAGGTATTCTTACACGTGGTGGGAATGGTGATACAATCCTTCCTCTAATGGGACGACCACTTTATACCAATCGTGATAAATGGCAATATTATTCAATGAATGATAAAAATAATGCCATTAAATTACCTGTTAGTTTTCAAGGGAAAAGTTGTACAAATGAATATGGATGTAATAGTTTGAATAATGGTGATACAATTTATGTAGAAGGTTACCAAGATGTTTTTCGTGCGACAATGTATGAAAATAATACTATGCAATATATTCCCTTTTTATAGGCAATTACTTTTCAAATTTGGCATCATGTTTTGTCCACTTAAACTTTCCAAAGATAGGTCGACCCGAACCATATAATATTTGAATTTGCTTTTGACGCCAAATTTCCTGTTTTATCTGAGCCAATGGAGGAATATAGGAGGGAGTATTCTGTATAATTATCTTATATCTATAATTATACATTATATGGTTATCTTTATATATTATATATATTTAAGTTCTGCTACAAAACGAACAAATTATAAAATGTCAAATACGCAATACATATTTCAAATAGAATATCATAACAGAACACATAAAATGTATCTAAATAAATGTTCTTTTTGACTATATAAATTGATTTTTCGTATTCGTGTACCTCAACTTTCCGAAACCCTTTATAATAGGAAACAATTGTCCAAATGGAACTGATATAAATCATGGATGCACATAGCTTTGCTTCTCTATAAAAATGTTCAGGATACTTATACAACGACACTCCATTGTATACAACGCAACTGCTCATTAATAGTAATGAACTTTTTGTATTTATTTGACGTTTGGACAAAATTTTATTATTCGTTTGTTTATAACTCATATTTACGACCATATAAAAAAGAAATAAATGATACATCACTAGATAATTATAATTAAATATTCTATCGCCGAAATATAATCCAAATGTAGATACGACTCCCCCTTCTTGAATACCTTGTAAACATATCCCCAAATATTTTGGAATGTGTATCTGTTTTTCAGAAAATAAAATGTACATTGGTTTTATATTACGAGTATTAGAAAGGTATAAAAATAGTTCTATAATCGACCAAACACCAGACGATCCAATCATTATTGAAAAACAATCATATGAATGGTTAGTATAATAATCATCAATACATAATACTAATGCAAATAATGAATATAAGATTTTTTTATTTCCGTTAGTCGCAAAGTCGCCTGTGCGAATAATATAATATTTATTATTTATTATATTATAAAGCTGTTCCATACATATGTTATTTATTAAAAAAATGTGATAACACCTTCGATTCGCGGGACATCACTCATCTAATGTACACGCGTATCGATTCTCATCCAACTCACTACGAAGTTTTATTTGTGTAGTCAATTTGAACTACCACATACCCAATATGAATCATGATAATATCTAGGGCAATGACGAAATATATGTATTATATGTTTCCAAGTCCATGAGAATATTATTATTATTATTATCCTTTATTGAATCATCTACACTAACTTTGAATAACCAATTGTTCTTACCAATATAATGATTTGTATTATCGTTAACGTTTGGTGATAGATTATTTGTGTTGTCGTAAGAGTTTGTTAATACATAATTAGATATAATTGTTCTATTTATTTCTTTAATTTCACCATTTATAGGAGATAATATATCATGACCTATTTTAGATGATTCTACTAGAAGTAATGGTGTATTTCGAGAGACAATATCTCCTAAATCTACATAAGATTCAGAGTAAATAATAGGATTCAATTTGCGATATAAATGTCGTGTAATTCCGATTGTATACATATTATTTTCCAATTTAATATATTCGTGCGTTTTTGTATATCGAACAAATGTAGAAAACATCCTCATTATTACCACTCTAGTATGGAGATATATTATTTTTAAATATTTTAAATATATATTATGAAACCTAAATACATTCGTTATATTATTTAATAATATCCAACAATAATATGACAAGTTTATTGTATGATAAAAATATTGAAGAAATAGAAACACTTATTAATGACCATTTACATATTAATCAGCAAAATAAGGTGAGTCAAGGAGAAGTATTTACACCCATGTGGTTAATTTTGGAAATGCTTGAAACATTACCGAATAAGGTATGGCAAAATCCTCAGCTAACTTGGCTTGATCCGGGTGCAGGAATTGGAAATTTTTCAATGGTTGTCTTTTATAAATTAGACATCGGGCTTCAAAAATGGGAGAAAAATGCTATAAAACGTAGAAAACACATTTTAGAAAACATGATTTATATGGTAGAATTAACATCAAGTAATGTTGATATTGCGGAAAAAATATTCGGAACACATGCTAATATTAGTAATAGTGACTTTCTTTCTGATACAAATAAATGGCAAACTGAATTTAACCAAAAAAAGTTTAATATTATTTTGGGCAATCCACCATATAATAAAAATGGAATGCGTGGTAAAGGTAGAAGCGACGTTGGTTTATCCGTAATATGGAATAAATTTGTCGAAATGTCGATTACATTAATGCATGCAAACGGGCATTGTCTTTTTTTTACCCCTAATAGCTGGACGGAATTGAAATCATCACTTTCTGATAAAATGTTGGAAACACAAATTATTGTGTTTAAAAATTTTGATGTGGTTACCGCCTATAAAATTTTCGACAAAAAGGCGGGTTCACTACCCCTATGCTATTATTTGTTGGAAAATAAAGATCCATACACAACTACATTGGTACATGATAGTATTATTGACGAATTTGTTCCATTTGATTTATACAAGCACATGTTTATCCCAAATAAAAATATCCGCTTGGTAAAAAAAGTATTAGAAAAAACAAACGGAAACTTAGAAGACAATTATCATTTTACACCACCAAAAATCAAAAAGGATACTACAACATATTTCTCGAATTATACACAGAGTCATCCATACCCATTAGTTAATTACGTTCATAAGAAAATATATGTCAGTTTTTCTAAAAATTATTCGCGCATGCAAAATCGCCGCCCAAAATTGATCCTCCCTAATTATTCAATGGGATATCCAATTTTAGACGAAGATGGTATTATGGATGTAGGTGGTAGATCTTCATATGCTATATTTGTAGAGGATGACAATATTAATAAATTAAAAAAAATTCAGGAATTTTGTTTTACCAATTTGGCATTTACATTGATCAATTCACTTAAAACAGCACAAAAATTCATGAGCACACGAACATTCACTTTATTTCCGGACGTAACTAAAATAAACGTGCCAATGAATGATAAATCACTCGAAAAATATTTCGATATGAATGAAATAGAACGGGAATCGATTCAACAACAAATGAAACATGGTGAAGGGAATGTCACTCAGGATAAGAAGGATGAAGTTTTCAACTTTACCTTACGTGATTACATAAGTAATGACAATATCCAATTTATTAAAAAGAAAATAGATAATGCAAAAAAATCCGATAAAAAGACATTTAGAACTATTAAAAAACGGCGGCGAAAAAAAAGATCGCGTAAGTTGCGTTCTCGTAAAAATAAGGAATGATAGTTGTATTAGTTCATAATAAATGTTAATGCAGAATTAAGCATGGTATTATACATTGTATCATCTTCCATATTTTGGTTTCCATCTAGTTTATGAAATTTTACACCACTCGTTATCATTTTTTGTAACATTATTGAGTGATAATTGTTACAACTTTCAAGATATGTCAATGGCACATTGCTTTCACCAGATCGACTTCTTTTACAGATTCGCTTATTACATAATTCTGGATTTGTGTCCATATAAATAATTTTCTGTATAGGAAATTCACTAGCAAACTCCTCAAACCATTTGTTATAAATAGTGAAATTTATGTCCTCGATCTTGTTGTCGTCGTACAACATTTGTGCAAATACGTATTTGTCCGTATATAGGCAACGTTCAGTAACAATAATAGGCTTAACGAATCGAAAACGTTCCATCAACTTGGTTGAATCAATAATCTCTTGTGCTTTTTGGACTGCGAGCCTTAGACCGCGGTATCGTGTGATAAATGCCATCATTTGAAATGGAAACGAGTACGTAACAGGTTTAGAATAGAACTTTTGTAATATTGTTTCGCCTTTTTTATCTGTGATATCACTCCATTCATCTACCGGTTCATCTACAAATATTACATGTGAATAACCCGCGTCTAAGAAATGTGTTTCAAGACGTTTCAAAAAGGTAGACTTACCAGATCCAATGTTTCCTTCTAGTGATACGATTTCAATACTATTCATTGTTAAATAATGTTTGATATTATATAATTTAACAATGAACTAAATCAATTTTATGTATTATTACTTCTTTTCTTTATGACCGCATGTCTTTTTTATGTCCACCCTTCTTTTTGTACCCACCCTTCTTTTTATGCCCGCCCTTTTTTTTATTTCCACCCTTTATTTTATTCCCACCAGTCGACTCTTCTTTATCTTTTTGTGCCCACTCCTTTTTATTTCCACCAGTCGACTCTTCTTTATCTTTTTGTGCCCACTCCTTTTTATTTCCACCAGTCGACTCTTCCTTATCTTCTTCCTTCTTCTCCTCGTCTTCCTTATCTTCTTCCTTCTTCTCGTCTTCCTTATCTTCTTCCTTATCTTCGTCCTTATCTTCGTCCTTATCTTCGTCCTTATCGTCATCCTTATCCTTCTTCTCTTTCTTCTCTTTCTTGCTATCACTCTTGTTGTTAATCATTGAAATCATTTGTTTAAGAAGTTCCTGTGCAGACCCTGGTGTTAATTGTACATTTTCGGTATTTCCACTTTGTCCAGACAACTGGATAGTTATGTTGTCAATATGTAATTCAAATTTAACACAATTTTTTCCTGAATTACTACATTCACTCTCACAATCACTATCGTCACTATCACATTCACTGCTACTTGCACTCTCGCAATCACTATCGTCACTATCACATTCACTTTCACTATCACTTCCACTATCACTTCCACTATCACTTCCACTTCCACTTCCACTATCACTTCCACTATCACTTCCACTATCACTTCCACTATCACTGCCGCTACTGCTATCACTATCAGTTTTTTTCGTCGTTGTATCGTCACCTTCTGTATGTTTGGTTGATTCATCGGCATCGCCATCAGCAGCGGGAGGAGGTGTAACAGCATCATCATCAGCAGCGGGAGGAGGTGTAACATCATCATCAGCAGCAGCGGGAGGAGGTGTAACATCTTCGCCTTCGACTACGGAAGTAGGTTTAACGTCTTCGCCTTCGACTACGGAAGTAGGTTTAACGTCTTCGCCTTCGACTACGGAAGTAGGTTTAACGTCTTCGCCTTCGACTACGGAAGTAGGTTTAACGTCTTCGCCTTCGACTACGGAAGTAGGTTTAACGTCTTCGCCTTCGACTACGGAAGTAGGTTTAACATCTTCAGTAGCGGATGTGGGAGTAGGTTTAACGTCTTCAGTAGCGGATGTGGGAGTAGGTTTAACATCCTCGGTAGCGGATGCGGGAGTAGGTTTAACATCCTCGGTAGCGGATGTGGGAGTAGGTTTAACATCCTCGGTAGCGGATGCGGGAGTAGGTTTAACATCCTCGGTAGCGGATGTGGGAGTAGGTTTAACGTCTTCAGCAGCGGATGTGGGAGTAGGTTTAACGTCTTCAGCAGCGGATGTGGAAGTAGATTTAACGTCTTCAGCAGCGGATGTGGAAGTAGGTTTAACGTCTTCAGCAGCGGGAGTAGGTGTAACAACAGCTGTGTCATCAACAGCAGCAGCATTAGGGAGTGTAGCAGGATCACCACCACCCTCTGCATAATCAGCATTACGTACAGCATCAACTACATTATCTATATCCGTTTTTGTAGGGGGAGGGATACCAAACAATGATTGTATACCTCCTAAAAGCCCCCCACCCTTCATTTTATTTTTGTGTGTTTGATTTTTTCCGTTACTTCCACCCTTTGTCTGATTTTTTCGTGTACCCATATCTATATATATTTATTATAGAATAAATTCTAAACTTTAAAATAAATATCATTTATATATAATGAGTTGTGATAAAAGTACATCCCCGATAAATATTTCAAAACAAGCTGTAACGGGATCGTGTGATAAAAAATGTAATTTGATATACGACTATCATGAAAGTACATGTAATGTATATAGAAATGTCAATTATTTGGAATTGGATTACGATGCTTCATCGAAAGCACCTGTTTCATTCAATAAAATAGATCATGAAGTATATAAGGTGAGAATTTATTCTCCTTCACTACATACGTTTAACAATGAACCTGCTCCAGCAGAAATTGTCATTGCACATAATGGCAATGGTAGTAATTTGCTCATTTGTATACCACTTATGGAATCCTCTGTAACAAGCGAATGCTCTAAGTTTATGGATAAACTGATTGAAGGAACACAACGTTTAGCACCAAAAGTAGGTAATCGCGCAACGATTAATGTTTCTGATTACAATTTAAATAGCTTTGTTCCTAAATTGCCATATTTTTACTATGAATCAACGTTGCCATTTCCACCATGTAACGGCAATTATAACCTAGTCGTTTTTCATACAAGCACATTTGATACAATAAAAAAAGTAACTTTAGACAAACTTAAAAAAATGATAAAACCGCATAAAATAAAAATTCAAAGTGGACCCGACCTTTTTTTAAGTGGTTTGAATGCTCGCAAGACAGATAAGAGTGATATTTATATATCATGTCAACCAGTATCAAGCACTGATAAAAAGGAAGGTTTTTCGAATTATAATGATAATTATACTTATTACGACGAACCACAAAAAATAGAGAATGTTATAATGAATAATATTGTCCCAATATTTATAGGCACCGCGTTTATATTTGGTCTTCTTATTAACAGAAGCAAATAGTTTGGTTATTTATTTGTGTACATAATATATAAATGGACCAAACATTTTATCTATATAGGAATGAAAATGCAATTAGTGAAAGACTTTCTGATATACAAAAATTATACCTAGGTATTATAAATGGGCGAGTTACGTATTCTAGAAATATAGCGAATGCATCAATAATCAGAATAAAAAGTTTAGATAGATTTATCTATGGAAATAATTACATATATTATACAACCACTGATAGTGAAGGAACTGAATTTTTTTTTAAAATTATTAACACATCTTTTGAAATTTATATATTATCCGAATTAGAAATAGATAAAATTATAAAAAACCCTACATTGGTTAGTCAACTTACTACCAAAAATTATACAACAACAAATTTACCAAAATTGGAAACATCTAAAACATTATTTTCCGCAAATGATACGGCGTACAGGTTAGATCCATATAATGTAGGACAATATAAAATACAATTAATAGGACAAACCCTGACAATTGTAGACGACTTTATTGAAATCGGTGATTTTATCTTTGAAAAAATTTCTTATAAAGTATTTAAATCAAATAGACCTCTTTCGTTTACTGACTACTATAAATTTGATATGGATACTCCAGATCGTATGTTGTATGGCTTTGGAAACCCAAAATTTGGTACATTGGCAACCGAAAAATTATTTGCCAAAAAGCAAATACAAAGTATTTATGCAAATACAATTGATAAAGAATTAATGAAAAATACAAGATTTGTGTTTTATCAAAATGGATTCGATGGATTTACACAAATGACTGCAAAAAACATATCCTATTATGAATACATAGATTTAACGTTTTATGAACCAGATGTTTTTGAATATATTACTTCTGATTTCAATGGATATTACGCAATGGCAGTTCCTATAAATGACAATACGCAAATATTATTTGATGATGTATCTGTAGATAATCATGTACCAATAGATAATCATGTACCGGGAACAAATCCTCTTACACCTGCAAATCCTCTTACACCTGCAAATCCTCTTACACCTACAAATCCTCTTACACCTACAAATCCTCTTACACCTACAAATCCTCTTACACCTGCAAATCCTCTTACACCTGCAAATCCTGTTCCAGCGAATCAAGAACCCACAATATATGATGGAACAAATCCTATTGGTAATATTTGTTTCGCAAAAGATACAATAATACAAACGGATCAGGGGCTATTTAAAATACAAAACATAACCTTAAAGAATACAATAGATAATATCAAAATAATAGGGGTGACAAGGACAATTATTAATACGATGAATCATATTATTGAAATAGATAAAAGTGCCATTAGACCAAATGTACCATCGAAAAAAATAAATGTAACCCGTTCCCATATGTTCAATATCAATGGAAAACATAAACAGGCGCATCAATTGCTTTCGAATAAAAAGGTAAATAAAATACCTTACAATGGAGAAATACTATTTAATATATTACTAGAAAAACATCATTATATAAAGGTCGAGAATATGTTGACAGAGACACTACATCCAAATAATCAAATAGCTTTATTGTATAAAAATGTAATATGGAACACCAACATTGAAAACGTATGTAAAGAAGCTCAAATAAACGACGTAAATAATAAAAGTAATAGTTGTTCCATATTGAATAGAACATTTACACACCTAAAATTTAACCCGATTAATAATAAGCCAACTAAATAAATGTATTAAAAAGTGGTTCTAATATATAATAATAACTATTATGACATTATTATTATTTGATGTGGATGGAACACTTGTAGATTCGGGTAAAAAGATAGATCCTTATATGGTAACAACATTAAACGCACTTAAAAATAAATATGAAATTGGTATTGTCGGCGGAGGAAGTTTAGAACGAATTCTCGAGCAGATGAATAATAAGGTGATTTTTGACCATTATTTTACAGAATGCGGATGCGTATATTATAAAAATAGTGCAGATGGAATAAATAAAATGATATTACATGAAATATATGCAAAAGATATACGTCGCCATCCATTATACGATAAAATAAATTTACTTGTAAAAAAATCATTATTATTCTTGTCAAATGTAGAATATACAATTACTGGTAATTTTATTGATTTACGTCGCGGAATAATTTATATATCATTGATTGGAATGTCTGCAACCGAAGAAGAACGCAAATATTTTTTAAATTATGACGCTATCTATAACATACGTGAATCATTACTTACTACATTGACAAACTACGCAAATGACATGGAAATAAATGATGATATTAGTATTGTTGAAGGGGGATCTGTTGGTATTGCTATTTATCCATCCGAATGTGATAAAATTCAAATATTACCACATTTACGTGATTATAAAGATATTCACTATTTTGGAGATAAATATGACACAAATGGCAATGATTATCAACTTTTACATCATCGGGATGTAACAGGTCATAAAGTGGATGGTAAAATTGACACACTCAATATTCTTAAACAATTATATTCTTAAACAACTATAGAATCTTGCAACGTTTCGTTGATTTATTTCTATTTCTACGACGTCTGGACTTTTTTTTTCTAGTGACTTTCGCCTTTTTTTTGCGACGTCTAATGCTATTCTTTGGACGACGACCACTTCCACCTGTATTGACAATTGATTTATATCCAGAAATAAGTGTCGTTAAACCAGATTCTATTTTTTTCATTAATCTCAACTTAACATCGTTATTTTTACTTGTATCTGAAATTGCCAGTTTGCTAATGTCGGCTAATTTGGTTCGAATTTCATCGTTTTTTTGTTTATCTTCAAAAAATATATAGATCGAAAGGTAGTTGTACATATCCGCATCTGAACGTATGAAACGATCTTTTAATCTACTTTTCGAACTTATTCCTAGACGACTCCTACCGGTATAGTCAATCGTTCCTTTAATTCTCTCTCCAATATAGGACGATACAAAATTTAAATTACGTCTTGAACATGAAGTATCTCCTGTTATGAGTGGTTCATTACTGACAGAAAGATCAAAGTCGATTAATTTTACGCTTATTTTATCGTTGTTGTCTATGATAAATATATTTCCTGGATGTAAATCACGATGACAACCAATGTTTATACCATTCGTTCGGTCTTTAATGGTAGTATATTTAAGGATCAGTGCAGATAATATCTCTTTCAGTACCTTCATATCTTTTATATCGCCTGTCGGTTCATACTTTGCTAGTTCAGATCCCTCTATTTGTTCTGCTATAAGATAAGGTGTATAAGTAGAGATGGTGTTCGATATAACATCTATTTTACCTTCTTTCGCATCAACTTCAACATTTTCAAGAAATCCATAATCATAGACTTTTGGTGATAATCCTGGTGATAATCTAGCTAGTTGGTTGGTAATCAATATATCCCTTAACGAACGAAAATAATTCATATCTCCATCGTAATTACCCTTGTTACGTATATAATCAATGCTTTTTTGCTGTGTTATATCAGTACTACCATTAGCAGTTGTAATCTTGCTACTAAATATCGGTTCTAGATCTCGAACAGGATATAGTTTTAACACCTTCCTATCTTTACATAAAAAAACACTTGCTCCACTTTTACCTCCAGATAGAATTTTAATGATGGATTCGTTTAATGATTTAACCTTGTCTATATTTTTATCCTCTGATATGTTTACAGGTATTTTTCCAAAGGCATTTTGAATAAATTCGTCTTCATCTGTTTGTGTCATTTTATTATATAACATTGCTATATATAATAAAATCAATTTTTCTATATCTATAATTGTTCCGCACTATGGTAATTCTCTAAAATGGGCTGTACGTTTGTTGCAGGAATATCACTATCCGCGAAATCAACCATATTATCAATGACTTCTTCTTCAAGGGTAACTTCTGGAGCTGATGGTTGATAACTATTCATCTCAGTATTTTTCTTTTCTTCTGACCCAACATATCGTCTAATAGCATCTGTACCAGTACCAACGGAAGCCCTGCGGATTAATTCGTAGGCTACAAGAAATCCAAGAACTCCTATAGCGGGTTCAGAATTCACAAAGAGAACCAATGCTCCCAATATAATAACAATATTTCCCAAACTATTATCTATCAATTCGTTCACATCTTGTGGAAGTTGCATATTTGTAAACAGGTAAATTGCAAATACGACAACTAATATCATATCAGTTTTCTTCATTTTACGAAATAAGTCCATATACATAATGGCACATATTTTTTTTATAGAATGAAAATTGAAATTTAATTAAACATATATGATTAAATACATTTAATATGTGTGATTATATCGGTAGTCGTGGGTATACGATTTATAAAGATGGTTTATCAGACGAGGCTATAAATAAAATAAAAAACGATCTTTCTGTTAAACCTTTTGTTCCTAAAGTGATGAAGCAACAACCAAAGCCATTCCCTATATATAGAGAATCGACATCCAAATTTTATTTACCCAAGTTTTATGGAGTGAATACATTTTGTAAAGACGCAAAAAATGTGCTTGTTAAATACGAATCATGTGAACCAACTTTAACGTTTGAAGGTGATCTTAGGGAATATCAGAAAACAATTGTTAATAAATATGTAGATAATGCGAAATCTACGGGTGGAGGGTTGCTTGAAATCGATACAGGTATGGGTAAAACTGTGATGGCTCTGAATATTTTGACTAAATTAAATGTGAAAACAATCATCATCGTACATAAGGAATTCCTCATGAACCAATGGATAGAGCGAATTCAAGAATTTATTCCTGATGCAAAGGTTGGTAAAATTCAGGGGAAGAAGCTTGATATAGGATCAAATCAGATTGTAATTGCCATGTTACAAACTCTATGTAGCAAAGATTATCCTCCGGATATGTTTCAATGTTTTGGACTTACCATTATCGATGAGGTTCATCATATGGGCGCTGAAGTATTTTCACAGGCATTTGGTAAAGTTGTAACAAAATATACTCTTGGTTTATCTGCTACAATGAATCGAAAAGATGGACTGAGTAATGTATTTAAAATGTTCTTGGGTGATGTAGTTCACACTGAAAAACGCGATATATCGGCAATGGACGTATTAGTAAAAGTTGTCGATTATTCAAATGCGGATGAAGGGTATAACAAAGTGAAATACGATATGCGTGGCAACGTTCAATATAGTACGATGATTACTAAATTGTGTAGTTTTGAACCACGAAGCGAATTTATCATAAACATGATTGTAACTCTTTTAAAGTGTGATACAAACGAGCAAATCATGGTTCTAGCCCACAATAAAAATTTACTAAAGTTTATATATGATACAATTGACGAAAGACAAATAGCGAGTGTCGGTTATTATGTAGGAGGTATGAAAGAATGTGATTTGAAAGTAAGTGAAACCAAAAAGATCGTCATAGCAACATACTCGATGGCATCCGAGGGACTCGATATAAAAACACTTACTACATTAATTTTGGCGACACCTAAAACGGATGTTGTACAATCAGTTGGTAGAATTTTACGACAAAAGCATAGACAGCCATTGGTGGTTGACATTGTCGATTCTCACGATTTGTTCAAAAGACAATTCTTGAAACGACGTAAATTTTATACCCAGCAAAACTACACCATTACTAAGGCGACCCATGTTGACGCATTAAATGATAATTTCCAATTATTACTAGATAGAAAAACTACAAAGAAAAAGAAGCAGGAAATACTTTATAAGGAAGATTCTGTGTTTTCGGGAAATTGTCTTGTCTAGAAGACATGTATATGATAAATAACAAAAGTTATATATCATATTTTTTATATTGATTTATTTACCACAGCTATTATAAGATGAAAATGGCATAGGGTTAGCCAACATGCTTCCTCCGGCTCCTCTAACAATGCCAGGTGTAAATGCAAATCCGTTACCTCCTCTCATTTTTCTAGTACGTCTGCTAACGCGTCTTTTTCTTCTAGACGATTTGCTTCTGGACGATTTGCTTCTGGACGATTTGCTTCTGGACGATTTGCTTCTGGGACGTCTAGACTTGGTTTTTGTTTTGCGTGTACGCGCGCGGCTTTTTCTACCACCTTTCAATAATGCAGGCATATAATATCTACTAATATTTTTTATTTTTCTTTCGACTATTTAAGTCATACATTAAACCCTTAACATTGGTCATTTTATGTGCATTGGAAATCTTCTTTGGAAGCCATTTTGATCTTTCGTGGTTATAAACGCATTCCATATTATATGATTTGGTCAAGTCCACGTATTTGTCATCGCATATGTTTTCAAAATCTTCGTCGTCGTCACTTTCTTCTAGAGCATCTAAATTCTCATTCTCTTTGATATTTCTAAATATTTTGTTCATCATCACACTTGTGTCATAATTGGGAATTGATGTATAACCCATCGAAACCATATCTCCATCACAATATCCAAATGCCTCATAGATGTCGCATTGGATATGAGGTACTATCTTTAGAGTTGCTGTAACAATTTGTTCAGTTCGATTCTTGTTTATGATAACCTTGTTGAAACGACGATTGTTATTGTATGGAATACATTGAATCGCATACACATTGTACGTCATTGTTTTTGCTGTTACCAATGCTTCATTCAATGTTGATTTCATTACGGGCATACTAAATGTCACCATACTGCTTAAATATGGCGTCATCTGTAATTCGTACTGAAACATGTATGACATGTAGTTCATTTTCTCGCGATTTCGCATTTTGGAAGTCATCTTATTTTTGTAATAGCATAGATCTTCAGAAATAAAAAATTTGTTTTGATTGTATGTGACAAATGTACCATAAATAATAGTACCAAGGGACAACGAACTATCAAAGATAGTAGTACATACTTCTGTTATCGTGCGAGTTTTTGCGTCAATAATGATACAAACACATTGACCTTTATAATACGTAAACCATGCAAAAAATTTCTTACCGCATGGAATAATCGAATATAAATCGTAGCAAACTTTTGTATGATCTATTTGTCCATACGAAAGTTCTATCTTCGGAAAGCGTTTGATGATATTGTTGTCAATACGCATTTTTGTATTACATACTATACGTGATTACCTTTAAACCGATATTGGTATATCTTCTATATTTGTCGATCCTACATTGCCAGCGTCGTGTATTTGTGTATTATCCACATTGTTTATATTCTCTAAAGGGGTATGTATCTGTGATTTTAGAAAGTTTTGTAGTTCATTTTTCATAGAATTCGATGTTTCTGTATTTGAAGCATGAGCCTGGTCGTCATGTATATGTATTTTTTGTGGTTGATTGTTCGAGGTTACCATTCCTATAGGATGATGAATGTTATGAATGGTTTTATCTCCGAAATTGTCATTATAGAAATTATATAGATAATGCCCTATGAAAATGATAATAAATGAATAAAATATTAATTGCATTGTATGTAGCATAATATTTATACGATAAAAAATTTATGTTTTAACTCTATTGTTGCATTAAATCATAAAATGTTTCGATATCATCTTTTATAAATGGATTCTGAATATCAGCATCACTATAGGCGGCGTATGTACTATGTAACATAAAGTATACGTCGCAAATTTTATTGTCGTAATTTTTTTCAATCACCAACATGATCGGAGACTTTTCTCTTAATGTGTAATAAATTACATTGTAATCCATTTTTATATGGTTCGTAGGAATATGACTAACAAAAGAATTTTGTTTCTTGATAATTGTATGATCAATAACAAATGTGTGATTATTTACATAGTTTTCTAAAACATCTAATTTTCCATCGTTTATAACGATAGAATGTAAATCATTATTGTCGTATATTCTAAAGATTCCTTCGTCGCTATATATATAACTAATGTCACGCGTTTTTGTAATATATTCTGCTAGTGATTTTAAATTAATGTTATGTATGACTAAATTTTTATCGTATAACTTCATTACTAAATATATTAACGATAAAGTATTTAAACCTATTCATAATAACAAACTAAATGTCAGGGACAACAACATGTATTCTAATCGACAAAAAATCGACACTTACCGAATGTAATATTAAAAATTTTAACATTGACAACTTGTACAAAAAGTGTGGGTTTAAATCTACAAATGACTTTATGTGTCGAGCTACATGGGAAGTGACACTAGATGATGAACTACACAAGGTCTACCTTTATGGAAAGAAAATTGGACGTGCAGGTAATGAAAATAAATACGACTTCCCTCCTCCAGTAGACAATGAACTTTTTTTCGGAACTATGGCAATGGTGATGGAAAATCAAAGTCAAGAATATGTGAACCTCACATTGGAACAATGGGCACAAATATACAATGATCTTTTTGGTGGATTTGACGACATTGGTTCAGAAGACGAAAATGAAATTGATGAGTTGGAAAATGTACCGCAAGAATTGAAAACAAAGCAGGGATACTTGAAAGATGACTTTGTTGTCGATGACGTATTAGAAGAATCAGGTACATCTGAGTTTGTAGAAGAAGATGAATATGAATATGAAGAAGATGAAGAAGAAGATGAAGAAGAAGATGAAGAAGAAGAAGAAGAAGATAGCTCGGAGGTTGATTCTGAATTAAGTGAAGAATGTTATATTTACTCTGGTGATGAAGATAATTAATTAGATAATATTCTTATTATTAATATAAAAATTGATATAAATACTATTGATCAATGAATAGTATTTAATATGACTATGCGAGTAATCGAAGACGACCAAACATTTCGCAAGAATATTGTGAATGTATTAACTAAACTTATCTCCGCAGATAAACTGAGTACAAATCTAGAAAAGGGTATTTATAATTATTCCCTCAAGGAGGCATCAAATGTGAAAGAAATTAAAAAATGGAATAACCCATATTTTGTACAAATTTACGTAAATCGTTTTAAAAGTATACTACATAATCTTGAAGAAAATCCAAAGCTGGTAGATGAAATGAATAGTGGTAAGTTAAAGCCTGAGGTGCTTGCGTTTATGACATACCAAGAGATGGTGCCTGAAAAGTGGGATATTCTAATCGACAGAAAAATCAAGCGCGACAAATCAAAATATGAGACAAGATTGGCTGCGGCAACCGACACATTCACATGTCGTAAATGTAAATCAAAAGAATGTAATTATTATCAAATGCAAACACGTTCGGCGGATGAACCAATGACAACCTTTGTAAGTTGTATTAATTGTGGAAGTAGATGGAAATGTTAACTATAATATTTAGAATGGTTTTGGTATTTTTTATTGGACACATTCAATAAAAAATACAGCTTATACACAGGAATGTTTAATATGCTATTTCGTGTAAATATTCAAGATCCTTTACCTTCCAATATTCACTAATACCATTTGGTAAAGGGCGACGAATAATAAATGGCAACTTCTTTTCTTCTAGTTCTTGTTGCGCAATCAAATATCCATCAATTGTTTCTTGGCGAGGTTTCACAAAAATGCTTGCACCATTGTTGATTTGTTTAGCACGCTGTCCCAAAATACGGGCACGCTCATACTTTGTTAGCATTGGTATCGTGCGATGAAATGGATCAACCACTTCACCTCTTTCATTACGCACCACCACTGAAAGAGTAGCTATTTCTTGATAATTTTTCTGAACACATGTATTATGATAATTCTCAATATGTTCTTGCTTCATATGTGCGTCAATCTTTTCAAAACGTTTCACATATTCATCGTCATCTTCTTCGTCACTTGAATCATCAGAAACAGACGATGATACAGAAATATTGTCCATATCTTCGTCTTCAATGTTTAACGTCGATACATTCGTAGTTGTCTTTTTCTTTTGCTCTTGCACTTTCTGTTCAAGTGCCTCCAAATCTTCATATTCGATTTCAGCCTCGTCTATATCTTCCTCAATTGCAATGCTATCATTATCGTCAGTCTCGTCTACAAGACTAGCATCATCTTCGTAAGATGCGTCCGATTGGTTATCCTTTTCATCTTCAACGTCGCTCATTATATTATACAGATACATTGTTTTAATACATTTATTTCAATTTTAAAAATAATGGTTGATTACTTTTTAATATCACTTTTCCAATGATGATCGCACAATGCACACATATAAATATACTTCATCGATCCTTCGTCATATCGAATATATAATATATGTTTTTGTTCAGGACTAGTAGGTTTGTTGCTTTGACATTCATTATTCACACATGAAATATGATATACCCTCGGTAGAGTAGGGTCATACTTAACATAAGGATTTAATATAGTATCAAATGTTTCTGCTTGGTCTTGGATATGTTCGGTAGATACACAGATCATATCTTGATGTAGATTTTTATCTTCGTAACCACAATTTCGACAATAATACATCAGCTCATTTTCATTTGCTTCTGACATACGCAAGTAATACATGTTTTGGCATTTCTCACAGAAGTGCATACTTTAATATAATACTAAAATTTTAAGCATATTTAATATCAATTTAAATATTTATTTGCCAATTTGTGATTTTATATTTGTTGACATGTCATGCAGTGATTTATAATTCAAACGCGCATTCATGCTATACATATTTGTAGTTATTACTCTATTATCGTTTTCACTATTGTCCTCTTTCAATTTCTTAGTAATTCCAACAATCTCATTGATATTTGTGTGGATATGATTTATTATTGTTGGATAAAATATACTAAATTCGTTATAGTTACTATTAAAATGGTCTTCGTCTGCCATATGTAAACACGCGTGTTCCATTGCTTTGTATGTAATAATTTCGTTATATTTTTTAAAATCATAGTGACTTTCTGTAATTCCTGGTTCGTTTAAAAGAGGTTTGTTGTGCAATAAAGTCACTAAAGTGAGTAGAATAGAAGAAATTGTTTGACACGACGACCATTGTTCTCCGCGCCATGTATTTAATATCGAAACGCATACTTTACCGCTTCGGTATAGGTTTGGATGAAAACGAATTTTATCACCTTGAGTGAAATATAATACTTTCGGAGGATCGTGAGGATAATTATCAGTGAATTCAAGTTTAAATAAATAAAATCCGTGTTGATATGGTGTATTTTCCGGACCAACAATCATTGCGTAACCAATCATGATGTTAGTTTCGTCATGTTGGTAATATATGCCGTTATCGTGTAACGGGTTTTTCATTATGTTGCGTATATCTTTAGCTAAACGCAATGCAGTTGTCCTGGTTATTGTTGACATTAAATAGTATTGTGTATAATTTTTAATATTATTTGTTTAATATATATTTATGTTCATTATCAAACACACCTAGATGAGGTAGGGAGGAGTTATTTAAATCATTTTACCTTTTAAGTGATAATAGCGTTTCATTTTTGTGGAGCGGTGATATGTGCAGTCATTCATGGTATTGTACCAGGTTTTTTCGCCACGACATCTAGCTAATTTGTTCGCAATATACAATATTTATTAGAACGTAATTGAAGGGGGGATGGAAAGTAATTTTATGTAAAATTGAAATAAAGAAAATCTGTTGATGTAATATATATCAAATATGTCAAAAATGAAGTTCCCAAGATTTTTAAAGGACCATTATATAAAACAGGGGGAGACTTACACGCATACGCGTATGAAAAATGAAGCGTATGATGTGACAGGTGGTTCATACGTTATCAATAAAGGAAGTGAATTGGATAATTTCTATAGTATTTACTGGGATCACGTATTTACCAAACGTCAGAAGGAATATTTGACCGAACGTCAACTACAAACCGAGGAATCTCCAATCATGATTGACCTTGACTTCAGGTATACGACTGATGTCACGTGTCGCCTTCACGATGATGAGTTTACACAACAACTTATCTTCCTTTATTTAGAAAAATTACACGACATTTTAATTTTCCGAGAAGACACTAGCTTTCCAGTCATGGTTTTTCATAAACCGAATATTAAAATGTTGGACGACAAGACTAAGGATGGAATTCATATTATCATTGGTGTTCAACTTAGTCGCCCACTACAAAAATATCTACGCAAAGAAGTAATCGATTCCTTTTCAGAAATATCTGGTGATTTGCCGTTTACAAATAGTCATGAGGATATTTTCGACGAAGGAATTACAACAGGTAAAACAAACTGGACATTGTATGGTTCGCAAAAAGCAGATAGCGAAGCATACAAACTAACACATCTATATAATGTTGATGCCGGAGATTTTGCTAGTTTAACATCAGAAGATACGAATGCATTTGTATCGAATTTTGATAATTTTAAAACCATGTCGGCGCAATATAGTGGACACATTCATTATGATGTCAAACCCGAATTCGTTGAGACAATTACATCAAATGTACGAAATGGACGTCCTGTTCAAGAATTGACACCTGCTCTATATCAATTGGGAGAAGGTGGATATGGTATCGAACGTTATATGGGCAAAATTCGTACAATCGATGACATCAAGAAGATAGTTAGTCAAATTTTTCAAGAAAACCTAATCCGAAGTGATGATTACGTTCTGAAAGAGACACATGATATGACTATGATCTTGCCCGAAACGTATTACAATCCGTATGATAAGTGGGTTCGTGTTGGTTGGGCACTTCGTAATACGGATTTCCGCCTATTCTTTACCTGGATTTTGTTTAGTAGTCAATCAGCTTCTTTTGATATTAGTGACATTCCTACGCGTTATGCCGAATGGTGTGGATTCAAAGAAGGTGTTGAATGTTTGTCATATCGATCGATTACTCTATGGGCAAAAACGCATTACAATGAAGTGGCTAAAACCGGTGGTGTGAATCTATATAGTGAAATCGTTGAAAAGACTGTTGCCTATCATGTTACCCAATCCATCATCAGTGGAGGTGTAGATTTTGATCTTGCCATGGTAATGTTTCAGCGATATAAAGATGATTATCGTTGTGCACATGGTAAGAATAATATCTGGTACAAGTTTGAAGATAACCATTGGGTTGTTATTGAAGGTGGAGTTGAGTTGAACTATATATTTTCAACAAAACTTCATCGACTATACTACTTGAAATCGATTGAGATCCTAAATAAATTAAATACAATCGACAAGGATAATAAGGATTACGATATGTACGAAAAACAACTAGAGAAGGTTAGTGCTATTTGCATTAAGCTCAAGGATAGTAACAAAAAGTCTGGAATTTTTAAGGCAGCAAAGGAAATCTTCTACGATCGCAACTTTGTACACATGATTGATAAGAATCCTAACTTGATGGTTTTCAAGAATGGTGTTATCGATTTCAAGGCAAAAGAATTTCGAGCCGGTCGCGCAGAAGATTATATTACACTTACCACTGGAATCGAATATAAACCTTTATCTTATTATCAAGAGCACAATTCGGAAACAATTGACGATATAACATATTTTATGAAGACGCTATTTCCTCTGGAAGATGTTAATAAATATATGTGGCAATTTCTTGCGTCGTCCCTCATTGGTACAAATCTGAATCATAAATTCCGCATTTTCATGGGATGTGGTTCTAATGGCAAATCTATCCTGGTAAAACTCATGTCTAAAATTCTTGGACCTTATCAGGGAACATTGCTTGGTAATGTCATTTCGCAAAAACGAATTGGTACGGGTAATGCATCACCTGAAATTATGGCATTACAAGGTGTTCGTTTGGCTGTTATTCAAGAGCCTTCGAAAAATGAGAAACTAAATGATGGACCAATGAAAGAGTTGACAGGTGGTGATCCAATTACCGGTCGTAAATTATATCAGGATCAGGTTACCTATGAACCACAATTCGATTTGATCGTTTGTGCTAATAATTTGTACGATATTGAAGACACGAGTGAAGGTACTTGGAGACGTATTGATCTTATCCACTTTATTTCGAAATTCGTCGACAATGTCAATGACCCCAAATATAAAAATCAGAAACATATTTTCCCAAAAGACAAGTTTCTCGATCTTAAGTTTGACGCGTGGAAGGAAATATTCATCTCCATGCTAATTAATATTACGTTCGAGACAGGAGGTTTGGTGGACGAGTGTAAGTCGATCAAGGATGATAGTTTCCAATATGAGGCAAGTCAAAACTCAGTGCTTAATTTTATCACAACTTCGGTTCGTGAATGTGAAGGCAGTAATATCAAGATCACGGGATTGTGGCGCGAATACCAATTGTGGATTCAGACACATGGTGACCAGAAACCATTAAAACAAACAGAACTAAAAGAAAAAATGAATAAAATGTATGGTGATTATGGTTCCAGTAAATGTTGGAAAAACGTCAAGCATGTTCTCAATGAAGCAAATGATGAAATGGAAGACGAAGAGGACGAAACGTGATACAACCATAAAATATAACAGATTGCTATACGAATGCGCATAACAATTTTTTATTTTGCGCAAAAAATCCTATATAGTTCATTGTATAATATTTGTAACCACGTTAAATGTTCAGCATAGATATATCGAGTATCTTCACTTATATTTGTATGATCTAGTTCTATGTCTTCGTTATAACCATCCACCATTGCAAGGGTTGACGTACATTGATCATTTTTGTAAGTGTATTTGTGTTTACGAACACCTAGTATTGTATAAATATTTGTTGTATCTGTTTTCATCTCACTCCCGAAATATTTTTTCATATAGATACGATCCCCTTTACGAAACATTGTATATATTATTTTACCTTATTTAAAATAATATAATTTTCAATTATCCACCACTATTTCTCTTCAGATAGAAAAACATTCTTCGGTATAGACCCAGTTATACCTTCATATGCCATTTTTATATAGTACATTAGATAGTGATACATTAGATATGGAAATGTTGCGAAGAGAACAAGTAAGAGTATTTGGACACGATCCTTATATTTTTCATCTTTAACAAAGACGAATACACAAACCATAAACACAGCATAATATACATACATGAACATGTCGATGTAATAACTATTCTTATTTATTTCAGTATCTTCATAGTACGTCTTGCGTGCGTCGATACCCTTTGCATTTAGTGTTGTATCAATATCTGTCTTTAATTTATCATTCATCTTTACGTACATTTGGTGATACTCATTCATGAAATTAATATGATCCTGCTTACGCTTATAATTATTGGCTAATTGTAGTTTTATGACATTTTCTTTGGTATACATTTTTTTCACGTTGTCAATAACACCTGTACTCAAGTCAGTTATCTCTTGTCTTTTCAGTTCCTTGTAAAATTGCTCCCCTTGTGCACCAATAATTAGTTCACTCGCAACCCTATTAAAACGCTCGGGTGTTGTTTGCATGTTTTGTATAATGCCATCAAACTCAGCCTCTAATTTATCGAGGTTTTTCATCTGCATACATTCCGCGTTACAGAATTTACGCATTTCACGCTTGCGCATAAAAAAATCAGTGTTTTTCGATTTAACAATACCTACATCGGGGTAAACATTTGTATCCCATAACGTGCAGTGTTTATTTTTCTTCATAGAATAACCTCCACATTCACTATTTTGGTTACATTTCAGTCTACATATATTCGCTGTAGTATTACGTATCGTATCGAGTTTTGATGTATTATCTGGGTCTGTGTTGCGATCGGTAAATTTGATATATTCACTTGTATATGGATATACTTCACCACTTGTTGTACTATTTGACGCAATACCCTTTTGAAGTTCTTCATATGTATGACTAAAAAAACGCTTTTCGTACATACCATTTCGCATATAATGCCTAGTCGCTGCCTTATGGTTATTGCCGTATGCATTTTTTAAATCAGGATATCTATTCAAATAAAATTCTGGATCAATTGCATCTTTTATGTTTGTTACGCTATTCATATAGTATATAATTATTAATTTTATAAACTATATACTATATTTTCAAGATTATCATTAAAATGAAGCAAAGTTTTCGTAATTATCACTAAATGCTTCAACTGGACCAGAGTCATTCACTTGTATCATTTCACTTGTTGAACTGAAAATATTCTGTGTCAAGGCATTTGACATGCCTTCTTCAGTCATACAACGTTTCTCTACATCGTCATATGTCATTCCATCTGAACAACATTCCTCTCCTTTACATTCAATGTTTTCATCATCATTGACATCACCTGTATATTCGTCACCCTCTGCCGCATTATATTCATCAACATCCTCTGTTGACATATTTCTATCGAACTTCCAGTCATATTCGTCGAAATTATGATTGCTTCTGTTTCGAATATCCATATAATATAAATAAAAGAACACAATACCTATACCGAAATATATTGCTAAAATAATAGAGCCGATGCTTGATGGAATAAAACCTTTCTGCATACCAACACCAACTGCGATAGCAATCAATAGGAAAATAACAATATATTTCATCAGATCTCCTAATGCGTCATAACGTTTCTCGTAATATGTATTGATTTGTACTAAACGTAATTTATTCAACTTTTCATCATTTAAAAGTTTCAACTTAATTTTTGACTCATTCAATTGTCGCTCAGCAGCCTCTACTATTCTCATCTGTTGTTGAAATGTCTGAAAATCAACTTGTAAATCCTGTTTCGCCTTTTCACCTAAAGACTGAATTTGTTCATTCAAAGATTCACGACGCGATGACAATTCATTTATTTTCGATACTGCCTGTTCCTTTTCACCATCACTAATATTGGGACTATTTCGTAATACACTATACATACCCTGTTCGACATTTTGTAAATCTCGGATATATTTGGTCAACGTTCTCAATGTTTTTTCTAAATCGCCACTATTTTCAGATTGATCATTATTTCCTGATGTTCCTGGCGGACCAATATTTAGTTCACTCATTATATATAATATATATAATGATAAAATTTACAATGATAAAAATATAGTATTTACTGCATTTAACATAACAATTATTTTTTCATATAAGATGCACCCATAATCACTCCTGCAATGCCTAAAATACCGAGAAGCGCTGATGCCGCATCACTCGTTTCACCAATTTCTTGAAAATCTGGTAATCCAGGTGAAATATCGTGGTGATACACACTCTCCATACCTGCCATACCTTCCCTATCTATACCCAATAGTTCACTTGATTGCTGGTCATTTTGTTCTGTCTCGTCTGTCAGACCACCTATGGTTTTATTTGCATCTTTGATAAAAGGACCAATCATTTCCCTACGTTGTGAAATTTGCGCTATTTTTTCTACAGATTCATCATTTAGATCATTTAATTTACTTGTACTTATGTTCTTACGTCTATTCATATTGTCGGTATATTTCGAAATACCACATTTTGTATTCATTCTCATATTGGAACCTTTGTTATAGTTCCCCCACATTGTTGTACTAATTTCCTCTACGTCATTAGTACACGTATCATTATTTCGAAACGTCTTCTTTTTATAATGGAGTTGTATTGAACGATAATAACGTTGTCTGCCATTTGGATTGAATGGCCACATATTTTTACCCTTAAACCACGTGCGACCATCCGCGTGGCGTGCAAAACCTACTATATTTGGATTTTTATTCGCGTAGTCTCGAGCCTCTCCTATACCATCGGTTATCATACCTTTTATGGTATTTCCAGGCGAATCAACATTCATTTTCATCTCCCAAATATTTTCAGTTGAAACCATTCTATTTGGATATTTGTGTAATATACCCTTTTCGTCAATATAACCAATTTTCCCAAGATTACCTATACCATGCACAAACGGACGTGACAATATCTTATTGTATACCTCACTCGAATTATTATTTGATGATGTCACTTCATCTGTTTCTTTCAAATCGCACTTACCTACATCCTGTTTACCATACGTGTCTTTTAATACGACATCATTCACAGAATATCCACTTCGATTGTACCATGGGTCTTTAATAAAAAAGGAACGTCCTTTTAATAGGTCTATCTTATCATTAATCTTTTTTGATCCAGATGCCACACCATTCACCCATGTTCTCATTATGAAATAGCCTTTGGACGTGTGTGTATTATCTACGAAAAGTCGTAAGCGCAGTTTTTTATTTAAACCTTGGTATTGTTTAGGTATTATGAAATTAAATCCATCGTTCCAATTTTTACTTGTACGCATTCTAAAATGCATATGCCACTCCCCACTTGTAGCTACGTTAGGGTATATCCATAGCGCTGGTGCTCGTTCCCCATCCGAATTACCATGATGAAAAACATTTCTCCAACCCGAATTATTCTTTTGTATTTTAAGGGTTAAGTTAAATTCATATGTACCTAATTCTAAATATTTGTCAATTTTACTATTGTTTACTCGTAATGAAGAATCACCATTGTTTGATCCCAATTTTAATTCAGGTAATCCGCTCTCTGTAATAACCTTTGCATCATATTCGAATGCATTGCAATCACCATTTTTTTCGCATTTATTCATACAATCAGCAAGTGCTATGCCAGTGTAAGTATCGATAGTATCAGAAATATTTTTTACCTTTTCATTCACTTTTTCAAAGTTGGTCTTATCCAACGCATAAATTGCATTCGTCCATCTAGAACCAACCGGTCCAAACGGCTTGCTGTATGGTCTATCTGGACATTTACCGCTTTTTTCACCATAATAAACCGCTCTATTTAAATCTTTGCCTATCATGCATGCATGAACATCCTTGTTTGGGTTAGACGCCTGTAATGCAAAATAAGGTGATTTATTATCAATTGCATATTGTTTACACTCTTCATATGTCCCCCACTTTCCCTCCCATTTCATCCGTCTATTTCTACCATCTTTATAACAACCAACATATTCAGCATCCCCTATGTCACCAATTTTTGTAACCATTACATTTTTCCCTTCACTCCCGCAACTAGTCCCACGTGGTTCATTATTCAACATAAACGTCTGCTCTTGCGATGCATCTAAACGAAATTGCTTGATTACTTTTCCTTCACCATCCAATAACTGCATACGCGTTCCGTTTAAACGACTTTGACAACAATCCGGTCGATTTCGAATTCGTATCTTTTCTATATCCGCCATTTCCCGGTCTATTACAATATCATACACGATATTTTCAGTTGTATTACTATGTACACTATTCGGCCAGTCATTATTCTTATTTCCGTCCAAAGGATAATGGGGGCATCCACTATATGCATACCCAGGGGATATCGTCGCACTGACAATAAATGGATTATGAGGTAAGTGTGAAACCTTTACCTTGTCGCTAATTTTAATTACGTTGTAAGGGTCACTATTACTATCAAAATATTGCATCCCGTTAGAATAACTCCAACTAACATCTTTAGGTTTTAACCATACCTCAATCCTCCCAGATAATGCTAATTTATTCCCTCCGTGTTCGATGCGGAACCCATTTATAACATTTTTCACATTGTCAAATGTTTTACTAAGGACAACCTGTTTTGTTTCTCCTGCATTTCCACCAATAGTAAAATATTTTGCTGGTATGATAGTTCTCCCTTCACCAGGCAATGTCCAAAATAAACGTAAGTTAGCCCCTCCACCACCCTCGCGCCATTTATGATCGAATAAATAATATTCTCCTTTAGTCACTTCTACATTTGCGTAATATCTACCTGCATCTGTACGACCATGACCTAAATCAAGACCATTCCATAAATTAGTACCCTTCCACCAAAACCCTTGCCCGTCATCCGAATCAGAATATAATTGTATTGTACCGGTTACTGGTGATTTAATATATCCATTAATATGAATTCCCACAAGATCCTTTCTATTTCCGATAATTTTACCACTCCCCCAATTAAAATTTATATCACCAATGTTATGTACATCTCCCCAATATTCACCTTTATTAAAGCCAGATTTATTTATCATTTCATAGTACCTCATACGCATGCCTTGAACATCCACCCCACGTTTGGAAGCTCGTTTAATCCCTACAAAATTAAAACTAGATTCAGGTGAAAATGATATTTGGTTGGGTCCTCCTTTAATCTCTGGAAATGTGGTAACCGGTATTGATATTCCCTCAGAAATATCAGATCCATTGTAAGTCAAAAATAAATTATAATTATCACTACTACTCTTATACTCATTTTCATTGATTCCAAATTTACAATACATGGAAACTTCGGCATTCTTGTCTTTTGGAATAAAAACGTTTTGATTCTGATCATCGAAAGCCTCTATTTCCGAAACGTGGAAATGTTGTCCGTCTTGCTTGAAACGTATTGTGCGTATATCACTTTTATTAAGTAGCATTTTAGGACCCAGTTTCTGTGAATCGGATTTTAAAAAATCCTCACGTGAAATTTCAGTTTCGATTACTTTACCACCACATTTATTCATGTCTCCTACTTTGGCATACGTTTCTGGATCATAATCGCGTAAAAACCCCTGCTTTGTCACGTATCCTATTTCACCATCCCTAAATTTGATGGTTTTTCCATTAAAATTATTATCTTTTGTTGTTCTCGCTAAATAATTACGGGATTTGACTCCGAATTTTTCGTCACTTCTGTTGTATTTTTTCCCCTCCTTGACATATCCTTCCTGTATATTATCTAGTTCATTAAACTCGCGTTTCATCCATCCATTCATTTCTTGTATTTTATCACCAATTCGTGATGGTATCTCTTCATGAAATCCTTCCACAACTGAGCTAGTAAATCCTTCATGTTCATTATTTTCGAACTTATTTCGCTGATTATCTAATAACTTACCCTGTTCACAAATAATACTATTATAATTCGTATTGTTTAGACTCATGAACCCATCTGGACCATCTTGTTTATCATTATATGCCATATATATAGTATATAATGAGTTTATTTTAAAAAGTTTATTTTAAAAATTTCAATGAAACAATTCCTACAACGACAGCTCCTAATGTAATACCCATATATTTCATGCGCGAGGAATCCAGTTGTAATTGAGTTGATTCTAAATTACCTTCAATATCTGTAATGGTAGAGTTCTCCTTCTCTATTTCACGTTTATTAAAATTATACACATCGTGACTTTTATTGTATGCCTTAAGAACATTAGCTGATGCGTCATCATCATATCCAAGTGAATTGCGCTTCATATCACATTCAATAGACCTATTTTCTTTCGATGTACATCCAAAATTTTTCCAATGTTGTGCTGCCTTGTCAATGTCGTCACCATAAACATTTTTCAAATCTGCGTATTTTTCTAAATAACAATGTGCTTGTTTATCAGTTATAGGCTGTTTGCACTTTGCGGACGGACATTCAAAAATTCTACTTTCGCGCGGTGTACAACCATTCGTTTTCCAATGCTGTTTAGCCTTGCGAAGGTCGTCTCCAAAAAAATCTTTTAGATCTGGATAACGTTCTAAATAACATGACGCTTCTTCATCTGTTAAATCCTTATCACATAAATCACTCATATAACATATAAAGATATTTATTCCTTTTATAAACATTTATTGTTTTTTGGTAGTTTGATAAATGAATGCGCCTAAAACTGCGAACCCAGCAATTGATAGCGCTAGATATTCATTATAATTATGTTTAACGCGCAAATTCGCGTCATTATAACGAGCATCAATTGTTGGTATGTTCAACTGCATCCCACCATTATCATTTCCCTGTATATTCGCTAATTCGTTTTCCATAATAAATTAACATTATATTTTATTTGGCAGCGAAAACCATTAATGCAACCATACCAATCAGTGACGTTCCGTATAACAATTGATAATTGTAATTATACACACTATCGCTATACGTCTGTTCAAATGAATTATTTGAATCTTTGATACTATTATATTTACGTGTAAGTGTACTAAATGTTTTTTTATCTCCTTCGATAATTTTTGTTAACTGGTCTATAATCTTATTTGATTTGATATTATTCATTACGAATACAGCATCTACTTTCTTTTCATTTATATGAAACTCACCCACTTTTGCAACATAACCACGATAAAGACGCTCAGCATCTTCATTCTCGGGATCCTGTTTAAAAGCAATAAAACTCCTTTGTACTCGATCTAATAAAGCAAAAAAACTAATCTTATTATTTTTATATTTTTCACTGAAAAATTCAGGTGGTTTTAATTCGGTAGTCATTAATATAATTCAAGAAAACAAATTAACGATTTACACAATTACGATAATAAATACCCTCAATCGATGTTTTACACGGGCGGATAATTTTACACACTTGATCCGGTCTCATACATAGAGCTGTAGATACAGCATCAAACCGAGAAATTTCAGGTATTTCCTTGCTGCGTTTAATATTGTATTTCTTATAAAATTCTATTTGTTCTTCTGATGACAAAATTTTGTGGTTGGGTACTATCGAATGCGAAAGAACATTAAATTGTAAACGTTTCAATGATATAATATTTACATAAACTCCTTTTTGTTCCCATATATGCTTTACAGCATTCTGAATTGTCTCAGTTGAATCTTCGTTGACAATAATCACTAGATCATCATTTTTCGTTAGTGATTCTTCAACTTCAAAGAATTGTTCAACAAATCCTTCTAGAATAGCCTGCTTCAGTGTCTTGTTTGTCTTACCAGTAATTTCATAGAATTTAATATATACTTTTTTATCATCTTTTGCCAATTGTATATCTAACTCCTCGTTTTTTAGCATGGCTTGCAATTCAACGATTCCAATACCTGTATACTTGTCAACATTGTATCCTTGCGTATCTAGCAGTTCAAACAATGTCTGGCGTGTTCTGTACAATTTCGTGAAGAAATTACTACTCGTTGAAAGTTCCATCTTGAATATATAATATAATATTACTATTTAATTTATTTCAATTTTATGTATTAATTCGTATCGTTTTCTTTTCACCTTTGTCTTTTTCTTCTTCCGTAGGATCTTCTTCTATCTCCTTCGGTTTATTCTGTTTTAGATCTTCTGGTTCTAAAACACTTTCAGAGGACGCGGACGATTGTTTGATTAATGTATCAATCGACTTTAATTTTAACGAATCGTCTATACCTGCGTTCAATGATATAGATGGAAATTCATTGTTATTTTCTTTTCTATCCTCTTTACTTGTATTTATTGTATCTATAACGTTAGATGTTGTATCAACCTTGTCGGACTCTGAAAAAAATGAGTCATCACTCTCATCACTAGAGTTATGAGTTGGAGGACGAGGAGGAGGAGGAGGTGGGGTATCATCGTCACTGGACGAGTCAATTCGTATTCCACCAGGTTTACCAGTTTCTCTTGATTCCGAAGATGTTGCAGGATGATATTGAGGGCTATTAGGATCATATAGTGAGCTATTCGGGTCACTAGTTGGAGCATAAGCAGGTGAACCAGGAGCATAAGCAGGTGAACCAGGAGCATAAGCAGGTGAACCGGGAGCATAAGCAGGTGAACCGGGAGCATAAGCAGGTGAACCAGGAGCATAAGCAGGTGAACCAGGAGCATAAGCAGGTGAACCAGGAGCATAAGCAGGTGAACCAGGAGGAAAAGGAGGAGTGTCAGGAGTTATCCCCACATGTGATGGTGTTCCAGGACTTTTATTTTCATTATATGCGCTTGTTATTTCATTTACAATTTGATGCTGTAGAACATTATTTATATCACTCTTAAATGTCATCTCACCGAATTGCGAAATATTGTCCTCTGTAATAATACGCATTTGAATGTTCATTGTTTGTAATTCTTGAATGAGTAATTTCAAAGAATATGGGATTTTGACAATCGAAAAATTACGTCCATGACGTGATATACTCTTTAATTTCATTGTATCATTTATTTCATTTGAAAATTTGGCGTGTCCATCAGTATGTAAACTATAAAATTTGTCCTCTTTTATATTATACGCAGCAACACATCCAGACGTATTACATACAGCCATTTCATATTGATCTCCGCGTACCATGAAAGATTCTTGAATGAATTTACTAGCTCCGTGAGCAATTAATCCATCGCGTTCCATTTCACCAATACGTAGTCCACCATCATTCGCTCGTCCTTGTACTGTTTGTCGAGTTAATAAGGTTCTAGGACCTTCTGCACGATAATTAATCTTGTCCTTTACCATATGTTTAAGACGCATATAGTAGTTAGGTCCAATGAATATTTCGGTTTCTATTTGATCACCTGTCATTCCATTATAAAGAATTTCACTCCCACTTTTATGTAATCCTACTTGATTCAACATGCTCCCTAATAGTTCATGCTTCGAACCTTTGTTCGCAAATGCTGTACAATCACCACTATTACCATAATGCAAACATATTTTACCAAACATGCTTTCTACAAGTTGTCCGATAGTCATACGTGAGGGAATCGCATGTGGGTTAATAATTAAATCTGGTTTGATTCCGTCTTTCGTGAATGGCATATCCTCTTCGGGAATAATTAAACCAATTGTTCCCTTTTGTCCGGCGCGACTTGCCATTTTATCACCGATTGCCGGTATACGCTGATCACAAATACGAACTTTTGCAATTCTATAACCATCATCATCCTGTGACATATATGTTTGATCAACAAATCCCATTTGACCCTTTTTAGGCGTCATTGAAGCATCTATATACGAATCTTCTTCGTTTGGATCTTTGGTTGCTTTGCCGATAATAACCATACGTTCATGTACAGCAGTGCCTTTGGCGATTAAACCATTCGAATCTAGAACACTATAATCATAACCAGGCTTCTTTTTCAATACATTTGCTGAATTAATATTCATAATGCGGACATCATCGGTTACATCGGCAACATCTGTACTTTCTTCCCGGGCTTCCAATACTGAATAATAAGATGTTCTAAAAATACCTCTATCAACCGCCCCTTTATTAATCAAAATAGCATCCTCTACATTATATCCAGTATACGACATAATTGCGACAATGGCATTTTCACCATGAGGATGTTGCTCTTTCTGTATGATATCTAAAAACTTACTCTTAATCAGCGGAACTTGTCCATAATTCAATACGATCCCGGTCTTATCCATACGTTTTTGATAATTCGTGTGATATAAAGATACCGCCTGCTTTGTTTGTCCGCATGAAAATGCGTTACGTACGGGTGGATTATTTTCTGGGAAAATAACTTGATTCCCCATTACGCCAAGTGTAAGCGAATGGTCTATTTCGACATACGAATATGTTTTCGATGAATTGGTTAAATCATCAAAGCTAAGCGCAATGAGAGCGGTTTCGGTTTCATTTGAATCAATATATTCTACTGGACCATAATTCAACTTTAGCGATGACAAACTCTTGTCATATAACTCACGATGATTGAAAATAGTGTATGTTTTAAAATCGATAGCCTGTTTTTTCTTGTCAAAACCTGTAAATAGATTCATATAATCAAAATCATTACTAATGATTTTTTTCACAATCGCATCACTAACAAATTTGTTGTTATCCAGGTAGTATAAAGGTCTCATTAAACGCCCACTATCAATGAAAATTTCAATCTTACGATGTTGATAATAAAAACTAACACTAACATCTTTTGGTAACAATCCTGCGCGACGATTTTGTTTGATTATATCTATTGTATTGAATGGATCTTCTACAACACCAAACCACAAGCCATTTATGAAAATTTTAATCCATGTATACAATTGTTTGCATGAAAATATATCAAGTGGCTTCATATCAACATTCGCAAACATCCATGATTTGAAATTTTCTAGCGGAACATGATTAGATATATATGTCATAATTGCAAGATGTTTATGTAAACCACAATTCCCACCATCAGGTGTATCAATAGGGTCTATTAAACCATATTGTGAAGGGTGTAACAAACGCGGTCCAACAACTTTTGCACTAGCATCTAATGGTAAACTTAATTTGCGCATTTGACTCAACGCTGAATTAAAACTCAGACGACTTAAATCTTGAACAATACCAAGTTTTTTTGTATGTGTTGTTGACCCCCAATTTCCCTTGAATGCCTTTCTGAAACCAACTTCCACCGCACGATTTGCGAATATTTGGTTTTCGTAATTGCGCACGAGTTGTTCAAACCCAGTGAAATTTATATTCACATAATCAGTCTCCTTATCTGGTCGCGACTTGTAAAAAATACGCTTATCTATATTCACAAAAATACTATGTTCTTGAATTTTATAATACTCTTTAAATAAATCATACATAAGACGACCCGGAACTTCAACACGTTTATATGTAAAACTATCGCGATCTGTAGGCATTTTAACACCCATTTTTACTTGTAGTAGCTCGAACGCCATGTGTCCCAAAAAATACGCTTTGTGAAAATAATTAGTTGTTCCTAGATTGGGTAAAAAATAGTTCATTAATATATCATGTGCACTAACAATGGTTTGTCTCTTAGTTAATTTACCAATGTACTTTAATGCATGTTCTTGAGTGAAAATCATCCCTGCGTCATGAACAGATGGTATAAATTTGTCGATGTATCTCTCATTCGCATCGATATCTAACAAACAATACGATATAATTGTTTTGTCACTAATTACACCCAATGCCCGCATTAAAATAAAGAGAGGAATGGGTTTACGTACATTGGGTACTTCAACAACTATGTTACAATTCGAATATTTGTCACTCGGTGCAACGTAATGTATTTTCATTGTTCGTTCGGGTTTTGACGCATCCTCTGAAACCATTCTAATCGCACCTGTATGCGAATAAGCAATACCTTCTGCATTCTTTTTGATATATAACATGTTATCGGCAAATTTCTCTTGACTGATAATAGATTTCTCTTTTCCGTCAATAATAAAGTATCCTCCATTATCATTTTTACATTCGCCTGCGTGAAAACGTGTTTCAGGTGTCAATGAGGTGAGAATACATAAATCGGATTGAATCATTAGTGGGAATTTACCAAAGTAATATTTATCGATTGTAAAAAATTCAACGTCATACACTTTCGTGTCGGGGTTATACGTTTTGAATTCGAACAAAATATCGATATATAATGTGAAACCATAGGTCATATTACGAAGTCGAGCTTCATTCGGCATCATATAATGAACACGATCCTTGTCGTAAATAATCGGTTTTCCAAAATGAATTCCTGAACCATCCTTTTTACCTAAATAAACATTTGCTTGAATTTCATAGTCATCGTTCGCATCATTGTAATTTTTGCGAATTTCAATAGGGTTACGTTCAGTCAAAATTTGTTTAATACCTGTGTTTATAAACTCATTATACGACTGAATATGATGTAAAATAAGGGCGTGTGGTTCGGATTCGAAGTATTTTTTTATAATATTCCAAGACATTATATGAATATCCATAGGCGAATTCATATATTATAAGTGTAGTATTTTTTTAAATCATGCGCTGTTGAACTTTTAATAGTTCCGGTTGAACCCAAGGTTTTGGATCAACTGGTGCCTGATATCCTTTAATAGTGTTCAATGTGCTACCGGCATTATATGAAATGTTTTGTCCAACTAAATTAGCTTCAGGAAATAATGTAGCAAAGAAACTACCTCCTTTTTGTCTCCTTTTTACCGACTTTCTTTTGGATGACTTTCTTTTGGATGACTTTCTTTTGGATGACTTTCTTCTAAATGTTCTCTTTTTTCTTCGACCTCCACCTTGTGTTGATTGCAAATGTTGGAAAGGAGTGTTTTCATAAGTATTTAATGGATAATGATTTCCACCATGGTTGGGGGCAACTCCAGGCCAAGTATTTGGGTTAGATTCAATCGGTTGTCCAACTAAAGCATAATTTACACCGCCTCGTTGACAACTGCGATTACGACGATTCCTTTTGGTTCGTTTGGATCGTTTGGTTCTTTTCGTACGACCTTTTTTATTACGACGTGATATGCGGTTACTTGCATTTTTCATAGATTTTCCCATAATATATAATAACGTGGGAAAAATAAATATTCACGAAAAAATATTATAACGCAATCGAAACATTCGATATATGTCTATTCAATATCCACATGTGTAAGCATATGCCTTCTACAACACATCTTTGTTAGCATAAGTTCATCCATGATAACGCCCTCGGGTGCCTTTGTATTATAAGACTTCGTTAAATAAATAACTTTGTTCTGGTCAATCTTCTTATCCTGCTTTAGTTTACGGACACGTTCTTGGTAATATCTGTACTTATTTGCGAGGACATTACCGCATGTAAAACACTTAACTGGAATGATCATCGTATATATATTATAAGTAATATTTCATTAAATTTAAATCAATTTTTACGTTAAATACCTAAAATGATTCAATAGTTATTGTTTTTACTAAATGATTTTTTTTATCAGAATCTACATTAATATCACTTATATCCAGGAGTAAAAACGTTCCAAATATAATTATCATTGTAATTAAAACATACATCAAATCTTTTCCCATAATTAACGTATAGTGAGAATTTAATTACTATTTAAAAAATTGTGTATTTGTACCTTGTCATTCACATTTGTGACTTTTCCTGTTAATATACACGCTTCATATAAATCCATTAACACTTTTTTAGGAGCACTACTTCCTACCTTCAGTAATCCACTTTTATGTAAATAATTTTTCACATCCGTTAAACTTCGACGGGTTAAATTACGCTTTTCGCGAATAATATTTGCTCGACCTTCACCATCCTTAATAATAACAGATACCCGGCGTGTTTTAGCATTTTTCCCACACATATATTTTCGAGTTATCTTCTTTTTAACTGCCATACTAGGTATGCGTGGTGCCAATACTACAGGCAATGTTTCCATAATATCATTATGCGCCATTAATGATACTGCAGCAGATGATATACTGGGTCCGGGTATTATAGGAAGGTCGATTTTACCATCATTGCTTTTACCATCATTTATTTTAACATCATCACTTTTAGTACGATTAAACATAGATTTTACACGTTTCAGTTTCTCTTCGCGTTCGCTATTTACATTTTCGCCAGTATTTGCAAACATGGGCTCATTTATGTTCAATGTCTCCTTTTTAAATGGACGTTTTTTTGTTTGTGTCCATTGACGATACGTAGGTTTATTTCCATTACGTAAACAACCATATGGAACATTTGTATTATCCATTAATGGTTTTAACGAATTTCGGTTAAAAATAGTTTCTGGTCTTTTTAAATCAGTTGGTAGTTCAACATTAACTTGTTCCCTCAAATAATTGTCATCTTGAAACGTATCCATTTTATTTAAACTTGTCCCTACATCAAATTTCTTTTCTTGTGGTTCATCCATTTTCTTTTCTTTTTCAATTAACGATGTTAAATATTTGAGAGACTCTTCAAATTCACTTTTAAACCCACCTGAGGCATCTTCCTCCTTCTGTTTTGTTTTTTTTTGATGTTGCTTAATTTTCTCAATGAATTTATTTTTCATGGTAGTTGGTTTGAATATTCCATTGTCGGTAGTTTTATCCTTCTTCTCTTTCTTCTCTTTCTTCCTTGTTTTACTGATACCTGCCATTTGAAACAATGCAGGATTGATTGATATTGTTTTCTGTGATGAACTCATATTTTATAACCATATTGTTTTTTCCGAGTTTTTACAAATCAAAGGTTTTATTCATAATATAATATTTTTACATAAAATAAATTTAAAAATTGAAACCAAAATATACAGACATTGAAAGTTATATATTAAGTATGACCGAAATGTCAGTGAACGAACGCGAAACGCTAGATACCTACATTGAAACCCCATGGAGTTTGATTGGGTCGTATTTTGAGGGTCAATACCTCGAACAATTGGTACGACACCAGTTGGAGTCTTACAATTTATTTGTGAATACTCAAATTCAACGTACAATTGACATGTTTAATCCTGTACATATTTGTTCTGAACAAGATTTTGACGAAATAGCGGGTAAACATTCACTTGAAATGTTTATTCAATTTGATAATTTTCAAATCCATCGTCCTCAAATTCATGAGAATAATGGTGCCACTAAATTAATGTTCCCTCAAGAAGCCCGGCTTCGCAATTTTACATATTCTTCTACAATGACAATGGACATTAACATCAAGTATGTTACACGAAATGGTGACAATCTAGAAAACAGCGAGACAACACACAAAACACTTCCTCAAGTTCATATTGGTAAGCTACCCATTATGTTGAAATCGTCAGTGTGCTTGCTAAATCAATACAAACACGTTGATAGCAATATTACAGGCGAATGTAAGTATGATGCGGGTGGATATTTCATTATCAATGGTTCTGAAAAGACTGTTCTCGGACAAGAACGTGCAGCCGAAAATCGTGTATATTGTTATAATATCGCCAAAAATAATACCAAGTGGTTATGGCAAGCTGAAATCAAGTCAGTCCCGGATTTCAAGTGTATTAGTCCCAAACAAATTGTGATTATGGTTTCTTCTAAAAACAATGGATTTGGACATAGTCTTCATATGCAAATTCCTCGCATCAAAAACCCCATTCCGTTATTCATCGCATTTCGTGCTCTAGGAGTCATGACTGACTTGGAGATTTGTGAGCATATTCTACTCGATGTGAATAACACGAATGATATTACATGTGAACATTTACAGGCTTCGATTATTGAAGCAAGTGAGATAAAAACACAAGAAGAGGCTATCGAGTATATTAATACTCATGCCATGTACACGCCTATTAATATGGAAAAAGAGGAAGGTATTCGGAAAAAGTTAGAGTTCACCACCGAGGTATTGAAAAATGATATTTTCCCGCATTGCTACAATATGACCCAGAAAATTTATTTCCTTGGTTATATGACAAAGCGTCTTCTAGAATGTTTTACCGGTATCCGCCGTCAGGATGACAGAGATAGTTATACCAATAAGCGCATTGACTTGACTGGTTCACTATTGAACAACTTGTTCCGCAATTACTTCAATAAGGTTGTAAAAGATATGACCAAACAAATTGTCAAGGAAATCAATACTGGATCATGGCGTTCTACATATGACTATAGTAACATTGTCAATCATACGAATATCTATAAGATTATTAAGTCGTCAACCATTGAAAACGGCATTAAACGTGCTCTAAGTACTGGTGATTTTGGTATTAAGCAGTCCACCTCTACAAAGGTCGGTGTTGCACAAGTACTGAACAGACTCACATACGCATCCAGTCTTAGCCATTCGCGTCGTATTGCCACACCAATTGATAAAAGTGGGAAGCTCATCCCTCCTCGCATGTTACACAATACCACATGGGGATTTTTATGTCCAGCTGAAACGCCAGAGGGTCAATCAGTTGGTGTTGTCAAGAATTTGAGTTATATGACGCATGTTACTATTCCATCGAATACACAAGCTATTATGACTTACGTGATGAATAAAATCACACCGATTGAAGATATTACTTACCATGAAGCATTCGGTAAGGTCAAGGTATTCGTCAATGGGGCATGGCTCGGTGTAAGCGACAATCCTATTGAGTTGTACCGGTACCTGAAAGATCTCAAGTACAAGGGCATGATTAATATTTACGCGTCCATCATCTTCTTGTATGATGTCATGGAGATTCGTGTTTGTAACGACGGAGGTCGCGTAACACGACCTGTGCTCAGAGTGAAAGAGAACAAGCTTGTACTTCACGAAGATATTGTTGACCAAGTGACAAGAAAAGAAATTGTTTGGGAGGATCTTCTAACCACTATGAAGATGAAAGATTCGGTGATTGAGTATATCGATCCAGATGAACAAAACACTACAATGATCGCTATGAAACCATCATCATTGTACAATGCGACATCTTACAATTATACACATTGTGAAATTCATCCAAGTACTATCTTTGGTGTTCTAGCGTCGTGTATTCCTTTCCCAGAGCACAATCAGTCACCGAGAAATACATATCAATGTGCAATGTCCAAGCAATCGATGGGTGTATATGTCACCAATTACGACAATCGTATGGACAAAACAGCATATGTTCTTAACTATCCAATGCGTCCACTAGTCGACACACGTGTTATGAATTTGATTCAACTCAATAATATTCCATCTGGATCACCTGTTATTGTGGCGATTATGACACACACTGGCTATAATCAAGAGGATAGTATCCTATTCAATAAAGCGTCAGTTGATCGTGGTTTATTCCAAGCTACTATCTACCACACCGAAAAGGATGAAGACAAGAAAATTCATGGTGATGAAGAGATCCGCTGTAAGCCAGATCCGTCTAGAACTAAGGGTATGAAGTTCGGTAATTACAACAAGGTAAATGCCATGGGCGTAATTCCTGAGAATACATTGTTGGAAAATCGTGATGTTATTATTGCCAAGGTCCAACCTATTAAGGAAAACAAAAATGATCATACCAAGGTGATTAAATATCAAGATCAGAGTAAGATTTTCAGAACGAACGAAGACACCTATGTCGATAAGAATTATATTGATCGTAACGGAGATGGCTATAACTTCGCTAAAGTGCGCACGCGTACCAGTCGCAAACCAGTGATTGGTGATAAATTTTCAAGTCGTCACGGACAAAAGGGAACTATTGGTAATATTATTCCTGAAGAAGACATTCCGTTTACTAAAACGGGTATCAGACCTGATATTATTATCAATCCGCATGCTATTCCTTCCCGTATGACAATTGGACAACTCAAGGAAACTCTTCTCGGTAAAGTTCTTCTAGAGTTGGGACTATTTGGTGATGGAACCAGTTTTGGAGAGTTCCCCATCGAAGATATTTGCAAGGAACTTTCGCAAGTAGGATATGAAAGTAACGGCAATGAAATCCTATACAATGGTCTTACAGGCGAACAAGTAGAGACGAGTATTTTCGTTGGTCCAGTATTTTACCAGCGCTTGAAACACATGGTGAGTGACAAACAACATAGTCGTTCAATTGGTCCAATGGTGAATCTAACGCGTCAACCTGCTGAGGGGCGTTCACGTGATGGTGGGCTTCGTTTTGGAGAGATGGAGCGCGATTGTATGATTTCTCACGGAGCAGCTCGTTTCACACGAGGGCGTTTGTATGATGCGTCAGACAAATATAGCGTACATGTGTGTAATAAGTGCGGATTGATTGCGGCATACAATGACGAAGTACATATCCATTTGTGTAAAGTTTGTAATAACAGGAGTGACTTTTCATATACTGAAATTCCTTATGCGTGTAAGTTGCTATTTCAAGAACTAATTACAATGAACGTGGTCCCAAGAATAATCACGAATAAATAAATCAAAAACATTATATATTTAGCATTTAGCCACAATGCTATCAAGTTTTTTTATTGAGGTTATATATATGGAAAAGTCAAATGCGACAATATATGGTTGCCATAGTGCCCGAGCTTCAACACAACGAATATTACGCGATGTATGGAATAGTGGAAACGTAGTTGGTGAGAATAATAAAAAACGTAAAATTGGTCCATTTAGAGCAGTCATGAATGCGGGTGATTTATTATCACGTCCTAATTATTCATGTGGAGGTCCAAACCCATTGCAATCACTTTCAATGCGTTTTGATAGCCTAGTACGAAGAGATAATACACGAAATGCATGTGATGCCACAAGTGTCCCAGCGAGTTCATGTAATGTTAAGTTTGTGTATGATTCATCCTCATTCACACGTTTTGTTAAAGAAACAGCTGTCAATAAGACCTATAAAAAATAAATCAATTATTTCCGAAATATTTTTCACAATATATAGTATAATGCAAAAATATTTAGTCGAGTTTTTGGGAACTCTATTCTTTCTTTATGTAATCATGGCAACTGGAGACGCATTTGCCATTGGTGCCGCTTTAATTATTGCAATCCTTATTGGAGGACCTATCTCTGGTGGAAACTTCAACCCAGCCGTGTCCATAATGATGTTCCACGCAGGTAAGTTATCCAAGAAAGATGTGATTCCCTATATCGTGGCACAGGTTGCTGGTGGTTTAGCTGCATATCAACTTTATTTACGTGTAAAGCTATAAATTTCACACCATTCATTATTTAATCATAAATATATCAAAAAGGAATCATTATTAGTTTGATATATTTTAACGTGCGATACACTTACATTGGGTCTTAATTTTATACATGTATCCGCTACTTGTTTCTGAACTATGTAAGTTCATTGAACTATTACTGGTTTTATAAATATGTGTATTGCAACAATTATTGGAACGATACTCATTGTCTTTATTTCCTGGCAACGCATAATGCATTGTATTTCGGTAAAACGTTTTAGATCGACTATCCAAATATTTGCTATGATTAGAAAAGTAGGTTTTAGGTAATTTGCTAACGTAACGATTTCTTCTTAATGCATTAGTTTGAGCACAACATGTTGTAAATTCCATTATACAATATACTTATAATTTTTATTTACCTGATGAATAAAAAATAAAATATATATAATATAATGGAAATTTCGATTATATTGATCGCATTATTTATTGTTCTCTTTATATATAACGCATACATATGGGTTGGTTCAACCAAAGAAGGTCTTAAATCTGACACCCGATGCTGCGGATCTTCAGACAGAACATATTCTTTAGAGAATAAACTAAAATCACTCGAAAAACATTTGAAAAAAAATGATGCTCAACTAAAGGAAAACACAGACAACCTCAAGGCGATTGCAGACCACAATAAAAAGGATGCCGAATCAAAAACAGGAGTAAGTGAAGAAGAATCCAAAAAACCGCCACCAGAAGTTGGTGGTCTTAGTTAGAAATTTGTTTTCATGATGAATTAAAAATAGGAGACTATACTATATGTCAAAATTTTTTAAAGATGTCGGAGGGGATTTAACTAACCTGGAAGAAAAAGTTCTTGGTCCAAAATATGATTATGCCAAAAATATCAAACCACCAGGAGAAATTGGAATGTCGTCTAGAGGATCTATATCGGCAGCGGCAAAAAATGTAGCAGGATTAATAGATTACACCGAAGTATTGGTAACTGGTGGTGGTAGGGCATCTCGTTCTGGTGGTGCCATGGGTAATAAATTTTTCCTCCAAACAGGGGCGAAATGCAATGATATTCATGGATCAGGGGAACAAACACGTTCTATCTACATCAATAATGTTCCACAAGGTAATATACCATTCATTTCATCTTCAACCGGTGCAAATTTCAGCGAGTTTAGAGGTTTGATACCAGGTACATTAAGCACTATGGGACAACTGAATCCAATGAAAATTTTTCAAGCATTTATGATGAAAGGAACACCTGATTGCCAAGCCCTTACAATGCAAACAGTAGATTCGAATAACCATAAATCATCTGAAACTAAATTTGTAGCACTCATGGATATCAAAAATTTAGACCCATGTACATTTTCAAACAAGCGCAACCCAATTACAAATAAAGGTTGTACGGAAACATTTTCTTCGTATAATACAATGCATACGCCTAATGAAGGTGAATTAACCGCTAATATTTCAAAATTACCAAATGATCCAATTGTGCAATTATATATTGCAAGTTTAGGCATCGTTGGTGTTTATATCATGTATAATCTAATACAACGAAGGTAATCGATTAGTTCATATGAACACACTAGAAACATCTGTTTCTTTTTTCATCGTTTCATCAAATACATACATGATCGTATTGTTTACTACAATACGATCTATATTCACCGGCATAAAAACACCATGTGTATTTAACCACTCCTTAATATGTTCATATCGATAACGTATATTTGCAAAAAATTCATGGGGTTTATTATTTATTACCATCATGGTATATTCCAAAATTTGCTGACCATAAATACAATTAACCTCGTCTAACCTATGGCGGAAAAACATAGGAATGTCCTGTTTGAACATGCGTGTGTCTGTATGAATTACATTCATTTGACCATTTGCAATTGTATGTGAATAAATATAATCGAGAATAGTCTTTATTTCGACATGCTCTACACGCCTTGACATATTTTTACATACAATATATCTATGACCATCACAAAGTTTCATTACAGATGGGCGAGAAATATAAACCTTTGAAAAAAGTGTGTTGAGATAAAATAATATATCCACGTAAATGGCACTATGTGTATTTTGAATCAAAATATTTATATCGCCTCCAACTTTAAGATTATATAACATGTGTGATAGATTAAGAATTAGATACTCGGCATCGGAATACCCAGGTGAATCAGTTACTTCATCACGCATTGCTAAAAATGCAATATCGAAATTTTCTGGTGGTTTACTAAGTATTTTACACAATGTTTCGATTGTAAAATCAATTGTAAAATGACTATATTTCGCTTCGATGTTTCGCAAATTGAATACATTATCCATTGCTCTTGTAATATTTACTATATTGTTTCCGTATACGCTATATTTTATGTCCTCGACATACGTTTTTTTTTGATAATTATAATTGATTATTTCTATGTATTCAAAATATGAAAAACTGATATTACATAACATAATACAATTGTTGATATCACACATAATTATATTTAGTAGATCGTTATCATAACTATCGCATAATTTACGTTTTACATTTAATGTTTGTATTTTTTTAATATATTCAGATGTTATATTTTCATTATGGCATAACTCAAGTACACCTGCTATTTGTGGCAGTTTATTCATATGTATATAAGGTAAGGGAATTTGATTAATCATTATTGTTAGGTTTGGTAAATATATAAAATTACATTTATATATATTTCTTATTAGTTATATTATCGTTATTTCACAAGGTTTATCAATAAAATTGAATATTATTTAAAATAGAATTATATATTATATCAATGTCAAAGCAAAATTCTGATTCAATGGAGGGTTTAATTAGCAAGTATTTAGCGTATAACCATAGTACTAGTGGATTCGAAAAAGAGTTGGAAGTACGTTTCAATACACGTAAATATGATAATGTGATTCAAAAAATGGATTTTGATCGAGTTGTACAAAAACTTCTTTCGATGGGTTTCAAGTCAGGGGATTTAACAGGATCATACATGATGCGTGTTTCAAGCGAATATGATAGTCATAATAAGATGATTACTGAAATTAGAACTGAAATTTTAGGGAAAGACAATATTAAACAATTATGTAAAACAAATCGAATTCCCGAAAATGGTCTAGTGACGTTTCAAAAAAAAGGTCGTGTTGAGAATAAGGGTGGTAAATTATCCCCTGTTAATAACGTCGAATTTCAATTCCGTACAACATTCAATATTGAAGAAAACATATCCGGTACACATCCATTAATTAAAAACCAGTATCTTGAGAAATTCGAGTCACTTAAAAAATACTATCGTTATATTAATCGTGTCGAATTCACGCATCCAGATTATCCTATTAAATGCCATTTGTCTATTGTAAAATCATCCAAAAAAGATAAAGATGGTGAAACCATTTTCGAGAGAAGTATCCAACATAGTGAAGTGTTTAAAAATCCTGAAGTTTATGAAATCGAATTGGAAATAGACAATGCTATGGTTGGTCAAGGAACACAATTCGAAACGATTGAATCAATTTCAAAACCTTTAAAGAATGTTATTAAGTATATACTTTGTGGTCTACAAAATACAAAATACCCGGTGTCGTATAAAATGTTATACGCAATCGAACAACAATATAAACAATTTATCTTACAAACTCATCCCGATAAAATGAAGTCTAAACTGATTCCTAGACAATTTATTGGTCCCGGTTCAATCACACTCCAACGAAAGCACGTGCAGCCAATTGATCCTGCTTCAAACGAAACGAATATTCGGCAAAATTATTGCGTGACAGAAAAGGCGGATGGTGAGCGACGTCTGCTTTACGTATCTGGCAATGGTATGATATTTGCAATTACCACGAACATGAACTTTATATGTATCGGTACAAAAACAAAGGTCTCGAAATTATATCACACAATGATTGATTGCGAATATATTATGAAGAACAAACACGGAGATGTTATTGATTTATACGCTGCATTCGATGTTTATTATATTGCCAAGCAGGATCAACGTAATTTGATATTTATGGATAGGTCTGAAACAACTAAAACACGACACGGAATGTTGTTAAAAGTAATCAGTGCATTGAAACCAGAATCTATGATTACTGGACAACCTTCACCTGTCCGTATTGAAGCGAAACAATTTTATTCGAGTGGTAATATTTTTGAAGACAATAATATGATTATACAGAAAACAAAGGATAACCTATTTGAATATGAAACGGATGGACTGGTGTTCACACCCACCAATTTATCCCTTGCTCGCGATTATGTTAAAAAAACATGGGATAAGTCATTCAAATGGAAACCCCCGGAGTTTAATTCAATCGACTTTCTAGTGAAAATGAAAAATGACGGAAAGACGGAACTTGTCGGTGATAGTATTGTAAGTTATAAAACTCTTACCTTGATGACTGGCTTCCAGGAAAATGAAAGTGGGTATTTACGTCCATGTGCTGACGTAATGGACGACATTAAAACCGCAGATATTATCGGTACAAATAAAGAACGTCATGATGGACGAAAGCCAAGAGTGGATACGAATGCTACATATAAACCTCACAAATTTTACCCAACTAAGCCGTATGATTCGAGTGCTCATTTATGTAATATAGCCTCTGTAAATGACGCCGATACAGAAGTAGTAAAAACAATAGAGAATGAAGTGATAGAAGATAATATGATTGTTGAATTTTATTACGATTTCAGTAGACCGAAATTATGGCGATGGGTTCCGCTACGTGTTCGGTATGATAAGACACGTGAACTTCGAAATGGGCAGAAAAATTACGGAAATAGTTATAATGTGGCAAACAGCAATTGGCAATCGATTCATCACCCAGTGGATGTAGACATGATGACATCTGGTATTGGAATTCCTGATATAGAAGACGACGACACTTATTACAATCGTGATAATAAGCGCGACTATACCGTGGGTATGCGTGATTTTCATAACAAGGTTGTAAAACGCATGTTAATCGAGTCTGTATCCAATGTAGGTGATATTCTGATTGACTTTGCTGTTGGTAAAGGTGGCGATTTTCCCAAATGGATCCAAAGTAAGTTGTCATTTGTGTTCGGAATTGACAAATCACCCGATAATATTGAGAATCATGTGGACGGGGCATGTGCCCGCTTCTTGAATTACAAGAAAAAGCTAGATGTATATCCTGACGCATTATTTGTATCAGGTGATTCTGGATTACGTATTACCACGCTGGATGCTCCCGATGGCGAAAAGTATAAAAATGTTACCAATGCGATATTCAACAAAGGTTCAAAGGACCTTGCGAAAATTGGCAAGGCTGCATTGAGACACTATGGAAAGGCAAAGGATGGGTTTAATGTTAGTTCATGCCAATTCGCACTTCATTATTTCTTCCGTGACGTAACAAGCTTGGAAAATTTCATTCAAAATATTGTCGATTGTACACGCGTCGGTGGTTACTTCACATGTACTTCTTATGACGGAAAGAAAATGTTTGATTATTTATCGAAAAGGAACAAAGGTGAAAGTGAAGTACTAAAACATACCAATGGTGAAAAAATGTGGGAGGTAATTAAACAATATGAATATGTTGACTTCAAAGATGATGTCAGTTGTATTGGATATGGTATTGATGTGTATCAAGATACAATTAATAAATTATTTCGCGAATATTTGGTGAATTACGATTATTTCTTTCAAATACTTGAAAAATATGGGTTCAAGTTGTTGACGCAAGATGAAGCACGTGAAATAAATTTGCCGTCTTCATTCGGTAGCTTTGAAGATCTACATCGTCAAATGCATATTGATCTTGAACGCGGTACAATCAAATCACAACAAATTGGACAATCTAATAATATGAATAAACAAGAACAACAAATCAGTTTCTTTAATAGTTTCTTTGTATGTAAAAAAGTACGTCACGAAACAACACCTGTTAAACTATTGGACTCTGTTGTTGGTGAAGAAGATGCCATTATGATGTCGGATTATATGACATCATTGGAAAAAGAAGTTGTTGTAGATGAAGGTGAAAATATCGAGGCAAAAATTATGATCGAAGATCCATTTGAAGTAGAGTCGAAATTACCAATGGAAGATGCGGAAATTAAAACTACAAAGGCAAAGGCACCCAGAAAAAAAAGAACAATAGCTGTGAAGGAAAAGAAGGGTGATATTGAAGAGGGTGAAATATTAGAGGATGAACCTGTTGAAAAAAAGAAGCGTGGTCGCCCGAAAAAAATTACAATCAAGGAAAGTATTCTTGATAATAAGTAACATGATGTCATTTGAAAATAAACATTTGTTACCTTCATGGTATTATATATAGGTATTTAAAGACACACAAACATATTATTATATAATAATATGCTCCCTTTTTTTTTGCTTTTATTCATTACTCCTTTGAACGTTTATGGGATGGTGCCGTCGTGCTGGTGTCTGAAGGGTCCTGATACTTATCAAGAGTTAGTTGATAGTTATCAGTTTTCGCAATATACAAATTGTTATTTGTCTGGTAATAATCCTTCATCAGATACTTGTTATGATGCTATTTGTCCTGGAGGGAATTGGGTAAAAGGTCATTCATACATCGATGCGTTTACCAAAACAATATCTGCTACTGATGGTGACGATTGTATATCAAAATGTTCTGCTCTTGGGGAAGGTTTTAATATTGCTAATATGCAAGCTACATGTTGGGATAACGGATATGAATATGGTAATTATGATGACGATGATAATTATGATGACGATGATAACTCTTACGGCAGTTGTAATGTGCTAACTTGTCCTCAAGTTTGGGATGGACACTGCGGGGCTTTTAATAAACCTACCGATAAATGGTGCGATTATGATGGACCAGGATCAACCGCAAATGTGTGTTGTGCTGCAGATTTTAGTGAATGTTGTGAAAGTGATGGAGGATCAATTGGTGGTACTATCGCAGGAGTTATAATATTTATAGGATTTTGTTTCTGGTATTGTAGGCGACGTCGAGATAATAGGAATGAAGAACCACCCAATTGTGCTTATAAATTCTTCTGCCCTCCTTGTGCGGTATTTGGTTATCAAGGGTGCGAAAATAAGAGTGATGGTTGTATGACATGTTGTTGTTGTTGGTTTTTTACACTTTGCTGTTGGGAACCCAAAAAAGTAGTAGTTGATAATAACAACAATATTGATAGTAATAATATTCAAGAAAGCCAAATGATTCCAATGGATGATAAATTTTAAATCTTGGGGGGGTAAATAAGTATGTCAAAATATTATTTTTTATGAAATAATATTTTGAAGAATGCATTTTTAGTAAATTCTATATATATAAAATTGAAGTAATACATTCATTTTATATATATATCAAATGGAAAATGGACACTTGTTTAACTGATGAAATGTGTGTTGGAAAAAAATATAAATATTATCAGCAATGGTGTATATATCATATGGATAATTATAATTATTCGCCAAATTATACTATAAGTTGTCACCCAGAAAGAATAGAAAGAACATATCCTTCTTGTGATAGTTGTTGGAAATGGACGGATTGTTGCGCGGATTCACCCCAAGATTGTTGTATTAAAGAATTTTATACTTATCCACCCACTAATAGTCCTACATTACACCCTTGTTCAAGTGGATGTGATAAACAATATTATTTTGAAAAATGTAATATTTTGCAAAATATCAACCAACAAATTACATGTGATTCTGGTGATGGTATACAATGCTGTTCTAATAATATAAACGAGTGTTGTATTTTTAAAAAGGAAGAAATATTTGGTTATAGTGGGTTAATTATAATTATATTAGCCCTTTCGATTTATATGATGAATCGCGATAAATACAAAATAAATCCAAAGGTTTAACATTTCCATCTACTGGTCTATTTTTTGTAATCTAATAATGATTTTTTTCCACCTTTATTTAACTATTTTCAGTTAATATATCATATATCTCCTGGTATAAGATTTGTTTTGTTTTCTTCTTACCATTTACGTCATGTGATTTGATGTTGAAGAATTTTGCAATTTCTAATAGTTCATCACCTTTAAATGAAGATATAGCTTTGATGGGTTTATCATAATTCGCAATATTATAACGTGGTGACTTATACATGGGTATCAATTCAGCCTTGTTTATTTCGTATGCAAAATAATCTTTAATCTTGTGAATGATGTTTGGCGTTTGTACGTTTGATGATGGAATAAATTCATAATATGAATTTTTAGTGAAATATACAAATGGAATATTTTCGATAATACATAAAACATGAAATGTTTTCATGGTAATTGCCTTTTCATTTATTAAATCGCTTTCACACTCGTAAATTTTCTGGATTTTATGTGACTTGATTAACGCCTTATTTTCACGTATCTTATCTATATATTTAAACTTGATTTTTTTCTCCTCTGTAAATTGGTTTGTATACTGATGTAGGTTATAATCATCGAACCCCTTGGTCATTACATAGAAAATCCAAAATAATTTATCTTCTTGACTAGGAACAAACATACTTGGATGTTTTTTTTCCATATCCTCCTTAGGTTTCGTTTTTTTTATTTTATTATCGATCATATTCGCCTTTACACATAATGCAAGACGTTTATTTGTCAGCATAAATGGTTCAATACTGGTCTTAATATTATCTACATGACATCTAGCATTCATTATTTAGTTCTATTGGTTTATCTTTATTATCTTTTTGGAAGTATTTTACTTTGAATTCCTCCTTCTGGCTTTCAAATGCGTCCAGTTGTGTTTCTTGTTTTGTGACATATTTCATGTATGTATCCATTTTTTTAATAACATCCACATTCAAACTGGAAAGATTGATAAATATACCATTGTTGTTTTCATTCAAAAGGGTTTGGTCCACATTCTGTTGAAGAATTTTCAATATTTCCCCTTGATGGAATGCATCCAATAACTCTATTTTTTCGCGCAATATCTCTAAGGTACCAATGTTTTCCATGTTTATATAAATGACCGGTATAACTTTATGTTATTTTTATAAATTGAATTATGTACAATGTATTCAAAAGTATTACAAAGAGAAAATAGGGACCAAATATGGCAACCATGGAAGAAATCGACGAATATATAAATGAAATACATATGAAAACGATGTTAGATAACTACGTTTTACATAATATACCACCTGATTATGAAGGTTTTCGGAAGAAGGAAGTGGAACCAATCAAAAAACCACGAAAACTTAATATATTTATTCCATCACCACAATATGATTTATCAGAGGACGATACAACCATTTTACAGAGAGAAATACCAATGGATGACTTAAATAAATTACGTGAAAAGATATTGCATGTTCAAGATTATATAACAAGTATGATCGATCGCAAAGAAGATGAATGCCCTGTATGTTATGAGGATATGGAAAATAAAAGCTTTTTAACCGGTTCTTGTGGGCACAAATATTGTGGTAAGTGTTGCTATGAGAATTTTACAAAAAATTGTCATACGGGTTCATTATGCCCACTATGTCGTGTGGAAGTACTTTAGTTTTAAAATGCCAATATATAAATTCTGATTTTTTACATTTGAAATGATAATTATTCATTCGTAAATATACAAAGTGAGGGTCCCACAAAAAAGAATATAAAAAATATTTTATATTATTATTATATGGAAATTCAACAACCAGTTATAAGTATTTATGATGCGTATTCAATTTCATCTGATGAAGAGAATGATATTATTGATAATAAAGAATATGAACCACCTATTAAAGTTAGGTTACCTTCGGAAATAACTATTAATACATCATCTGATACAGATTCAGATGATTATAATGAAAATAATATAATACATAACAATCGACGTAAACCATCGTTTGTAAAAAAATCTTTGAAAAATTTTTCAACACGTATCGAAATATTACCAGAAAAACTTAGGGAAACAATGATTTTAGAAAAAATAAAATCACCACGTCTCTGTTATATTAAATATAAAGTGTACGGAATGACAATGTTATTAATGTTAGTTATAATATCGTTAGTAATTATTTTTTAATTATAAATCCATGATGATAATCTGATCATTTACCTTGCATGTATCTTCATTGGAAACAGACGCAGGACATTTTATTTGATATGTTGGGATTCCATGATCTTGATTCCAACATGTATATACACCAGTCAAATGTTGATTCGAACATTGTAGTGCTACATATTCACTTCCACCAAAACTTGTACGCAAATCATTCGCACTGACATTTTGCCCAATCGAATTATATAGAATATCTGGAGTAGGAATACTAAATGTTAACTTAATCGCATTATTAAAATAATCGTATTGTGACAATCCAGTACATGTTCCGTGTTTACTCCATTCATGTTCCCAAAAGGAATCGTATGACGAGCTGGATTCCTCCTCCTTAACGTTTGGCCAATATTGGATCATGTCGGAAGTTCCAATTAATTCTGGAACTGAAGTATCAAAAGGTTCATTACTACACGATGAAGGATAACCAGTTGTATTATATTGTGGCCACATGCCATGAATTGTTAAATTTGTCGTCCAATATGATTCTGGTGACGTACACCCAGGATAGGTTTGATCATTACAAAAACCAGGTGTCCATGAATAGGCGTAAACATATAATGTAGATTGTGACACAACAGATGTTAACGATGATAATAATAATAGGGAAGGAATGAAAAGCATCTATAATATATACATGTAAAAAATACTATAAATAAACATATTATCGCTTTTTTTAAGCACTACACATTTCACACGGCTCATCATCAGACGCTTTTTTTTTAGATTTTGTAGGGTCTATCGTAAATTGTTGAGCCTGATGCTTGGCTTTGCGCCGTAAGTAATACACACCGGTCTTTAATCCTTGCTTCCACGCATAAAAATGCATAGATGTTAAACTGCCGTAAGTAGGTTCTTCCTGCCATAAGTTTAAACTTTGGCTTTGACAGATAAATGCCCCTCTTTCTTTCGCCATGAGAATAATATCTTTCATCGGAATTTCCCACACCGTTCTATATCGTTCCTTTACTTCATCTGACAATGCGTCAATATATTTCACTGAACCTTTATTTGCGATAATATTGTTCTTAATTTCTTCATTCCACAAACCCATATCACTGAGCTCTTTCATTAAGTGTTTGTTCGCTACCATAAACTCTCCGGCTAGCGTATTTCTACTATAGATGTTACTTGTAATAGGTTCGAAACATTCATTATTTCCTAAAATTTGCGAGGTGGATGCAGTAGGCATTGGTGCTACAAGCAATGCATTGCGCACACCGCGCATCATAACCTTTTGTCGTAAATCATCCCAATCATACCTATCACTAGGTTCTACTTCCCATAAATCAAACTGAAACTTACCATAGAATAATGGACTATTCGTAAAACTGCTATAGGCACCAATATGTTCCTTGTTTAATTTGGACTTTTCGTCGTCACTCAATACAATCGACTTTTTATTTTTCCCATACTTATTATATCTTTCCAGAGCAAGCTCATATGATGTTTCCATGGACGCGTGATAGATGGTTTCAAAAATATTTCTATTGATCTCCTTTGAAGTCTCGCTATTAAATGAAAGTCCCATCATGATAAAGACATCGGCAAGTCCTTGAACACCAATGCCAATGGGTCGATGACGCATATTACTCAATTTTGTCTTATCGGTAGGATAAAAGTTAATATCGATAACACGATTCAGATTGCGTGTAATCACTTTGGTCACCTCGTGTAGTTTATCATAGTCAAATGTCTTTTCTTCGGTATTCACATACATTGGTAGACCAATGCTAGCTAGATTACAAACAGCCGATTCTTCGTGATTCGAGAATTCGGTTATCTCTGTACATAAATTACTGGATTTGATTGTCCCGAGATTCTTTTGGTTTGATTTGTTATTCACAGCGTCTTTATAAAGTAGATATGGTGTACCCGTTTCCATTTGACTATCTAAAATATGAAACCATAATTTTCGCGCGTCAATGGTTCTACGTCCTTTCCCATCCGTCTCATATTTCGTATAAAGTGTTTCAAATTCTTCGCCATATACATCCGATAAACCCGGGCATTCATGAGGACACATAAGTGTCCATTTACCATCTGTTTCCACGCGCTTCATGAATAAATCTGAAATCCAAAGTGCGTAAAACAGATCCCTTGCTTTCGTCTCCTCATCCCCGTGATTTTTACGCATTTCCAAAAAGGCAAAAACATCTGCGTGCCATGGTTCTAGATAAATCGCAAAACTACCATTTCGACGTCCGCCTCCCTGATCAATATAACGAGCTGTATTATTAAACACGCGCAACATTGGAACAATACCATTGGATGTTCCGTTTGTACCTCGAATATGTGTACCTGATGCGCGAACATTGTGAATATGTAGACCAATACCACCAGCATATTTGGAAATATTTGCACAATCCTTGAGTGTATTGTATATCCCGTCAACACTATCGTCTTCCATGGCAAGAAGATAGCATGAACTCATTTGTGGTCTAGGTGTTCCGGCATTAAATAATGTCGGTGTTGCGTGTGTAAAATATTTGTCACTCATTAAATCATACGTCTCAAATGCGCGAACAAGATCTTTACCATGAATCCCAATTGCTACACGCATCCACATATCTTGAGGACGTTCAATAATTTTCCCATCGATGCGAAATAAATAGGCACGCTCCAGCGTCTTATATCCAAAATAATCGAGAACATAATCCTTCTCATAATCGATTTTATCAGTGATTTGTGTGGCATTTTCGTTAACACATGCGTAATAATCATCTGCGACCATTGGATAGTTATTTCCGTGAATATCCTTGTACGTGTAAAGACGTTCGGTCACTTCGATAAAATCGCCAGGCGTTTCCCTATGTAAGTTGGAAACGCACAATACACTCGCCATACGTCCATAATCTATATGTTGAGTAGTTTGCGACGCACATTGCTGAGCAGTCAGTTCATCGATTTTACTGGTTTCGATTCCGTCATATAGTTGATCAATAATACGTATAGCCATCGATGAATAATTAATGTGAATATTATGTAGTTGTCCAATTGTTTTTATGCGATGTAAAATTTTATCAAAAGAAATAGCAACAATTTCGCCATTTCGTTTGCGAACATTCATTTCATCGTTCATCCAATTCATATATGATAATACATACAATGATAATTTTAAATTGATTCATAATAATTATAAATATAGCTATTATAAATTTGTTATTTCATATTCTCTAGTATTTTTAGAATTTCAATATCCATAATATTACTAGTATTATCAGTAGTATCTATTTTCATTGAAATAGGTATTGTCTTTTCCTTTTTTTCAATTACTTTTTTTTCTTTCTTTTCAATTACTTTCTTTTCCTTCTTTTCCCTTACCTTCTTTTCTTTCTTAACCGGTAAACATACACTATCATTTATTTGTGGGTCAGACTCGACGATATCGTTTAATTGTGATTCACTAGTTGATTCACCATCACTACTATCCATAATTAAATGCGATGACTGATTAAAATCATCTGCCTCGTCATCGCTACTATCCATAATCAAACACTCAGGCTGCTTCTCGTCATCACTACTATCAGCAATCAGACATTTCGGAGGATTATTCAAATCACGTGTTTCATCAGTTAAATCGATTGTATTTTTTCGTTCACGTTTGTTTGGTGCACGATGAGCATACCCGCGCTCACGATCAATGAGCACTTGACTCCATACATTTCCCATTTGACCAATCGAATTTTGAAACCATTCATTGTTCCTCAACACAAGAATACAGCTTACCTTTTCTAAACGCCAATAGATAGTTTTTATAAAATTTAGGTGGAGATTTTCGTGGAGAATTTTATTTACCCAAACGTTAAAGACACCTTCGCTAATCTGTAATTCAGGGTAAAAATACTTAGGTGACGATCCATCCATGAACATTAAATACGCGCCCTTGAATGCCAAATTTGGTGTGTGATTGAAGTTATCTCCATCACTGAAAAAATCAGAATAATTATCGTATTCCATAAACTTTGTTTCTAAGAAATCGCACTCATTTAAATCACATACTTCCATCTGTAATTGCATTTGAACCCAATATTCCTTTTTGGGTATTTGTGTAATTTCGCGGTTAACTATATTTTTGATTTCTAACATCCTACCATATCGCTGACATGTTTCTTTCACAACAATTCCATCTGGAGATGCTCCTAAAAAGGTGTGTGTATCATGTATGATACATCCAAAATCTTCGACCTGGGTATTGTATATAAATTCATAATATTGTGTACTAATCGGTTCAAACTTTTGTCCCCAATGCAATGGACTCGATGTGTTAACTGAAGATGAAAACTTTTTTTCTTCAATTGGTAAACATTTCTCATAAATAATTTGATTTTGGTTACTTTGACTTTCAAAACATTTCCATGCGTTACTCGCTGTAATCAAATTATGGCGCACCAAATACCATTCGTCAGTACGTTGTTCGGGTTGCGGTTTATTACGCAAAATTTCAAGCTGTTGACAGATCCGGAGAATATTCGGTGGATGACGGATCCACGATTTCTTATAGGAACGTCTTGGAATTACATGCGAATAAACATTGCGAAAAATTTCACGAAGTATGACATCAATATACATATCATCGTTTGTATCGTCGTCATCGTCGAACAAATCGAACAATTCATAATCTTCGCCGTATTGTACCTCGATCATCTGTTGAATATTTTCTTCAAAATCTGTATCGAAGCTATAGTTTGACATGTTTGAAACATATGATTCCATGTATAATTCTGATACATGTATACCATACTCAATTATTGCGAAAAAACTATCATCAGTAATTTCTTCTTTATCTTCGAAAAAAGACTCCATATCATTCATTTGCGGTTAGTTGTATTATTATGATGATAACTTTTTATGTGGTCTTTCAAATTGTTATTTCATTCTCATTCTCCTTCTCTTCCTCTTCTTCGTACTCCTTCTTTTCCTCGTTTTCCCTTTCTTCTTCCTTCGTTTTCTTCTCGTTTTGTTTCCTCCTTTTAACCCATCAACTAGTCGGAGTCTATCATCCGAAGCGATATTGCTCCTTGTATTTGCCTTATCTGGTAATATATTTGCCTTATCAATTTCGCTGTGACCACTTCTTGTCATCGCCCTACTTCTATGTATTATATTGACTAGATCATTATTTTCTTTTTGGAATTCACGTGTCAATCTACGTGAATCCAATAGAATATCCTTTTCAATTGTACCGATATCATCGGCGTCGACGAGTAATGCGGGTATAAAATCGTATTCGGGTTCGTCAGCATCTTCACCAGCATCTTCACCAGTATCTTTGCCAATATCTTCTGTAGAAATCACATTTAAAATAGGCAAAAATGATATTCTACCCTTGTTCTTTTTTATCATGTCATTAATTATTGTAGGATCGGTTATAATAACCTCATTGGTTAAATTAAAACGAATCACGGATACCTTTAATATTTTTGCACCTGGTGTAAAAATTGTGCGTCTTACTTCACCTCTGTATAAAAACAACATAGTATCATCTGATACAGATGTCTTCATTGTTCCAAAAGCATTATATTTATATAGACTAAGCTTGGTAAGTATTTCCTTAATGGTTGCTGTTTTACTCTTTATGTCATTAATAACGGACTCATCGACGTCTGCATCCGCCATATCTATATATTTATTTAACTCTTTCATGTTTTTATTTATTAATTCAAGTTGATTGGTAATATATTCCGGCTTTTTCTCTTCATCATTAAGTGCTGATTTATGTGTAACTTTAACTATATCGTGTAAATTCAACCCATTTGGAACAAGTTCCCTATAAGGTTTTAAAATAGTATCCATAAATCTCCGGTCATTATTTATGTGATCAATACTCCATGTACGTAAAATTTTGTTGCTATCACCTATATCCGTATAAGTTATATCCTTCTTAATTCTCGACGTTGTCCTAGTTTCTATTTTCTTAAATGTTTCGGGTATTCCATTTATAAAATTACTGATGTGTCCATTATAATCTTTTATTTGTTTATTTAGTTTTTCATTCGATACATGATTAAGATTTTCATTAACCCATACAGCTAAACCATTATGTATTTTTTTAAGTTTATCACTGCTAATAAATCCATTTATTTTTTCGATTCTTTCCAGTAATTGTTTTTGGTCGGTTACGAAACCATTCGCATGTCTTTGTATTATTATTAACTTATCAACAAGTGATGACGTTTCTTCGACATATTTCTCTATGAGTCCTTGCATATGTGTCTTCCCATTAGAATTTTGAACAACAACGATACGCATATAATCATTTAAAGTAGATGTAAAAATATTCAGTTCTGTTAGTCTATGTTTATATATTTCGATTTCGTCCTCTCCTTCTGGTACATTTAAATCCAACAGATCATCAATTCTTTTATTACCAGCATCACTTAATGTTCCCCTAATTATTGCAAACTTTTCATGTATTGACTCCATTACTCCCCTTGTTAGTTTAAATTCGGTGGACTCTGGTTCAATATCTGGTTCAGGTTTAAGTTCAGGTTCATCGTCTGAATCTGATTCTGAATCGATTGCTATATCCCCTCTTTTATTAGTTGTTTTTTTCATTAATTGAAATGACGTCATATCAGCTTTACCTTCATTCAAGAGATCATATCGTTTCAAATTTTTAATAATTTCGTCGTAGTAAATTTTTTCATTAGATTTGTCACAATTAGTAATGAATATTTTATAAGACTCAAATGTTGCTTTATTATCAGGAAATATTTTATCAATCCAATCTGAATGAGGCTTCAGTCCATTATTCATAAACCAAAATGGATTGTTAAATAATATGCTCTCTCCAAAAACATTTTTATCAGTTGTTCGAATACCAATACCAACAGGGAATTTTATTTGATTCTTCAAATAGTTATTTACACGTTTAGAATAATTTACTTGACTTGCGTCACCAAAAGCCTTTAATGAAACAATAATTATACATAATAACTGGACCTCTTTACTTATTTTATCACTGGTATTTAAAGCGTCGATAAGTGTTTTATGTATGGCGGGTGGAATATTATCATAAATTGCCTTGCCAAAAAGATATATACGGGAATGTCGCTTGGTAAAATTAGAAAGTTTATCTTCCAAATGTTGTAATGTTATTTGTACTTTTGGTGTACCTAATTCATAATGGTATTGAAAATAATCACGATGATTCAGAAATGATGAAATACTCTCAATCGTAGTATCGCGAACCATCAATTCCAATGTTTGTTGAGGTTTACCGGTCAAACCCTTCATAGTAAAAGAAACAATTCCCTTTTGATCACCAACACCGAGTTTAATAGGAAACTTGGTAAGAATACCTTTTGGGTCTGTAGAACCAGAACTTCCAGTTCGTATATAGTTATCACATTCAGACTCAAATTCACCCATATTTTTGATTTCATTATTAAGACTACCCATATCTATTTTTATCACAGAACCATAATAACTACAAAAATCATCAATACTATTAGCGAGCTCCCTTAAAAATGGATAACTATATATATGTTGTAAACTCTGTAATTCTTGAATACGTATTCTTAATCCATTATCTGATCCGTCTGGTTGTATAGCATCCTTATTAAATTCATATGATCCATTTGCAGGGTCCATAAAACTAGCTATTGTGTTAATTTTCCCATTAGACATAATATCCGAAAAAGGAGCAATATCACCTTCTATATTTATTATTTTATCATCCGGAACATCGTTGATATGTGGATAGAGAATTTTATCACTTATACTATTATCGGAAAATGCAAATTGAGCCTGTTCTATTGTGAATACTTTACCAACAGGTTTATTGTCAATCGTTGATATATATATTTTCTCGGATTCTGCTTCAGAGTTATAAGTGTAGACACTTTTTTTCTTATCAGCATCTAATTCAGCATCTTCTATGTATAATTTACCATGTTCTTTGGAATCACTAATGTATTTTGACAAGTGTAAACTATTTATAACTCCGCAATTAGCATTCATATACTCAATCATTGTCCTCATATACATTTTCTCACGCTCGTGTTCGCTAGTAGTTTCACTATTGTAATTTTGTAATATTTGCGAATAAAAATTGTATATTTTTGCATCAGACGTTATAGGTACCGATAATGTTCCCATTATTTTTTTAGAAGCATTTAATAAGTCAGTTTCAAAGTTCAACTGATAATTATCCGCTTCTGTTTTTTTTTTGAAATCATGCTTAATTTCTACAAAATTTTTAAGACGTGACATCATTTTAAAAGAATTTGTCTTACCTCGATCTAACAAAATTTCACCATTGCATTCGTCGCCGCCACCACCAGATAGAGTTTTCGGTCCATAAATATTATTTGTGAATATCATCTCCATAATTCGTTCAAAATCATCATTTACTTTCATCATTGTGAAGTATTGATAATTCGATTCTATTTTATCCATTACCACATCTTGCATATGTTGTAAATTATTTCTCACATCTCCAATAGTAACCAGAGGATTCGGTTGTCCGGAATATTCTTGGTCAGATGTTGGTGATGGTCTTAGGTGTAAAATTTTAGGGAGTGGCGGTGATGAAGATTGTGATGAAGATTGTGATGAAGATGATGGTGTTATAGTTATCGTTTGAGAACCACCTTTTTTTATACGTCTCCTTTTATGCGTTCGTCTTTTATGTGTTCGTTTTTTATGCGAACATTTTTTTATGCTTTTTATACGACTCTTGCGCGTCGCCATATATTATCGAAATATAATTATAAATAGTATAAATCTGTTAAATAAAATAATTGTATTATATCATGGATACCAATAAACAAATACAAATAGAAGGACAGAGTAATCGTTATTTTATTAAAAAAGTAAACCGAGAAAAAAAACAGGAACTACTTACCTCTATACCTAAACACGAGTTTCTAGATGATTTCGAGTTACCATCCACCCAGATGTCAATCGTCCAAATGATTTATTTAACTCAAGAAGACCCATTATATGCAAAGGAGATTTCATGCGTTAAACAAAAAATCCGGACAAAAATGAATTCCTATTCACATCAAGATAAATTAAAACAACGTTTCTGTTTTGACACACAATTGACATGTAACGACATTTATGAACTGATATTATCAAGCAAAGGTAAATGTTATTATTGTAACAATAACTTTGTCATTCATTATGTAAAATACAGAGATTCCACCCAATGGACACTTGAACGTATCGATAATGACATTGGGCATTGTAAATCAAATTGTGTTATCGCATGTTTACAATGTAATTTACAGCGCCGCAATCGGAACATGCAAAAATTTAAAACATCCAAGAATTTAGTCATTGTCCGCAAAGATTTAGAGATTTGTCAACCAAAATAGTAATTATATGTTTGCCGAAAAATGGTATAAATATAATATTTTGTTTTTTATCAATGACAGCACAATATTCAACACAAAATGATTTGTTGTTAACTAACTTACTCGACTTTTATAGCGACGAGACGAAATTAGATACCATGTTATCTATTATCAATGGCGAGTCGAAAATTTCCCTTCGTATTGTGGATTGGTTTGCCACCAATTACGCAAAAAAATATTATACACTATATACGATTAAGGGCGAAACTGATGCCACGTCACGTCGTTTCAAAGTATATATCGACTATAAACTTAAATTAAAGGCATATAGTAAGAAAAGATTCGACCCATTTTGTAGGTGGGACAGAATAAATATTCCGTATAAAAACGGGAATTTCATCCAAACAACAATTGGACAACTTAACTTCTTCAAATGGGCTCTCGAAAACAATGTTGTTGACTATATTCGTGGTCATTACGAGGAAATCGAAAATGATATGAATGGACGCAATAGTTCTTCGCGTAAGAAAGAAATACAGGTTGATTCAAACAATAAAACACGTAAGCGTCGCGAAGAGTTATCGATTCTTGCTTCCAAAAGCATCAAAAAGGAAGAAGTCGAGATAATTGTTAAATTTTCGTAAAAATATAGTTACACCATTGAAGATTTAAAGCATATTTTTTATTATAACTTATGTATAGGACAATTATGTTTGCTTGGGGTGGTTGTATTGTAGGGAGTATAATACATAACTCATTAGAATACTTATATGTAAAACATTTATGTTATGACAAGCAATCATATTATATTTTGCGCGGACATTTACTAAGGAATATACCAGGATTATTATTTTGTTTTGCAGGTGGGATTACCGGGTATATGTTATTCCAAAATGTAAATACATTGCTTATTTGTTAACATTTTTATTTTCAACCAAAAATAAATCAAATAATTTCATGTCAAGTAAACATGAAATTATATCATTGAAAAATTGAACGTAATATATACTATTATTTGACATATATATAAAACAACATGGATAAACGTGATATAATTGCCGGATACAATGCAATTATGCCTCTGAATTTATATGATATTCCTACTGAACATCGTAAACAGGCAATAGATGAACATTATAACGACATTAAAAAATATAGGATGGAACAGGATGAAATGTCACCTCGTTTGCGATATGAAAATACAATTGGGCGTATACATAAACTACATAAACGCGATCGCGAAGCATCCGAGAAACGTGCGGAGGACAAGAAACAACAAGAAGGTAACAGATATGATGATAAACAACGACAATTTAACCAATGTGAAACCCTTCATGGGAAATTATAGTTATAGACTAGATTCTGTCGCAGCGCTATTTTTTTGTTTTACTATTAATATTTTTCAATATGTATTAGTTTAAACATGATTTTTAATATTAGAATAACATTTAAAATCATGGGAAATTCAGCATCAATAACAAAGGTAAATTTTGAGGATGTTCAAAATTGTATTGAAGATAATAATAGTGTTATAATTAATGTCATGTCTTCACACGATCAAGGTTGTTTAATTAAAAATACAATGGATATTGTTGACGAGGTTCATTTATTAAATGAATATCTCGAACGAGGCGATAAAAACGTTACTATTATTTTGTATGGTAAACACACAAACGATATGAAGGTTTACGATAAATACAATCAGTTAATACAACTGGGATTTACAAATGTTGGAATTTATATAGGTGGGCTGTTTGAATGGATGTTAATGCAAGATATCTACGGAAATGAAAATTTCCCCACTACTACATCCGAGCTTGATATTTTGAAATTCAAGCCACCTAAAGTTCTATTTATAAAGCGTTTACATGATAATAATAGATGAACCAATATTTTATTGACCAATCATATCAACAACTTCATGAACTATCGTATCAATAACTTCGTTACAATCCTGTTGTTTTTCAGTAACATTTGTATCGTCAACACTCATTTTTTCGCTATCATCCATCTCACTAATGCGCATGATGCTATCAACTATATCACCATTCATTTCATTATATACGCGTGTGGCTAATTCGTTAGTACAATCTGTCTGTTGTGTAATCGTTTGAATATCATCGTTTGTGTCACTAATCGAGATTGTATCCATTATCTCATTATTACTCCCGCTACCATATAGGTCATTGTACATATTATTCGCAATATTCATTTGGTCGACAAACCCAAATGTCTTCTCCATGTTATGAGTTCCTGAGAAATGTTCCCTGATTTTTATAACAGCTTCTTTACGCTTTACCTCTGTAGATTCGCGCAATGATTCTTCAAGAATTGTTGTGATACCTGGCTCAATGTACCCACTTTTAGAATAACACAATTTATCATCAATGAATGATGCGTATACATTACATGTTTTATCGGTTGAAAATGTATTGGGTAGTATTACTTGAGGTGTTGATGAAATATGAAATTTTTGGTTATTTTTAACAAGCGACAACCAAAATGTTTGTGAAAAGAAAATTTCACGATATTCTGTTTCTCCTTCATGAATTTGTTTAATGACATTCAACATATACGAAAGTGATTTGATATTGATGGTTCTGTTAATGACCATTACACCATTATCTTGGTAAAATTCGGTTTGACCATCACCGACATCCTCGTCAAATACATATGATTGCTCTTTGGGGAAATTGTCACATGACTCGTCAATAAAGTGTTTTACAAACTCGCCATATTGTTTGTCCTTTGTAAATTGACCCTTTGTATGTGGGAACATAATGACACCCGCAGGTCTATATTCAGAAAAATCAAACATGAATGATGGATCCTTATCAAACATAATATCGTCATTAAACAATATAATTTCTTGCGAATCACTATAAAATGCCATAATTGCTTTAACAGATTCACGATTCCATTTACTCACGTCTGTTACATGTGAATCTAGAAAAATAATTATTACATTTGAAATCTTGTTTAATGAATCGAAAAAATTCTCACTGAGTGTATCCTTTTTACACCATACTTCTAATGGAATATCACACTTGTGTAAATCTCTTAGTGCTGTAATGTTTTTAATGGTATTCTTTTCACCTTCTGGAGTGGTAAAAGTAGACATTCCTTGAAAAAGTGATAGTTCGCTCATTATACTAATCATGGTAAATTTGTATTTAACTAATTTATAAAACTAATTTATAAAACTTACACCTTTGAATATTCAAGTAATTATATATAAAATTGAAATTGTTTAAATAATATTCTACATATTAACACATACAACAAAGATGGATTTATTTCAATCAAAGTTAACAAAGTCTGAATGGGAGAGTATAGAGGTTCCCGTTCACACAGATGAAAAGCAAATTCTTCAAATGATAGTAGAAGGCTACCATGATTTGAACATTTCCCGCAACAATACTATTTCACTTCTAGCATTCCTTAAGATCCCATATAGTGAAAATATAGAGGCGTATATTTTTGACAATTATTTCAGCAGCGAAATTGCAATTCAAGCGAAGAAATATGATATATCTATTGACCTAACTGAAAAATACAATTCGAAAAAGCCGATCAAAAAAGGGGATTCAATGCGATTTGAACAAAATAGTGTTAAAAAAATAAACACTGACGTTATATTCGAATTCATTATTTTACAAATTACTAATAAAATGCTTCGCTATATTTCCAGTTCAAACCCAAGATGGATTTACCATTATTATACATTGTACCATATAACAAAATATCCTATTCGCTTGGTAAACGTTTATGTGCTCAATTACATCAATGTACTCCTTGAAAAACATGTAGATGATATTAATATCCTATCTATTGTTGAAAAGTCACATGACTACATCGAAAAGAACGAGTTTATCCTCGAATATTCGAATATGGAATTATATAACCACCAAAAACAAATTTATTCTATCTTTAAAAATAACTCTGAAACACCCAAACTAGTTTTGTATATTGCGCCAACAGCCACTGGTAAAACATTAACACCGCTTGGTCTTAGCGAGGGGTATAAAGTAATATTTGTTTGCGCCGCACGACACGTCGGTGTAGCCCTTGCCAAATCCGCTATTAGTATGAATAAAAAGGTGGCATTTGGTTTCGGATGTGGATGCGCCGAAGATATTCGCCTTCATTACTTCGCTGCAAAGGAATATACCAAGGATTGGAGAACTGGTGGCATCCGTAAGGTAGATAACACAATTGGTGATAAGGTAGAGATTATGATATGTGATATCCAGTCATATATTTATGCCATGTACTATATGGTATCGTTTAATAAGCGTGAAAATATTATTACATACTGGGATGAACCAACTATTTCAATGGACTATGATGATCACCCATGTCATGAGATTATCCGTCGTAACTGGTCGAAAAATATTATTCCCAATATGGTAATGTCTTCAGCAACACTTCCAAAGCAACACGAAATTGTCGACGTCCTACAGGATTTTAAATGTAAATTTGATGGCGCAATTGTTCACACCATTCAGAGTGATGATTGTAAAAAGACAATTCCTATCATCAATACAAGTGGAGAAGTAGAGTTGCCACATTTCATGTATAAAAACTACGATCAAATTTTATCGTCTGTTGCCCATTGCGAAAGTTATCCGACGATTCTTAGATACTTTGATTTGTATGAGGTATCGCGTTTTATCGCATATATTCACAGAAATAACCTATGTAATTCGGTGCGTTATGAATTGGACAATATCTTTACCACCATTGGAGATGTGAAAATGAATGTCATAAAAACTCATTATCTGAATTTGCTCAAACATATTGATCCGGAAAAATGGGATGAAATATATGCACACTTTGTTGCAACCCGTGAATATCGAGTTGTACCTAACATGCATGAAGTGAAAGGCGTTGTTAAAACCATGGGTTTGGAAAATAGTAAGGGTGGTAGACCTATTGAACGCACGAAATCCATACAACATGATACAAAACCTACTTACCACAATGAATCTGAATACGCGAATGCAACACAACATGGTGTATATATTTCGACTCGTGATGCGCATTCACTTACAAGTGGACCTACAATCTATTTGGCACAAGATACAGAGAAAATAGCCAAGTTTTGTCTCAAACAGGCGAATATACCTGTTTCAGTAATGACAGAAATCAGTCAGGCAATTAAATTTAATAACTCAGTAAATAAAAAGGTTCGTGTTTTGGACAAAGATGTTGAGGACGCATTGGCAAAGGAAGAAGGTAAAGAGCACAAGATTAGTGAGGGGCGATACTCTGATGATATAAAGAGAAAGATGCGCGAAATTCAAGAGCTGACGGCATTAATTAAACCAGTTACTATTGATGAAATGTACATACCGAATAAACTAAGACATCTGTCTAGATGGGTTGGTAAGACAACATTCGACATTACTCCGTATTCAAGCGATATTTCCGAAACGGATATCGAAGATATTATGAAAATGGATGTAGAAAATATTTGGAAAGTGCTTATTATTCTTGGTGTTGGATTGTTTTCGCAACAAGTTCCCATTAATTATATAGAGAAGGTAAAGCAACTGGCAAACACTCAAAAACTATATTTGATTGTAGCCGGCGAAGATTTCATTTACGGAACAAATTATCAATTCTGTCATGGTTATATCAGCAAGGATTTACACATGACTCAGGAAAAAATGATTCAGTCGATGGGACGTATTGGGCGTAATAAACTACAACATAATTATAGTGTACGTGTGCGTGATAACGCAATGATTTCTAAAATATTTCAAACGGAAGAAGATAAGAAGGAGGTACTGAATATGAATCTACTCTTATCAACATCTGATGATGATATGGAAATTCCTTAATTCGACCTACCTTGTGGGGTCGGTTATATTCATTATTTGTAAATCATCTTTCTTGACTACTACGTTTCTTGAAACGTTTTTTATTATTTTATCAATATTCTTTTCTTGTTTGTCATCAATACCACCAATAGAATTGGTAATTATTTTCATATATTTATCATTTGATGAATTATTGCCATCCATACACATCGGATTGTTTTCTATCCACAATGGTATCTTTTCGAGATTGTTTCGTTTTATTTGTGTGATTGCTTTTTTCAAGATGGGTTTATTTTCCTTTTCAAGATTCCAATTATCGGCGTCCTTTATATATAGGACCTCATTCTTCAAATCACAACAATGGATAGGTCTTTTATAAACATCCATATTTTGGAGCTCATCCAAGAATATTTTGGTAATTCCATTAACAAACCCCAATTCACCCATGATTTCTACACCATCAGTGTTTGATGAAATCATGTTTATAAAATCCATAATGTTAATAGCATCCTTGCAGTGAGAATTCAGAAACACATTAATATTGACGTTGTTTGTTCCTTTTCCAACCTTGGGTATTAGTTCTTGTATTTGTTGTTGTTGATTTACCAGAAGAGTTCGCAACTCCTTATTTTCTTCTAGAACATGATATACCAGTTCCTTCATAGTATCATCGGCTTGTGCATTTGTACCAGCCGTTGTGGTGACAATCTCGGTGGACACAATTTCCTGCATCGAGATGTCATGACATATATCATTCGACGCATATATGTCACATTTCGACTGATGCTTCCACATGCCACTTCTCGTTTTATACTTTTTTCCACATATACACGCTTGGAAAGTTGGTTTGATGTTTTTTGATGTAAAATGTGTTTCCATTTGTTTCCATTTGTGCTTTTGGGTTGCGGTGTGTCTTCGGTAGTCTCCTTTCTTGCTACAAATGAAGTCACATGATTCGCATAGAAAATTTTGATGTTTTTTGATGTTTTTTTGTGTTTCCATTTTGTTTCCTTGTATATTAGAAACAAAGATTTTTCTAAATCTAAATCGGGTAAATGAAAAAATGTGTTGGTCACAACCAATATTGCACAAAATATATTTTAGAGCATTTAGGTCACAAACGCATATTTCGCATATTTCGTACTTTCACGTTTTTTAAGGTCGGAAAGTTTTTCACGTTTTTCATTTTTTTTTTAGAGTTTTTTTTATTTTGGTAGAATACTTTCCGAAAAGTGGTGAATGTGTGAATCTATGATTATTTCAAATTTAATTGCAATTTTTAAAGCAAAATAAAAAATATAGTAGGTTTATATGGAGATAATATTAACGACGATCGTCATTTTATCAGTTGGTGTGATACTAAGTCATTATATTGGATTTCCAGTTCAATATTATTTGTTGTTTTTCATAATTCTTTTTATAATAGGATACATTCGCGTGGAATTAAAAGTAACTGAAACTAAATCCATATCGGAAACTCCTCTAGAATCGTACAAAGAGGATTCTCCATATAACCATGAATATTATGACCAAAATAAGTAATATTAAACCTTGATTGTATTTGGATTTTCAAGTAGTTTTGCTTCGCCAACTACTTTACCCTTCCTCACATATTTTACAGGAAGCCAATTAATCGAAACACGTTTTTTGTCGCGCAATTTCGAATGCTGTTTACACAACCGACATGCTTCAGCAATGTCTTCGTCTGTAATTTCGGTTTTATAATCATTCTCAATAATCACATAAGCAGATGATTCATCCTTTACGTGAAACCATAAATCGTCTTCACATGCTCTGTCGAGAATATTCCAGTTGTCTTTGGCATTCTTCCCAATAAACATATTCGGAAAGGTTGTCATGTTAAATAATTATAGTATTGAGTGCTATAATTATTTTCAATTTTATCAGATTTAACAACACATTAGTAAATGCACTTAAAATAAACCACTTTATAATTAATAAGAATGACCAAAGTCGAATGTACAAATGTATTTGTGAAAACATCTACCTTTTCTAGTCCTGATAATCAGTTTGATGGGGCTTTTGCGAAGGGCGATATAAAATGTGGTGAATTAGTAGAAATTGGTATTGTTCGTCGTTTAAGCAATCCTGACAATAAGGCATTTGATGGTATGCAAAACCCATTTGTGTTTACATGGTCTAATGATTTACCAAATTATACATGGGCATTCACATCTGGATGCGCGGCATTCTACAATTCCGGATTACCAAATGAAACAAATACTAAAATTGTTAGATTCTTCGACGAAGATAGATTTGAAATATATGCAACGAAAGACATCAAATCGGGTGATGAATTGACACATACTTATAAAAGTTTGCAATGGCGTGATGCATTTATACCTCTTTATGAATCATTGATCAAATAATGATTCACGTCCGTATTGTAATAAACAATCTACTATAACTTTTCATATTATTTCTATATTTTTATTTAGAATATAATTTTTTGTTAATATTATTTTCTTAATATATATTATAATGTTTGCTCTTAAACCTCAAGTGAAACGAAATGTTGTAGGAAATATGGTTAGTTGTTATAAAACCACGTCTCAGTCATCTTTGGAAGAAACCTCCAAATCGAATATATATGGTACATATCAATATACTTCGAAGGATTTCAAGGGACAAGATTATGTAACTACCGATAATATTATATCTGGTGAATTCATGGTACCATTAATGAATTCTAATAATGAATCAAGTGGTTGGGTATCCTGGCAGGATTTAGCATATCCCACAAACGAATCGAAATTATCTGTTCAAGAAAGTGTAACAATTTCTTTTGGTAATAACAATAATACAACAACTTATCATGGTTCAGCACTCAATGTTGCAACCGGTGGTTACTATGATGAAGGAACCCCTTATAAGTTTTGTGTTTCTGATGGTAAAGGAAGTAATGCCGTTGTAACTATTACCAATATTGGCAATGGAGTGAGAAACATGGTAGTATCACGTGTGAGTGATACTTATCAATATACTTCGAAGGCTTTCAAGGGACAAGATTATGTAACTACCGATAATATTATATCTGGTGAATTCATGGTACCATTAATGAATTCTAATAATGAGTCACAAGGGTGGGTATCATGGCAGGATTTAGCATATCCCACAAACGAATCGAAATGGTCTGTTCAAGAAAGTGTAACAATTTCTTTTGGTAATAACAATAATGCAACTACTTACCATGGTTCAGCACTCAATGTTGCAACCGGTGGTTACTATGATGAAGGAACCCCTTATAAGTTTTGTGTTTCTGATGGTAAAGGAGGTAATGCTGTTATAACTATTACCAATGTTGGTAATGGAGTAAGAAATGTGGTATTTGAACGTGTCAAATAGTGAATTAATATTATTTTAGTAATCTATATTATTTTAGTAATCTATATTATTTTATTAATATATATTATAATGTTTACACTTAAACCTCAAGTGAAACAAAATGTTGTTGGTAATATGGTTAGTTATCATATTCCCCCAGTGTCATCACCAGTGTCATCACCAGTGTCATCACCAGCGCCAGAATTAATAACTATATATGTAGATGGTGGTAATTTTAATAGACCTTACTATAATTTTTATGCGGATAAAAATGGTACAATCAAATTAATTGATCTAAAGCTTAATATAAAAAAAAGCTATAAATTTGAAAGAGTAAATAATGTCTATTCACACCCCTTTTATATAAGTGACTTGGGGTATAAAAAAGCTAGTACAAATGCAATAACAATTGAAGGCGATGGAAATTATAATTATGGTATAACTGGTTCACAATCATTTATTTTAACATTTGGTAATACATTTTCAAACACAGATACATTAACTTATTATTGTAGTGCCCATAATAGTATGTTAGGGACATTTTCTTTAGAAGAAACCTCCGAATCGAACATATATGGTACATATCAGTATACTTCGAAGGATTTCAAGGGACAAGATTATGTAACTACCGATAATATTATATCTGGTGAATTCATGGTACCATTAATGAATTCTAATAATGGTTCACGTGGGTGGGTATCATGGCAGGATTTGGCATATCCCACAAGCGAATCAAAATTATCTGTTCAAGAAAGTATAACAATTTCTTTTGGTAATAACAATAATGCAACAACTTATCATGGTTCAGCACTCAGTGTTGCAACAAGTGGTTACTATGATGAAGGAACCTCTTATAAGTTTTGTGTTTCTGATGGTAAAGGAGGTAATGCTATTATAACTATTACCAATATTGGCAATGGAGTAAGAAACATGGTAGTATCACGTGTCAAGTAGTGAATTAATATTATATTTATGAAATCACTATTACTTTATTACCGCGCTCGTAAGATAATTTTTATTTTTTACACCTTTGGACATTTAAGTTTGGAAGATTTGAATTATATTGTAAAACTCTGTTTATTCTATTTTGTGCGAACTTAAATGTCCAAAGGTGTAAAAACTCGTGAACCATTATCATAATAACTTAAAATCTGAATATACTATATATGCTGTTTCGTTTGTTATTCGCCTTCTCGCAACTATATTTAACTCATTCTAGTACTTGTGTCTGTACTACCGTGGATTGTCCAGTGGAAGGTTCTAATAAGATCATCATGGGAAATGGTAGTGCTATTATTGATTATACGTATAAAACTTTTAGTGATTATCCATTGGTATCGTCCGCGACTGGTACAATTACTCCTGACTCTCTAGATCATGGGTCTGGAACTACTAGTTGCACACAATCTTATTCTCGTATGTTGGAAGATGATGGATCCGATAATTGTGACGCAGGTCATATATTGGCAAATCGTTTAGGAGGATATGGTAATACACCAATCAATATTTTTCCTCAAAGCGCATCAGTCAATAGAGGCGTATATGCTCAATTTGAAGGAGATATATACGATTGTATGCAAAATGAAACTAATATGGGATATTTATCATGGGAATTTTTTTATGAAAATGACGATCATACAATGCCCAACTCTGTAAAGTATACTGCGAAATTTGATGGGGGGAGTTGTGAAACAATCAGTTCAACATTTACAAATTAATAATTTTACACACATAATATCACTACATTACACTAATGATATTATGAAATCATATAAATATAAATATTATGATTATTGTAATGTCTACAACAAACGATAGCAAAAATAACAATATAAGATGGGATTTGATACCGGGAAATAAATGGCATAAAATGGTCGAAACAGAATACAATGATTATGATAAACTTATCATTCCTCGTGCTGCATCAGTAACATATCTAGTATATAGTGGAATATCTTATGCGGGAACGGATAGTTTGTATTATAAGGAGTCTATGTGTGACTCATATGCGAATGCGTTTCAGGTTCATCAACGTCCGTATAAAACCGGTGATATTCATAAGAAATGGATCAGAAAGCTACCTTATTTTTGGTATTTGTGGTTAGTTGCGCTTCCTGTTGATATTTATGTGCATACAGCACAATTTTTTCTTGGTGAACGTGGCGAATATTTCCTCGAAGGAGGGGGTTTTTTTATTCCATATATGTGTTCTCATTTGACACTTCTGAGTGTATCGTTAGTAGCCCCATGTGTGTGTCATCGATTACCTGAATATACATGGAACCCCTATTTTCGTGTATTGAGATATTATTTGATTATACATGAATATATTTATCGTATGACTTTGCGTAAAATGTCGTTGTCGTATCGATTGTTTGAGTTTGGATTGTTTGTCCTATTTTCATATATAATTTATAATTATACCATGACATTATTCTAGGTATGTTTATTACCATATTGTTAATCGTGGGCGTGGAATGAATGATGATACATACCGAGGAACACTCATGAATGTTTCTTTAACAGACGAAATATTATCACCAACACGATTTACCATTTGTGTAAATGCCAATAGTTCCTTCGCCTTATCATCTTTCGTTTTTTGTTTTTCTGAAGAAGTGAATGTTTCGAATGTACGATAATGTGTGAATAGAAAATACAGAATAATACTTACTAAAACAATGTATGGAATTACTTTTTTCATGGACATTGGTTATAATATATATACAAAATATATATTATAAATAATAGCTCCCGCTGGGAATTGAACCCAGGATCTTCAGTTTACAAGACTGACGCCTTACCACTTGGCCACAGGAGCATAAATATGTAAGATTCCGCACTTACAAACAATTATATGCCTAATTCTTTATGCTATAATTTCGACAAATATGTAATATTTCTATGCAAAATATAAAATAATAATGCGAAAATAATACTTTTTAGAATATATCCTTGGAAATTCATATTTCCATCTTTCATGAAGCAAAACGTAAATGTCTTGTGGAACCATTTGTTTACAACCGGTAAGTGGAAAAAGAAATATAATAGCATAATTAATATGGGTATTTGGAATTGTTCGTACAGAACCTCCATATTGTCTTGTTGCGTATCTGAACGTTGTTGATCATAAATCATTTGTTGGTTATTTTCCCAACCATCAATATAATCACCCCTATGTTGATCCTGCATATATTCATTATTAACCTGTTCGTCTACATTAATATCGTGAGTATTTCTGGGAATATCTCTAATTGGTAATTCTAAAGCACCCATTGATGCAATCTGATTTGTTTGACTTAACATTTCATTGACCGATTTTCCATCGAAATCTTGTGTTTGTGGTACATCATTCAGCGGCTTGTATTCAGTTGGGTTTTCGTTTACAGACATTGTAATATTGGCATTATCCGGTGATGTAGAAGTTGGTAAATCGTCGATATTTGTACTATCATTGGTCCCTGACATATACAAAGGTTAGAAAGCTTGGTTAACGTAATTACGCAAACGAGAGTTTTTTAACGTTATTCTTATTACAGGATGTTGTTTCTAAATGATACGAATAACATTTATCATCATGCTTAAATACTTTTCCGTCTACCTTTTTAATATTTGGACTATGAAATACAACACAATTCTTTCCTTTACATACCTGTCTAAACAAAGTAGCTAAACCAAGACCCAGTAATATAGACATTAACATTTTACCTTCATATGACTTTAGTTTCTCTCTTAATCCCATTATATGTATAACTATATTTTAGTTTTGAGCAGGTACTTTTGCAATCGTCTTACCCTTACATGATACTTCTTTAGGCTTGTATTGAAAGCACTGACCAGCATTATCTTCTACTATATAATCCTTAAAATTTTCAGGATTGGGATATACGTAAATTTTTTTCATGTCTGAACCCTGTATATATACATAAAACATTCCTATAGAAAAACTTAATAGGAAAACTCTGACATCTATCAAATCCATAAACATTCTTATATATATAGAACTACATTATTTGCATGATAATTACATTCCTGTCAGTTCTGCTTCAAACGGATACGGGCGTGTTATAAGATAGTGTACTTTTTTTTCACCATTCTCGCAAATCGATAATATTTCACGATGAGCATATTTAAGATCGCGCAACTTATTCATGATTGGATTTAATGATTCGACCATAGTATCGATACCTTCTTTTAAAAATGACATTTCATTGGTCTCGTTATATTGATCAAGAGAGAAGCGTATTATCTTACTTACGTCTTGTATGCGTAACACTTCGTCTCTGATCATATCATTTGTGTCTTTTTGTTCTTTAAGTTGTGTATACTTTCTAGTCAAAATAATAAACGTAGAAAGATCGTCATTGTACTCCTTGAGTAGTTTTGTGAATTCTTCAGAGGATCTTTCTCTTGATAGGTATGAAAAAAGTGTTTGATACTTCAATTGTAATATTCGTTGTTTTAGAATATTGACAAGCTCGCTGTACTCACGCATCATTTGTTCAGTATGAGAGAAAATAATATCATTAATTTCTATTTTCCCTTCACATGGGTCACTTTGGTCACCGCATCTAGCAGTGCGAATATCAAAATCTATTTCGAAAATGGTATTTACATTTCGTTTACAAAATATACATGGGAGTTTAAGTCGCTTAATGGCCTTTTGTTTCGCTTCTATAGACGTTTTTCTAGTCATTATTTTCTCTTTACGAGCCTGTAATTTTTTGTTATAATCTCCTTTTTTTTTGTAATAATCAACAACCTGATTCTTTAGTGACTCTTCCATGTATCCTATATATATAATTTACGATATATTAAATCGTATTCACTATTCCAATCGGGTAATCCCGATATATTATCCATGCTTTTCTTTTGAGATGCTCCCTGGTATTGTTTAATTTTTCCTAAAATATAGTGTTGTTTTTCTCTTTCTTGTATTTGCTTTTCCACCTCTGTTTTTTTCCCTTTATAACGAATAATAAGAACAATGCCTAAAACTACACATATGCCAATCCATGCACCTATATTGAATATCACGTTGTAATATTCTTCCTTCACTTTATGACATTGTTGTAACGTTTTATGAAAGAAAAAATGTATACCAGGTTCAATCAAATGTGCCGAGCTCGTATTTTGATTTATTTTTGACATTTTATATGATAATATACTATTTATGTCGATAATAAGAATTTTTATTCTACACACTAATTAATGGGAAGTTCAGGTTCTGCAGGTCTAGGATTAGTATTATTTGCGATATCTACCACCTTTTATTTTATATTTAAAATGATATTTGGCAAGGATACATTCGCAATGGATGCCGATGGTAACATAATTAAGGATGAAAATGGAAACTCACGTATAATATCATCAGCGTATGATATGAAAAAGAGATTATTTTCAATGTATTTTATCGTAGTGATAATCGGGCAACTTTTTGTAAATTTAAGCATGTTTAAATCTATGTGTAACACGAGTATAGCATCAATTGCGTTCCCAGGTATCATGTATACAATTATTCCATGGATTGTCATTTTTGGTGTTATTCAGGTCATGTTTATTATGATGCCTGGGTGGAAGGCACCTTTTTCAAATACAATTGGATATCTAGTTGCGAAAATTGCTGGATTACGCACAACGATTCGCCACATATTGAAACCACTCGATTTGGAAGATGATACACAATTAGAAGGCGAACAATTAAAATCATTTCAAACGCTGCGTGAAATATATAAGGACGATTCAGTGCTTATTAATGAAATAACCCCTTCCAATTTCGATAATTTCTGGAAAATAATGCAAAAATCACAACTCATTAAAACTGATCAGGAAATGCGAGATATACCAGGTACAGGGGGGAAACTAGATACGGATGTTTTAAGAGGGAAATTACAATGGTTTGTCGGATTGAAAGACGATGTTTCCGAATTTGTATGGTTAATGTTAACAGGTAGTTTAGTTTCATCTATTGTATTTAATAGTATGACCAAATACAAGTGTACTTATTCACCTGAACAGATTGAGGAACAAGACAAGAAATATAAGGATTCTCAGGAGGCTAAAGAACCAGATCCAGGTGCCAATCAGGTGTATACTAGCGACGAGTAGGTTAGACGATACATTTAATTATTACCATGTTTGTAGCGCATAATGTAATTTATGTTTTATATAACATATATAAAGATTTATTATGTATGTATATTAAAATGAACTATTTAGTAGTTATGTTTGCGTTTTTGAGCTCGGCAGTCGCCGCTTCTACCAATTCTACCATGTTTACAGACCGCCATTGGGGTAAGTTTCAGGAATTTGTGGATAAATATGAAAAAAAGTACGATTCGTTGATTGAATTTGAAAAAAGAATGGAGATCTTCAAAGAGAATATCCATTTTATCGAAGATCATAATAGCAAGAACCTCCCATTCAAACTTGGTGTGAACAGATTTGCTGATATGTCAAATGATGAATTTATGAGTAACAACAAAATGCTTCCTTTCCAACAAAAATGTGACAAGTTCACCGCTACTTCTACTTCTCCTGATGCTGTAGATTGGCGTGACCAGAATGCAGTAACTGGTGTAAAGGACCAGGGACAATGTGGTTCGTGTTGGTCATTCAGTGCAACTGGTGCAATGGAAGGTGCTTGGTCTATTGCCAAAGGAGAACTAATCAGTTTATCTGAACAACAACTTGTTGATTGTTCTAAATCATATGGTAACCATGGATGTAATGGTGGTTTGATGGATGGTGCTTTCAATTACGCAATTGACAATGGTATGTGCAGTGAGAGTGAATATAGCTATCAGGCTGTTGGTGGAACATGCACCGATTGTTCTCCCGTCGTCAAAATCAGTAGCTGTGTTGATGTGACACCTAGTAACGAGCTTGACTTGAAAACATCTGTTTCTATTGGTCCTGTTTCAGTGGCAATTGAAGCCGATACCAAGGCATTCCAATTATACAAATCTGGAGTGTTGACTGGTGATGCATGTGGAACAAACCTTGATCACGGAGTCTTAGTAGCTGGTTACGGCACTGAAGACGGAACAGACTATTGGCTTGTAAAGAATAGTTGGGGAACAACATGGGGTGAAAATGGTTATATTAAGATTGGACGCACAGATAGTACAAATAGCAAGGGTGTATGTGGTATTGCAATGCAACCATCCTATCCTGTTGTATAAATAGTGTAACTCGATTATTTTTCGTATCATGTATCATGTATTATTATTTGTAATATATGATTCATACTATATTTTCTTAAATTTTGTCCTGTAAATAGTGTATTGTTGCTGTAATACCATCGTGTAGTAAAACTTTTGGACACCATTGTAGTAGTTTTCTAGCCTTTTCTATATCTGGTTTTCTACATGTAGGATCATCCTGTGGTAAATTTTCATATGTGATAATAGATGTGCTTTTTGGAAAATAACCACCAATAGTTTCAGCTATTTCCCTAATTGTTTGTTCATGTGGATTCCCGATGTTTGTTGGACCGATATACGAATCTTGTGCCATTAGTGCAATTAGCCCACTTAATGTATCTGATACATAACATAAACTGCGCGTCTGTAATCCGTCTCCGTAAATAGTAATATCTTTATTTTGTATATATTGTGAAACAAAATTAGTAACAACACGCCCATCATTTGGTGACATATTGGGACCATACGTATTAAATATGCGCGCGATTTGAATGCGGAGTGATTTGTTTCGATGAAATTCTGTAAAAATAGTCTCACCAATTCGTTTACCTTCATCATAGCAAGAACGTATTCCTATCGTGTTTACATTCCCAAAGTAGGATTCAACCTGTGGGTGGATTAATGGGTCACCATAAATTTCAGAGGTTGATGTAAATAATATTTTGGCATTTTTTAGAACGGATAAATTACATATATTAAATGTGCCTGTAAAGCAGGTTTGTAAAGTAAATAATGGATCTAATTGGTACGCTTTGGGAGAAGCTGGACAAGCCAGATGATAGATTTGATCGATTTCTGCTTCTAAATATATAGGTTGTACAATATCATGTTCTATAAAGGTGAATTGTTTAGAATCAAACAAATCATTAATGTTTTCTTTATTACCACTAAATAAATTATCAATACATATAACACTATTTCCTTCTTTGATTAGATGACGACATAAATGTGATCCAATGAAACCAGCCCCGCCAGTAACTAGAATTGTTAACGACATACAATTATTCAACAATTAAATAATAAATTACAAATGTAAATTATTATTTATTTAACCACTACATATTTTAACTTAACGACGACGACGTGTGTTCTTGGATTTGCGGCAGTAAGTACGTTTCTTGCCTTTGGTGTATTTGCAATTAGATAAACTGCGGCATACGGCAGGACCTTTACGTCTACACGATGATGATTTGACGCGTTTGCGGTATGAGCGTCTGGCGGAAGACATTCTTTTAGCACGGGAACGAGTAGTTGTGGGCATTATAATATATCCAAACAAAAAAAACATTTTTCCAGGATATGTTCCTTAATAACGTGGATTCGCAAAGGTTATTGCGTACAATATTGATACATATGATAATATAGAAATCAAAATAACTATAAACCACATAGGAAGCACCGATTTATTTTTGTAACCTACCCCAAATTGTTTAAATGATCCATCATTATTGTAAATAAATGCTGGCTTAGTCATGATAATTATGCAAAAGGTTATAAAAAATAGTACTAATGCCAAATATGTTATGTTCTGTTTCACGAAAAGTTTACCCATATATATATTTTTGAAAATTATTTATTTACTAAAATGAATAAGCGAAATAAAACCAACACAATACAAAAGGAATACAACCATATTTGTGGGTGATATAACCTTTCTAGCAGTCATTGCTGACACTATACCTATAAATATTAAGAATACTGCCAAGATAATGTAATATGCCCGCTTAGGATTCTCCAATTTTTCTAAATCATAAAGCTCGTTTATTCTCCATTCCTTTTCAGGTTGTCCCAAGTTATTTTTTACATTTTTGTAAACACTCATACCCATTTTACGTATTAACCATGTCGAAATAAACGTTAAACCGAGCACAATGCCCATATTGGAATTTAAATCAAAAATTTGACGAAATACAAAAAATGATATCATTGTTCCTAAAGCTCCTACAAAACCCTCAAAATACTGACTATCGTTTAATAAAGTATAAACATCTCCAGTATCAGGCATATATATATATATATGTAAATAAAAAATGGACATGGTAAATAGTCATATATTTGTTTCATTTATTCATCGTCTACGTGATTATATTCTTCGTCATATCCGGAAAGATCATTCGTCTCGCGCATTTCATCTTCCAAAAACAAGTTGCGTTCGTCGGCAAATACATTTACATCGTATTGTACTAATCCTTTTTGGAGTCCTCTGCCCCATTCACCTAATTTATGCTTTTTCAGTTCATTAATCACTGCTCTTTCCTCCTTAGTTTTTTCCTTCAGTTTTTTAACAATTTTATCCTTTTCATCTTGCTTTGATCGAAGTATGTTTTTCATTACTGCTTCATATTCCATAAATGCTGTAGACTTTTGATGGTAAAATGTTTCCATCATAGTTGATACATACGAAACAAGTGTGGGTTTCTTGACAGACGAAGAAAACGTAATGAATTCATCCACAATAGTGAAAAATACGTTGGCGTAGATCAGTGAATTTGTTGCAAAATTTGTTGACATTGGCATTGTTTTCAATTGACTAATCATAATATAATAATCTTGAATGTGTAGAACATATTTCCTCATATGATCCTCAATATTGCTATTATCTATAAAACGTGAAAAACGGCTGTAAAATATTTGTATGTAACTTTGTAAATCCATAATATGGGATGGTGCGAGCCCCCAATGTTTGGGTATCTTTACCATTTTCGGATTATATTTGTTTAGAATCATGTTAGGTATGAGCGTAATGAAATAATATAAAAACGATTTAATTAATTGTGTGAAGCGAATCATGCGATCGTAATCCATAGATGTTTCATGAAATGAATAGATAAAATTGATTATATCGTAAACAGGTTGTTTTTTCGCCGTTTTAGATTTCTTCAAATTCAACCATTTCACAATGTTATCGTATTTTGGTTTCATAGTGGTAAAGAGAAATGATTTGAAATCTAAAATTTCCTGGTCTGTAACTTTGGTGAAGTCATTGTCATTATAATTTACGATCATATTACCATACATTGTGTTTAATGCCAGAAAATGTGATGTTATATCTGGAACCTGCGTTGGTTCATCACTCTTGTTTATATCATTGAAACGTGTAATGTAATCGATAACTGGTTTATATGTTTGGATAATATTTAGACCTTTCACCTTTATAATGTTCTTTTTATATACGTTGTTTAATGTTAATAGAATATTCGCATCTAAAATGTCTGAATCACCATTATTTTCAATGGTTGTTTTTATTTTGTGTAATATATTTTCTGAAAATCCTGGATCAACATCTGGAAACATAATCTTTGTATTTTCCGAAAAAGACATCATTTTTGTATGAGAATTTGTGCGAATACCCTCATATATATCATATAGATCAGCCAAATATTTAATGGCTGGACCAATGTCCTTGTTCTCTTTAATAAAAAATTCAATTGGATTTTTTGTATGTAAACAGCATGTATTTTCTAGATAAGGTGTCTGATCACTTGTGGTTAATAAATGAGCCTGTTTCGAAGTAGTTGTTTGTATTTTTTCGATCAAAGCATAGGAATACAATAAAATTTTGGACCCAACGTTGTTAATATAATCCGCTCCTAAATCTTCAGTTTTTTGTAGTGGTTGTAAACGTTTGATAGTGAAGTTGAAAAGGGGAGGTGAAAAATCAAGCCATTGATATTGTCCAATTTGGGTTTGTTTACTTAGTAATTCATTTCGTAAATAGTCTTGAATGATTGGAGCAAATTCATTCGATGCCAAACGCACCAAAACATCCATTACATCTTTGGACAACGTCGCGCTCGATGGTTTCAAAACGGATGAATGGATTTTATAATCCTTTGCCAAGCATGCAACGTATTTGATTGTATCCATGTTCTCTACATCGAAAACAGGGAACCCTTGTAAAAATGGTTTACATGTCTTATGTTTGTCCATATATGATATTTCATTAATACGTAATTGTAGATATACAACAAATGTAGAGAGAAACATCAAAACAAGCTTGTATGTATTATCACTTGATGTTGAACGATGTTTGTCATAGAATTGTAGTGTTTTTACAAGAAGTGTATGTTTTATTTCTGGTTTACTAACAATTCCCATTTTGTTCTCCATAATATAAAATAGCGTATCAATAAACTGAATATCTGGATTTGAATAGGTTGATTGTATCAACATCATCTCATCATCGTCAGGTAAATCTGCCATTGAGCTTTTATCACCAGCATACATATCTTCTTCCACAGCATCGATTGTTGTAGTGTTATCTACACCAATATCACTTTTTTCAGTGGCATCTTTATACTCGTGCGCGTAATCATTATGAATAATCGCTTCTTCAATTACCTCAATTACATCAGAGATTGGTTCATCTTCCATCTCGAGTACATCGCGTGTTTTTTCCTTGAATCCACTTGTACCATAACCCTCATCAGTATATAAATCGACATAACGGATTACGAGACCGCTCTGGTTGTCTACCCATGCACTTTCATCATCGCTCAATGCTCCTTGCTGTTGACATATAATTTCCAACATATAGACATAATTTTCCCCTTTGATGTATGTCTGATTCAATGTCTCCAAAAACATTGGTAAAAGTGGTGTTTGTGTCTCCTTACAATATAGCCAGTATGGATCTTCCTTTATTTCCTTAAATGGTTTGCGGCAGTAATTATGAATAAAAATACGCAACTTCTCTTGTTTTTCCGCGAAATCGCGAATGCCTAACACGGAATCTCTTTTTGCAATGTGTGGGCTTTGATCGGGTTGCGTAGTAGCATCATATTCTGATGCAAGCTCATTATGATATATTGAGTAAATAAAACGTTTCTTTTCATTTACTTTACGTCTACGTGCCAAATAAAATTCACATTCTTCAACAAGCAATTTATATTCACCTTTTGTCTTAGAATGAATATGTTTGTATTCATTCATCATATCATCAATTAGTTTCGATTGTAATTGTTTGCGGCGGTCACCAGAATCCTCGCATATATCACTATAATCAGTTGGATCAAAACAAGGCAAATTGGTCGTACATACACTATTTTTTAAGGACAATGAATAATTATCACTATATATTTTACTAGCCTCTTTGTCTTCCTTCCACTCATCATTAATGCGTTTGTAAAATGTATTCTGGATATTGTAATCATCGGGTATCGTTTCAAGAAGACAAAAATGCCCGTTTTCTATCTTTTTTTTACCATCCATAATAGTTATTACCATTGATTTCGCTGCATCCTGAGATAACTGATGTACTTCCATCATTTTTTTTTCCAAAAAACTTGTGAATTGTTCAGCGGACATTTTACTCTTTTCAGAACTATAAATATCTTTTGCTGTATAATACGTCTTATCATATTGTTTATCAAAATATATGACATTGCCATTGTCTTCAAGTAGATCTTCTATTTCTGTGTATTTTTTTGCCAAAATAAAAGATGTTTTACATATAGACTGATTATCAGAAGATTTTGATTTACTATCGCCCTTACTAGCATTGACCTCTTGGTATTTTTGTAACAATGCCTCAATGTCGGGGTTCAATAAATGTATGTTGGCATACCCTAATATGGAAGCAAAGCATTCACCGCTATCTTGCGTAGTGTAATACAAAAGACGCTCATGAGGTGTAACAAAAGTAATTTCACCTTTACTATAATAACTAGTATGTATAAATTCAATCAATAATTCCTTTTCTTCTTTGCTCTTACCTGGGAAATAGTTTTCGAGAATTTGTTGATTTGATGTTTGAAACCCATAATGTTGTTTCGTCGCAATACGCGTCAATGTATCGTACATTGATTTATTTTTTTTTACGCTGGCGTTGTATGATGTATAAAAAAGCTTTCGTTTTTCGTAGATTTTCTTCACCAAAATATCTAAATCTTCAAAAACGATGGTGGACGGAGTTAACATAAATGCTTCCAAACATTGAACCATATATTGAAAACCAACCGGTGATGTTAATATCATCATATTATCGGCATATTTGCTAATCAAATGACGATTTGTAGGCAATACCTTGTGTAAAAAATCACGCCAAGATATAGACGAGTCTCTACTATCATACGTCACATGAAACATATCATCGTATTTGAAATCAAGGTTGCGATCAACAGAATATGTATGTGTCTTTAGTCTTGTATTTTTATATACACGTGAATAGTCATGAAAACTACCTTTGATTAATTCAGCTTTATCAAGCAACGATGTCGCGGGTAAATATGATCTTGAGGCATTCAACCAGTAAGTAAATAAACAAATAAAACCATTGTAGTGAATTCCTTCATCTTCAGGAAGAATACGTGATGTAACATGATTATCTACACTTATATCTCCAACACTAATATGCGTACTTTTAACGTCTTTATAATTGTGACTAATTGTATCTACGGCATGAGATGTATAAAATGTTGTTAAATCTTCAACTGGTATATAAGGTGAGAAAGTAGATAAATATTTATCATAATACATTTTATTTCCATATGTTTTATAATTGTCTAATTGTTCGTTTTCATATGTACGTTCATCATCGAAAGTAGTATATTGTGTATCAGGGTAATCATCTGGGTCTACTGAAATGTCATAAATCTTGTGCTTTTCAGAGATGGTGGGTATAATCCATGGCATTGACATATTATTAGATTCTAGTGAGTGCGCAAGAGGTTTGTGATCAATACCGAGAAATAATGGTCCTTCAGGATAATCATTGTGATCTTTTTTCGAAAATTCGTCACGAAGTGTTGTATATCTCGCCACAATTTTTTCTATTTTTTTTCTAGTCTCTATATTGTCTTTGCCGTCCTTGGATATCATTGCATTGGTTAAATCATCCAATTGCACATGAATACCATATCTTAACTCATCGTCAGTCACCTTTACAAATTGCTCGATTTCACCTAAATCATCATCAGAGTCTTCGTCACCTAAATCCCCAATATTGGAATCGGTCAAAATAACCTCCCTTTGGTAATCTTCTGGTTCATGTGAATCATGATCAGCGGACATATCTATCGAAATAGCTTCACCAGTAGATTCATTATCAACATTTTGACCATCTCCATCTCCTTCAGCCACATCGCCTTCGGCATCATCTTCATCTACTATGCGTGGCAATTCAACGGATGTTTGTTTAAGCTTGGGTGTATCTGTGTCATGAGGTGCATCGCGAATTTCTATGCGTTCAATTCCATGCGTTGGGGGAATACCCTTGTAAGCGAAATCGACATATATATATGTATCATCCTGAAGTTTCACCTCAATCATATCTTCCTCTAAATTTGTAATAATACCCGTTATAATTGTAGGATAATCGCCATCAAAATAAAGATTGATCCATGTATCACTAATAAGCCCATGTTGTTTGGCGTATCCCCGTATATCATTTCGTTTAAGTAATATAATTTTGGTTACAGATGTGTCATTTAATTTACCTGATGAATCAAGCGTAAGTATTTCTTCTTGTGTATCATTTACGATCTTTATATATTCTTTGTTATCTATGTAGTCGACTGAATACATTTTTTCGTGGTATGTTTCGTTTGTTGGACTAATTAATTTAATAATGTCACCTAACATTAAGTATACTGATTCTGTTTTAGTTTTAGGTGTTTCCATAACTACTATATTGTTAGAATAAAAATGTCTCTTTTGTACCTCGGCTAAATTAAAATTGAAATAGTTTTTCCTATTCTAAAGAAATATATATATTATAAATGAATTCAGAAATGTCTACAATTAAATTTTCTTCAGATGAGATGGCACGTGGTGTCACTCAGGATATTGTTTCCGTAAAGGAGCATTCGGGGTTCAAAGTAGTGAACTACAACAAAAACAACCTACGAGCTCAAGATGAGACCTATGGTGGCGTTTACTCTAAATACAGATCTGTTGTATTCAACGAGAAGAACGACATGGTGATGTGTTCGCAGTTTAAGTCACTCGCTATCAGAAAGTTTGAGAACACGTACGATTTGGACAATATCGATCTAGTTCTTGAGGAGTTTGTAGAGGGTACCATGATCAACGCCTTTCATGACGAAGAGCGTGGATGGCAGATTGCGACACGTAGTCGTATTGGTGGGTCTAACTCATTTTACAACCAAGAAGTTCCAGGTGGAAAGACGTTTCGTGGGATGTTTGAGGAGACGATGGGTAATGTCGATTTGACGTATGACATGCTTGCCAAGGATATTTGTTATTCGTTTGTTCTACAACACGTGGATAATCGCGTGGTATCTACTTACCAGTACAATGATCTGATTCTAGTGGATGCTTACAGAATTACGAACGATGCTGACGGAGCATTGGTGAAGTTGATTGATGTATTTACTCTTCAGGACGCATTCAAGGATACCAAGGTTCGCATGCCTCAGCGTTACCTTCGTGAGAATTACAATGACTATGCCGATGTAAAGAAGGCATTCGATGTGTATGTCGACGATAAAATTATCCACGGAAGTGCTCTTTTGCAAAATGTTGATAACGTGATCAAGGGTGTCATGGTGAAGAATATTGTGAACGGACATCGCATGAAGATTCGCAATACCACGTATGAATTTATTGCCAAGCTTCGTGGAAATCAGGCAAAACTCGAGTTCCACTATCTGACTCTGCGCAAGGAGAAGAAGATTACCTTGTTCCTACAGCTATTTCCTGAGTTCGAAGAGCGTTTCAACGAATTCCGCGATAAGGTACATATTTTCACACAGGCAATCTACCATAACTACTTCAAATGTTTCAAGGAGCGTTCCATTCCTCTTAAGGATGCGCCTTACGAACTTCGTGGTCATCTTTATGCTCTTCATGGTCACTATATTTCGACTCTTCGTCCTGCTAAGAAGACGATGCAATTCGCAGATGTGATGGAGTTCGTCAACAATCTTCCTGAAGCGCGTCTCATGTTCTCAATGAACTTCAACATGCGTCCTAAGAAGGGAGAGACTTATACCAACGAAGATGGCAATGAAAGCATGGACCTATAAAACAAAATAAAAAGTAAACAACGGAAAACAAAATAAAAAGTAAACAAAGGAAAACAAAATAAAAAATATAGATGTACATGTGTATGTTTATATTTTTTTATGGGTTATATATCTTAATATCCGAGTGCAATAACTTAAATGTAATTAATATAATTATATAATGAAAACTTTTAAAATAAAAGGTGGTTCAACGTGGAATGATATAATGAACAATACAAAAATAACAGATATTCAAGACCCTCTTATGGAAATGGAACTTCCCAAAGCAGATTTTGGAGATATGTATAAAGAAATTGTTTGTGAATTACAAGGTAATGATGAATGTTATGAATCATATGCTAATTACTATTTTACCAACAATCCAACAAAATCATTTGTACTTTCTTTTAGAGGTGAAAAAGAAAAGGAAGAATTTTATAATATTGGATTGAACAAAAATAGTGTTTTATCTTTAACAGAAATCCAAGAAGGAGAAAAAACTATCGAAAAAAAAGAAAGGAAGGAAAAAGAAACAACTGAACGAAATAAAAGAAAAGAAGAACAAGATAAATAACCTAAGTTTTATTTCTATCTAAAAATTTTAAATAGAAATACAACAGAGTTTTTTCATTCTGCTAATATCCTCTGTATACCAGCTCTTCGCCTGATAATGATTCTAAATATAATAGCACGTCTCTAGAGCCATCATACATTTTAGCATAATGACGATACAAATCCTTCTTTTCTGTGGCATTTACTGCATCATTGATTACTACACCTTTATATATCTGTGTAAATGGATCATTCGGATCATTATCCAATAAAACAAATTTTACCATTTGATTTTCAATATTTTTGAATTGAATTACACCTAGAATAGGCTGACCAGCATATTGGAGTTGTCCGTGCAAATCATTCGATAACGCAATATTAATTTTACTTATTTTACTTATTTTACGTTTTTTTTGTATTTTTGCCACTAAACTTAGTAATTTACCATTATTTATTAATGTACCATTAGTCGTTAATGTTTTTCCAGAAGGAATCGTTAATGTCACTCCTGAAGCAATGGTTAATATTTCTCCAGCACCAATGGTTAAATTTGATGATAAAGTATAGTTACCATTTAAAATATATTTAATAATAGTAGTAGATAGATCAAACCCAGTAGATAAATCATATTCATTCACCTCAACACCCCTATCACCAACAATAAACATTTTGGTTCCGTCACCATTAAATGCTATTCCCTGAGGGCTCCTTTCTTCCGAGGCAACTGAAAAATTTTTGTTAGCATAACTTGCAGTACTCACATTAAACCCAGTAGATAAATCATATTCATTCACCTCAACACCATTATCACCAACAATAAACATTTTGGTTCCGTCACCATTAAATGCTATTCCCTGAGGGCTCGTTTCTTCCGAGGCAATGGAAAAATTTTGTCTATAATTTACGTCACCTAGATTAAATCCAGTAGTTAAAGCATATTCATTCACATCATCACCATTAAAACCAACAATAAACATTTTGGTTCCGTCATTATTAAATGCTATTCCCTGAGGGCTCGTTTCTTGCGTCCGAACGGAAAAATTTCGTGTATATCCTGCGGTACTCACATCAAATCCAGTAGATAAAGCATATTCATTCACATCAGCATTTTGATAACCAACAATAAACATTTTGGTTCCGTCATTATTAAATGCTATTCCCACAGGGATCGTGTCCTGCGTCCGAACGGAAAAATTTTTGTTTCCATAACTTGCGGTACTCACATCAAACCCAGTAGATAAATCATATTCATACACATTATCACCATCATAACCAACAATAAACATTTTGGTTCCGTCATTATTAAATGCTATTCCCATAGGGTTCGTTTCTTGCGAGGCAACGGAAAAAACATTATTTGTATCTAAATCGATAGTTCCATTGTTAAGTAATGTGTTTAAACTACTCATTATATATTTATATTAGAAAAATAAATATATAATAGAGTTTTTTCATTCTACTAATATCCTCTATATACCAGCTCTTCGCCTGATAATGATTCTAGATATAATAGCACGTCTCTAGAGCCATCATACATTTTAGCATAATGACGATACAAATCCTTCTTTTCTGTGGCATTTAACGCATTATTTTGTACTACACCTTTATATATCTGTGTAAATGGATCATTCGGATCATTATCCAATAAAACAAATTTTACCATTTGATTTTCAATATTCTTGAATTGAATTACACCTAGAATAGGCTGACCAGCATATTGGAGTTGTCCGTGCAAATCATTCGATAACGCAATATTAATTTTACTTATTTTACGTTTTTTTTCCTCTAACCTTAGTAATTTACCATTATTTATTAATTTACCATTAGTCGTTAATGTTTTTCCAGAAGGAATCGTTAATGTCACTCCTGAAGCAATGGTTAATATTTCTCCAGCACCAATGGTTAAACTTGATGATAAAGTATAGTTACCATTTAAAATATATTTATTAATAATAGTAGTAGATAGATCAAACCCAGTAGATAAATCATATTCATTCACATCATCACCTTCATAACCAACAATAAACATTTTGGTTCCGTCATTATTAAATGCTATTCCCGTAGGGATCGTTTCTTCCGAGGAAACGGAAAAATTTCGTGTATAACTTGCGGTACTCACATCAAACCCAGTAGTTAAAGCATATTCATTCACATCATCACCATAATTATCAATAATAAACATTTTGGTTCCGTCACCATTAAATGCTATTCCCTCAGGGACCGCGTATTGTGAGGCAACGGAAAAATTTTTGTTTCCATAACTTGCGGTACTCACATCAAACCCAGTAGTTAAAGCATATTCATTCACCTCAACACTCCCAGCACCAATAATAAACATTTTGGTTCCGTCGTTATTAAATGCTATTCCCGTAGGGGCCGTTTCTTGCGAGGCAACGTCAAAATTTTTGTTTCCATAACTTGCGGTACTCACATCAAACCCAGTAGTTAAAGCATATTCATACACCTCAACACCATTAAAACCAACAATAAACATTTTGGTTCCGTCATTATTAAATGCTATTCCTGAAGGGTACGCTTCTTGCGTCCGAACGGAAAAATTTCGTGTATAACCCGCGGTACTCACATCAAACCCAGTAGTTAAAGCATATTCATTCACATCACTACCATCATAACCAACAATAAACATTTTGGTTCCGTCATTATTAAATGCTATTCCCGAAGGGACCGCGTCTTGTGAGGCAACGGAAAAAACATTATCTAAATCGATAGTTCCATTGGAACGCAACGTGCTTAAACTACTCATTCTATATATATATATATTAGAAAAATAAATATATAATAGAGTTTTTCATTCTACGCAAATTGGTCATTAATCTTTTTGATAATAATAATTGCTGCCTTGGTGGCTTGTGTGAGGTCATCTACAATGGTTTCATTGTGTTCGTTACTTTTGTATCCCATACGAATAATCGAGTCGGCATCGTGCGGGTGGAATTTTTTAAATCCGCAAAAACTCATCTTGCCTTCGTTTTCATAGAATAGAACGTAAAGGAAGTATTCGAGCATCTTTCCAAGTGTATAATCTTCATTGACAAGAGTCACATCAAACGAATTCAACATAGTAGTGTTCGATGATTGAATAAGCTCAGGTTTTTCCTGAATATCTTTAATAAATTTCTCGCATTTTCCAGTAATAATATCACACGCTTTCTCAACCAACTCAGTAGATTCATAAATACCAATTGATTCCAACGTGAAATCAAAACTATTGGGCACAAAAATACGCTGTGAGTCCATGATCATAAAGTTTTCGCGCTCCAAAGAAATACCCTCCTCGTCCATCTGTTTTTCCTTCAAATCCTTTTCCTTTAGACTCCATGCAGCATCGATTTTATCATTGTCTGGGGTATTACCATAAACACATGTGCTGGTGACGTTAAACATGCCATCTGTTTTTGCTGACGAAATGCTAAACTTACATGTCAATGCAATAGCCTCACCCGGAATTTCATCTGAAATCTTCGGACGAAGCCGAACAAAATCGATATAGTGTTTGGTAATTGAATCGGGAGGGAATATCGCCTTAGTTTTTTCACGCGACAAATATTGGTCATTTTGAATATTCTTAATCTTGAAGTGTTCCGAAGTAACAACCATCATGCTATCCGTTGTGTTCGTTTCATTTACTTCTAAAATATAGGTGTCGATAGGGAATTCCATGTCTTGAATAACAATGGGAATACAACTGAGACGTTGCTTAATAATTTCATTGTTCATACGCGATGTATTTTTTGTAATTGTTGCATCATTATCACTTTCAGGGAATGTTTTAAAGACAATAACAGGTATTTCAGACATGATTGTACGCCGAATAGCATTGGCGATGCTGACATTCACATTTTCCAATGTAAAATTAGCCTGATTGTTCGAAACATTGATATTGGAAAGAATAGGTTCCATATTGGTATGTATATTTTGTACCGATTTAATTTTATATCAATTTTATGAAAAAAGGTTAAAAAAATAGTATTTGATTAAATAATGAACTTGTTGTATTATAGTAATCATTGTCAACATTCAAACCAGTTATTACAAACATTGTCAAAGTCAAACGTTCAAAAACAATTCTATTATATTTGTATTGATAAACGCAGCAAGGATGAAAAGAATAATACAATTATTCAGTTGGAGAATGGTAAAACGTTACCACTACCACCAATAATCAACAAAGTACCTTCTTTATTACTTCAGAATCATGGTAATCGCGTTCTAACAGGGAATGAAATATTAGGGTTTATTCAAAAACAAATTCAAGATACTGAACAAACCCAAGTATCGGATGAACCTGAACCTTTTGGATTTATGGGGAGTGATACTTTTGTATGTTCAGATAATTTTAGTTTTTTGGATACGAACGCGACGGATTTACAATCCAAAGGAGATGGTGGTTTGAGACAAATGCATCATTATGTACCAATGGATAATAATCCAACAATTTCCACACCTGTAGACAACTATGTTCCTGATAAAATTGGTACTGGTCAAGAAATGACGATTGAAAAATTACAACAAGATAGGGACAAAGATGTATATAATCAAAAAATGCCATATTCTAAATAATTGAATAAAGAAAATATTCAATGAAAATGAATTAAAAAAGTATCTGTTATAAATAATATATATTATGTCATCTCCTATACTCACAGCGTTTAACAATCAATTTAGTGAATTTATGGATGATATCATTCATATTTTTCCAGACAATAAAGACCTACTAACTACAAAAAACATGATGACAACCTTACGCAAGGGGAATCCACGTCTTCTCATTCAGATTTGGAAAACTTTCATCGCCGATCCTTATTCTTCTCAGATTGAAGAAGGAGATATTACATTTTTTATTGACAAAGATTATGGTACGGATATACAGAAAATGAACGATACAGATAAAATTATACGAGGTATTGATCGTCTTAGAAACCCAATCAAGAGTATGGATAAATCAAACCAGAATGCGTGTATGAAATATATTCAGAATATGAGTAAACTTTCAACCATTTATTTACAGAACAAGTAATTAGGATAAAAACGATTAAAACCAGTACAAGTAAATATTTTATAATTTACATTTAAAAAATATTTAATAGTATAAATCATATAAATGTCCACTGAACCAGATTGTGAACAACCCAATCTTACCCAGAATGATTCAGAATCGTTGGATAATGATTCAGTTCCAGTTCCAGCCGAGTTCGTAAAAGTAGTTGAAGATTTATGTAAAGATATCCAGACATCGTTCCCCGAAACAAGTGATAGAGTTGCAACATTTTATGGTGAAAATGGAATAGAATCTCAAATGTTATTTGATTATGTAAAAAAAACATACCCCGAACGATTCTTTGACATTCTATACCAAAACAACGAAATTTTTGAAGAAACTTCTGAGGTAAACTGCGAATTTCTCCCCAATATCGATTTCAAAGAATTATGGAATTTAGATGGTGTAACTGATAATACACGTGATACATTGTGGAAATATTTACAATTGTTGTTGTTTTCGAGTGTTGGTAATATAACTGATAGTGAATCTTTTGGTGATACCGCTAAACTTTTCGAGGCGATTGATCAAGACGAATTCAAAACAAAACTCGAAGACGTCATGTCAAATATACAGAATATTTTCACAGAAAAAGAAGGTTTTCAAAATGAAGATGCGGAACACGAATCAAATACAAATACCGAACAAAGTGATGGTAATGGAGGTGTTCCACTCATGCCGAATTTAGGTGAGGGGATGAAGGGTGTGTTTGAAAATATGCCAAATCCCGAGGATATTCATAGTCATATATCATCTATGTTGGATGGAAAACTAGGTAAATTGGCAACCGAAATAGCTGAAGAGACGGCGGGTGAGTTAGACATTGATTTTTCTGATGCGACAAAACCCGAAGACATTATGAAGAAATTGTTTAAGAGTCCTGGAAAATTGATGGATTTAGTAAAAAAAGTGGGATCCAAGTTGGATACTAAATTAAAATCAGGTCAGATCGACGAGAAGGAATTAATGAGTGAGGCAAGTGAGTTGATGCGAAAGATGAAAGATATGCCCGGAATGGAAAATATGGAGTCGATGTTGAAAAATATGAATATTCCTGGTATGGGTGGTGGTGGGAAAGGTAAAGGTAAGTTCAATATGGGGGCATTTGAAAATATGATGAAACAAAATGAGAAGCGTGATCAAATGAAAGGGCGTGCTGAACAAGTAAAACTTGCCAAGGAATTGGCAAAACAAAAGGCGGCTGCAGAATTGAAGGTACGTGAACAAAATTATGTTCCGATGACAGATGAAGAAATAGAATTACAATTCGAATCGTTTACAACAGGAGAGAAGGCTGAAAAATCAATGCGACCTACGCAAAATAATAATAAGAAAAAGAAGAAGAAGAAAGGTAAAAAATAAATAATAGATAATAGTATATAATGGAAAACCAACCAGATACATTTTGGGTAGATGACCCCCTTATATTATTGAATAAAAATAAAATACATAATTTATGGCCGGATGATAAAATGTCACAGGAGGAAAAATGGAATTCAATCACACGCATAGTTATTCTAATGAGTATTTTAGGGTTTGTATTCCGAAAATCTGTTAACTTTTTAATTATCGGGGTAATAACTTTAGCATTAATCGTCGTTATGTATCAAATGAATAAGAAAAAAAATGTAGAAGAAGGGTTTTCTTCGGTGAGTGAAGGAACAAATAAATTATTAAGTATAATGAAACCAACTACATATCAATCAAACACGAAAAATCCATTGAGTAATGTACTTCTTACTCATATCCAAGATGAACCGAAACGTCCGAGTGCACCCATGGCATATACTCAAGATAACACGGAAGAAATAAACAAAAACACAATACAGATGGTTAAAGAATTGAACAATGACAATCCCGATATAGATAAGAGATTGTTCCAAGATTTAGGGGATAACTATCAATTTGATCAATCCATGCGATCATTTTATAGTCCAGCTAGTACAACAAATCCAAACGCACAGGATGATTTCGCTAAATTCTGTTATGGTGATATGCCATCACGTAAAACAGACATGTCGACCAATAGTTAATAAAAATATATATATGTTGAAAATAAAATCTTCAATATATATATTATGGCAAACGTGCACGATTATAAATTTCAAAGCATGTCACGCATAGGAAATGATTTATGTAGCATGAATGTGAGTGATAAACAAAATGTAGAACGTCAAAATTATTTGTTGACAAATTATTACGCACAGGATAGTAATATGACCCAGCCTATTATGTTTGCAACAAGTCAACCAAACGTTAATTATAGTGGAGGTAACCAAGTCGGAATTGGTGGTGCTAACATTGATACAAATAGTAAACTAATGCATCAGGAACAAGTGAGTACTCCTTGTAAATTGTCTTTATTCCACCGACCTTATTTAACTGTTCCCTTTTTAGGACGTGGACGAGGTGACCCTGTATTAGAAAGTCAAATTGTTCAAGGTGAAACATTCACTAACCGCAAGACATCCAATCCTGTTTCAGAAGTGAATTTTTCCCAATACAAAAATTACCCACTTATGCCTGAAATGGAGGAAACCATGAGACAATCATCTCGCGTCATTGAGAGTGATGCAACTGAAGGCTGGGTACGTGGCGGGTTACCTTCGCGTGAAGTTCATCGTGACCGCAAATCTTAAATAATTATTTAAATCTATATAAACCTTTATTTACAGGTTTTATATGGATCTCCAATCGTTGAAAAATGAATATAATTTCGATCTTGTAATAGATTATAAAAATAAATCGGAAACGTACGAACAAGACGAATGTTTTGCTGAGCAATTCTTACACGTATTTTATTTAGATAAATATCATGAAAAAATATCGGCTGTTATTGAAAAGTTATTTATATGTGTAAAGGATGACGAACATATGAAGCGTTGGATTGATAAGGTGAACCAGTGTAATAATATGATGAAACCAGATGATTGTGGTATGGAACTGATGGGTTTTATGATGTTATTTACGTTTGACCACCTTCAACATATACATGGGTGTTTACAATCGTTATTCAAAAATGGCATGATTACAGAGAACAATATAAATGAAATGGATAATTTGTTAAAATAAATAATATAACAATAGAATAAGATGGCATCTACACGAAATATAAACGCGCGTGAAAATTACAAGATAGAGCAACGTACATTTGATTTAGCGAATACATATAATTTTACTCCACATTCAGCTCATGGTTTAGCGAAAGAAACCATGATGCCTGGGTTCGGATTAAATCCTGCACAAATTCCAAGGACCGAGTTGGCACACAACCCAATAAACATCGAATCCTATTTATTTGGAATTAATTCAACTAATTTAGTAAAGCCTCATGTATACGAAAACCCAGATGTCAAATCTTTACAAAGTGTATGTTTTATTGATCGTCTGCAACTTGTAATGCCAACACCATTAGTGATTGAAAAAGATCAACGCCCAATGCGTGATTAAATAGTGTAATATAATATTATCATTCTATATTATATTATGTCCTTTACACGTTTTCATGACGACCCTGCAAGGATAGCAAAGAAATTACATGAAACAACAGCCATTGGCAAATATATAATGAATGTGCCTGGTAATGGTTCACGTATGGATTTTGTAGAAGATCCTCACATTCGGTTAGAAAAATGGGGTGCGAATTTAAGTAAGAACGCAATAGACATTGAAAGTGACTTGCGGTGTCAAACACGCAGTCTACAACGTGATTGTGTTCAATATCAACAAAAAAGCGCAGTCAATAAGAGTATCAGTTATGGTACTACACCAAGTTATGTTGAGCAATCTCGTACAATAGCACCAGCCTGGGAATTACGCGATGTTGAGCAACAACGATATACTGACTTGCCATTCAATCCTCAGGCACATGTCGAAATACCATTTAACAACAATTTACAAACACGCATTTTAGAAAAAGATTATTACAAAAAGTGTTAAGATTCCTTATTTTCCTATAGTAACCATGTATAAGAAAATACCTTCTTTAGAAAGGTCCTTTTTATAGTACTTTTTTTTATATTTATCAAATATTTCAGTGATTATATTATAGATATCCTTAGATATACAAAAAACCCATAATTCCCCATGTTTATTCAAAATATCTATAAACCTATCTATGAATGCATGATTAATCGTTTCGCTATCGATAAATTCATTTATAATAATTAAATCATAATACTGATATGAATTTAATATACATTCGTGACCGAATTTTAAATTTGTACGACATAACGATATGTTTTTAAAAAAGTATGACCATATAGTACACATATCTTGGTGAATACAATTATGAAAATAGATACTTGTTGTTTTGTTGGTCTTTACGGGGGGAAGATCTTTTAAATAATTTGTTTTCATGTAAAAATACTCGTGTTGTATATTTTCAAAGGGAACAATCGCCATGTATATATTACAAATACAATTATATTTTGATTTAGGACTATATTTGTATTATTGATTAATTTTATTATTATATTATATATAATGGAATTAGCTGTCCCTTTAATTGCGCTGGGTGGATTATTTATTGTATCAAATCAAGATAATCGAACTATAAATAATAATCGCCGCGAAGGTTTTTCGGATAATATACTACCGCCTTCCCAAAATGGTCAACCCCCAAAAAAGGTATCATTCGCGCCATCGGCGGCCAACAATGATGCGCAGGAAGTCCATGAAAGTACAGATAGCCGATCTAAATATTTTGATGGAAGTTATCAAAAATCGCAACAACAAAATACAAGGCAACCTAATGTCACCAGTTTAACTGGTGAAACAATTCAGACTAAGGATTTTTCGCATAATAATATGCAACCTTTCTTTGGATCAAAAGTACGTGGCATGACATCCGACCACAACGTATCGGAAGGAATTTTAGATAATAAGAATGGGAGTGGGTCGCAAAATATTCGAAAAACAGAACAGGCGCCTTTATTTAGACCTCAAGAAAACATGCAGAATGCCAATGGTGCACCAAATATGAGTGATTTTTATCAATCACGTGTAAACCCAAGTCATAAAGTAGCAAATGTGAAACCTTTTGAAAGTGTCCAGGTTGGTCCAGGTTTGAATCAAGGATATGGGACAGAAGGTACGAATGGTTTTAATTCAGGTATGGATGCACGTGAAATGTGGCAACCTAAAAACGTAGATGAAATGCGCGTGGATACAAACCCAAAAATGTCATATTCGCTAAATAATCACCAAGGTCCAGCTGTATCAAAAATTAAGGAGCGTGGTGTAGAAGGCAAAGTTGAAAAATATACACCAGATACTTATTATGAAAATAGTTCTGATCGTTGGTTTACAACAACTGGTGTAGAAAAAAAGCAAACATCTAGAAGTAGTCATGTCGCAAAGAATATTCAACGTCAGAATACACCAACCAATTATCAGGGTGTCGCTCTCAGCACGCAAGAAAAGAAATCAAATTACCATTCTACTGCATATACACCTTCTACTAAAAACACATACAATAGTCCAGCTGTAGGTGCTCCCAACATGGGAGGTACAACAGGCCATGCGAATATACACCATGAAATATTAGACAATAATCGTAGTCAAATATGCGAAAACCCCAACATATTTGGGTTTATTAGCAATACACTTCACGCGGCATTATCTCCTATCATGGATGTTCTACAACCTACTCGCAAAGAAAACGCGATTGGTAATGTACGTGCTTACGGCGATATTCAAGTATCCACACCCGCTGGATACATTGCTGAGACACAACAATCACCAGGTGTCACCAATCGTCAAATGTATGGAAAATCGTTGGAACACCACAATGTCCAACAGCAAGGTAGTGGCGCGTATGAAACATCTGATCATCAGTCAATATACAGCAATAGAAATGAAACACAGGGATACTATGTAGGTAACACAGGTGGTTACAATGGTGTTGCGGTATATGACGCTGCTTACAAACAAACAAACAATGAATCTAAACAAGTGGTAAATGTTGCTAGAACAAACCCTGGAAACACACAACGTTTTGAACCAAATCGTCATATTTCAATAGCTAAGGATCAAACAGATCGTGAAAATAACCGAATGTGGGTTCCAAATAATACCAATTATTCGACACCTTCGAAGGATGTATATGGCAAGGTGGATATGCCTTCTGCTCATACAGACGTTGCCAATAACTCACGTAATCAGCCTGATATATTAGACGCGTTTAAGAAAAATCCATTTACACATAGCTTACATTCAAGTGTATAAATTTTACCTATAGAGAATAAATAGGTTTAAACATAATTATTTGCTTATGTACAATAATTATGTTACAGATACACCAAAATATCAAAGATAAATTAAACAATTTCATTGAAAGAAACTGCGTACCCCATATTATTTTTCATGGTCCATATGGAAGTGGAAAAAAAACAATGGTTCGTGAATTTTTAATGAATGTATATAAAACAGACGAAAATCTGAAAAAATATACAATGTTTGTAGATTGTGCACATGGGAAAGGCATTAAATTTGTTCGCGATGATATTAAATTTTTTGCAAAAACAAATATAACGAATGTATCAATGTTCAAAAGCATTGTTTTCTTGAATACGGATAAATTAACTATGGACGCACAATCTGCTTTAAGACGATGTATCGAATTATTCAGTCATTCTACACGTTTCTTTATTTTACTCGAAGATAAATATAAATTATTGAAACCAATATGTTCACGTTTCTGTGAATTTTACGTCGGGTTACCGGTGATTAACAATGTTCCTGTAAATTTATATAGTCATAACAATAAATCAATATGGAATAATAAGGACGAAAAGAAGCGTGGAGATTATGTAGTAAAAACATTTTCAGAAATTTCAAAAAACATAGATAAGGCAAATTATATCGATATAACAAACAAACTTTACGACAAAGGGATTAGTAGCATTGATATCATAAATACAATCAAAAGTACAAGTATAATCGCCGAAAAGGAAAGATATCAGGTTTTATTCTTAATAAATAATGCTAGACGCGAATTTAGGAATGAGAAAACATTTATTATGTTTATATTTAGTATTCTCTTTTTACGTAATAATCGATGTTTAGAAAATATTACATTTATGTAATAAGATGGATGATTTTACTCATGCAACATTACACGAATCTAGAAACGAGTACACCTCACGTTTAATTAGCATTCTTTGCCCCTTAATAATGGAGGGATATTTGTCAATATTTAGTGAGGCATGGACATTATGCGAGGATAATGACGAGACTGAAAAGTATTTAATGACCTTTCAAAATTTGATTTCACGAGTTCCAAAGTGGAATAGTGAAATCATTGAAAAGGAAAAGGACCGCATTATAGAGAAAAGTGGATGTACTTATTTAGAAGATTTGTTGACATGTGTTCATATTATTCAATTGAAAATGCTCACTACCATACGTGTAGGAAAAAAACAAAAGAAGATAGAAATAGAGATCCCGCGTCTAGAAGATTTCATTCATAAATCATATATACAAGTTGCGCGCAAATTGTACACCAATGTGTATTTATACGAAAAATACGTTACTCCATTACAAAAGCAAAAACATACACGTGAAATCGAAATTATTATACAAGAATGTATATTAAATGCAATCCGTGAAACATTGCCCATTGAATCCGTATTGCGATCGTATATGGATGAAAGTATTGAGGAAGATTATATCGAAACAATTCAAGAAGAGAAAATACCCATTAAAGAAGTAGAGACAGAAAATGAAAGGTCTGATGAAATCGCAGCTGATAAATTAAAGGTTGAGGCAGATGCCTTAACAATTTCTACACAAGAATCTAATGACAAAAAGCAAGGAATCAGTTTCAATGATAATGATTCTGTAATGAATGGGGATAACAAGGAAGAAATAATCAACGCTCCAAAGACGATTGAACGATTAGAACAAATTAGCAACATGCGAAACGAGGAACGCAGACTTGAAGACGAAGATGACGAGGACGACAATGACAATTCTTTTAAAATTAAGATTGGTAGTGATGTTGAAAAAATTTCATTAGATTCATTAACATCTAAAGAAGAAAATCTTATATTAAGCGATATCGAAGAGTTGAAATAATACGTTTAACATTAACGAAAAATAGGTAGTTATAGTTTATATGGAAAGTAATATGATGATTTCATCCGTCGCCGCATTTTTATTCTTGTTGTTTAAATTTGTTGAAATGAGGTTTATCGACAAAGAAAATAAACCATTAAAGGTTATATTGAAAGATGCGATTATTGTATTTATTTCTACCTTTGTTGGTATGTTAGCTATACAACAATTCCCTAATGTTTCAGACGAAGGTCAGGCAGCAGTTTTTACAAACACACCGGATTTTTAAATGAATCTAAATTATAATATGTATTATTTTACACTATTATAATTTTCCAGTCACGTATTATTTGTGACTATTTCTTTTTCGTGTTTTGTTTTTAGATCTTCTACAATATGATCGTTTGGTGCCACGTGCAACAGAACATCCAATTCTATATTTATCACATTTGTTTGGGTTTTTAATGCTTCTTCCTTTGCATATACTTTTGGAAGCCTCTTTCTTGTACTTATATATCATTGGAATACCATACGACATTGCCTCTCGTTTTGTATCTGAATCTTCCTTTTTATATTTTGTTTGGTTGACTTCGTTATAGAATTTTGGATAATATCGCACGACAATTTTACGAATAATCTTGTCTATTTGTGCTTGATTTTTCTCTCCTTGGGCTTTTTGTAACTCTTCTACTAAATTATTTTTACTATTATATCGTAGATCGGGGTTCTCAAATGTATACCCAAAATGATGATAGTAAGAGATAACATCCTGAATGGCATTCAATTTAACGTAACGCGCCTTTAAACGTTCTCCCAGACCATGTATAGCGTTTATAATATCCTTTCCACCTAGACGAACCAAATGTTTAGTGGAACGACTTTTCATTGCGTGAAATTTAGTATTACAAATGAGGTCTATATAAATATGTTTTGGTTGCGTGTTATAATCTACACAAGCAAATCCTCTTATTTCAGAACGAAATACATGAACAAATAAATAATCACAGGCATCTAACGTTTCGTTCAAAAAATCATTGCCTATTTTTGAAAAACAAAGTTTTTTCCCACCTATTTTCCGTATTTCATTTATATAGTGATTATATCGTTCCTTATCGTTTTTATGGTGATATATTAAAACGCGCGACATATTTTATAATACAATAGCATTATAAAATAATAATTTGGATAATCGTGTTATCTAAATGACCATTACCTTTTTGTTTTTCAATTTCCCCTTCATAATAAAACGTTTGAACATAGTACGTTCTAGTTGTTTCGTCGGTGTATGGTTATGGACATTGCGTGCAATCATTTTGTAAAGCTTAAATTCAGGATATCTCTCCTCGCCTGACTTCTTGTATAAAATATTTTTTCCGTTATCATCTAAACACCATTCGCGCACCATGTTCGCAATAATATTTTTCTCGCATTCTTCCTCTTCATCTGCTGGGTCGTCAATAAAGAAATCATACATCGAACATCCGAACCGACATAGATCGAAACTATAATTGGGTTCAATGCGCGGTTTGGCTTCATTGTAAAATGGTTCAGTGTTGTATTGTGTATCCGCATCTTCTCCCTTGCTAAAACTATCGCTACAAAAACGTTTGTCATTTATTGTAAAGATGGAACGTCCAAAATCAATGATTTTAAAAACGTGACCATGTGTGGGAACCTTATATACCTTATCGTCAATCTTATAATACAAGAATTGTTCGTCGGTGTTTTCATAAACGATGTTACACGAGTGTAAATCGTTGTGTGTAAATTGGAAATGTTTTTGATAATACATCAAAACGACAATGATTTGAAACATGATAGACGTCCATTCGCGATCACTAATATCATTATTCAACATATACTTGTCTAATGTATTTTCACAACATTCTGTAAAAATTGCTAATACAGGAAATTTATGAATAACTACCATTGTATCATTTTCACCATCTGAATCTGACTCTGAACCAGACTCCGAGCCTGACTCGTCATCTGACTCATCAGAATTATAGTTTTCAGAATTACCAATACCACCCTCAATCTGAAGACCATTATCTGTGACAGACGATGATGAACTACATGTGCTGCTAATGTCATCATCGTCGCCGTCACCGCCCTTATGTGAACGGGAACCAGAATGACTTTCATTTTCATACACCATATTATTCATCATAGTGGCTGATAAATCCTGTGTAATATTAAGTGTTTGAGCATTCGCGTCACTTAACGTACTTTCAAAAATTGTGTCAATAATGTCATCAGGAAATGTATCGACGATATCTTCTACCTTTAGATCTTCTTGCATGACAATGGGTTTCTTGTACTTGAAAGAACGTTGTACGAATAGTTCATCGGCATTTTCTATTTCAAACAATGTATGTTTATTATTGTGAAAAAATTGCGACTCCATCATATATTCCAAATCGTCCTCTATATTCATTCTAAAATCATACTGATTTGCTAAGAACATTCCGTAATAATCATTTGCGTGTACAAACCCATTATCTTTCAATTTGCTAGAAGTATATGAAAATAACGCGTCAACATATGCGTTATTATGTATCAATTTATATTTTTCCATAATGTTTACATTATTTTCTTCAGTTGTTTGATTAGGTAATTGATAAAATGTACTTTCGTCGACGTCCTTGTATTTCCCCATAGTGTATTTAATAGGGTCAATAAGAGGAGAAAATTTACAATAAACCTTTTTAGATGTTTTCTCTTTTGTTTCACAATTGGATATACACATATTGTAATTGTTATAGGATAGCTTTTCGTTGATGTTCGATATTACATGTTTAGTAGCAAAATTAATATTGCGGGAATTTTTATTATTCAGGTCAAAAAATTCATTATACACAGGAACATAATTTTGAATATCGCTTAGATTGGTAAAGTCAGGGTTTTCTAAATCTTGGAAAAAGTCATCATGATTGTGTTTGGCATAATCAATACTCATTAGATTATAGTTTCACTTTTAATAATATGTTTAAACTCATTGTTTTATTAAAATATTACGTACGAAAGAATTTCAAATTTTTTTTATCCGCCTTAAGCATATGACTTTAGAATTAAAAAAATTTGATATGAAAAATATATCATTTAAACCGAATGAGAATAAAGGTCCAGTCATTGTTTTAATTGGTCGGCGTGACACAGGAAAGAGTTTCTTAGTTCGCGATCTGTTATTTTATCAACAAGATATTCCATTAGGAACGGTTATTTCCGGCACGGAAGAAGGAAATGGGTTTTATAGTACCCATGTACCCAAGTTGTTTATTCACAATGAATACAATACCGTAATCATCGAGAATGTTCTAAAACGCCAACGACAAGTATTAAAACAGGTGAAAAAAGACATGGAATTATACAAAAAATGTACAATTGATCCAAGAACATTTGTAATTTTAGATGATTGTTTATACGATGCTTCATGGACAAGGGATAAAATGATGCGCTTATTGTTCATGAATGGACGTCATTGGAAAGTGATGCTTATCATTACTATGCAATATCCTTTAGGCGTGCCACCAAATCTTAGAACAAATATTGATTACGTATTCATTTTACGCGAACCTTATATCGCGAATCGCAAGAGAATCTATGAAAATTACGCAGGTATGTTCCCTACTTTCGAATCATTCTGTCAAGTAATGGACCAATGTACTGAAAATTATGAGTGTTTAGTAATAAATAATAATTCAAAGTCGAATAAACTACAGGACCAAATTTTCTGGTATAAAGCAAGTACGCACGGGGATTTCAAATTAGGGTCAAAGGAATTTTGGGAAATATCGAAAAATATGGGCTCCGATGATGAAGAGGAAATGTATGATCCTGAAAGCGCAAGAAGAAAAAGTACACAAAAGATCAGTGTGAAAAAAACAAAATGGTAATAAATACCGAATTGTTTACTAGATATAATATGAAGATTATCTATATTATGGATAACTTTCATATACGGAAAATAACATCGAATGATTACAACAAAGGAATTATAGAACTTTATAGCCAGTTTTTTACAATGAATAGTAATACGATAGATGTACTTGATTTACACAAATATATTATCGACCAATGCAATGATAACCATGTAATTTTTGTTGTAGAGCAAAATAATAAAATTATGGCATGTGCCACATGTATTATAGAAACAAAAATAATCCATAACTTTGGTAAAGTTGCGCATGTGGAAGATGTAGTGGTGGATGCAACCATGCAAGGTTTGGGAATGGGTAAGAAAATAATCAATACATGCGTTGAATACGCAAATGAGAAACAATGTTACAAAATCATTTTGGATTGTTCCGATAAAAACGTGGCATTTTATGAAAAATGTGGATTTACACAAAATGGTAATATGATGAATATTTATTTTAAAATAAAATAGTTAATATTATGTATGATGTCTTCATTTAACAATTATTCAGAAAAAGAAACAGAAAAAGAAACAAAGAAAGAAACAGAAAAAGAATCAAAGAAAGAAACAATTAAAGTATTTGTAATTACCGGACCTGAAACAAGTGGTATTGTTACATATGAAAAAGATGTTAATGGAAAAAAAGAATATTCAGGAATTGCTTGGGATATTATTGAGGAATTGAAAAAGCTACCTAATTTCGAAAAATATAATTTTGAATATACATTTTCTAAAAGTGGATATAATAATTATAATGAAACGGTTGATTGGGTAAGTAATGGTACATATGATTTAGGACTTGCAACATATATGCAAAATTCACAACGAGAATCTAAAATAAATTATTCTGTTCCCATTACTATTGATGCGTATGCAGTATATCACTATAAAAATACATCAGAGTTCAATACGTTTAAGCGTGTTTTTTATGATATCGGATATTTATTGTTAATGCTCGTTGTGTTGGGAATTATAGCAGGATTATTTTTATTTTTTATCGACCCCGGACGAAAGAAAATGAAACAAATAAAAAAAACAAAATCTTTCTTTTTACGTTCCATTATGACTGGTATTTCATCATTCTTGGGAGAAACAGGAGAATTATTTGGTAATGCAACTTCATCTTTTAAAGGATTGGTTTCTGTTGTATTTGTTATGTTATTTTCACTTGTTTTTATTCAGTTTATGCAAGCCGAAATAACTTCAACATTAATTGAAGAAAAAAAAGGAGCTGGGATTTCTGATGACGATATCAAGTTGAAACCTGTACTCGGACACGAAGGATATGCACATACTACAAAATGGGAAGAAAATGGAGGAAAGGTTACACGTCATAAGGGTAAAAGCAATGAAGATCTATTAAATATATACAAATCAGATCCCGACAAACATCTAGGTGTAGTGTTATCTTATTACGATGGATATCCATTTTTAGATTTACATCCTAAAATCACAGCGTCAGTATTTGGAAATTCACCATCATGTATGATTTATAATCCAAATAAGAGAAGTTTCGGAGAAGATTTGAATCAAGGTTTATTACATATTCGTTCAACAAAAAAATTAGAAAAAATTTGCAAATTTTATTTTTCAAGTGAAGATTCAAATGCACCACCGGCATGTACGTTATAAAACATGTTCAAACATATAATAATTTAATTTTTACAACAAAGGATTTATATCCAGTTTTTATTTTACACCTTTGAACATTTAAAACGCCGACCTAATATTACCTACCTTAAAATCGGCATTTTAAATATGCAAAGGTTTAAAATAAAATAGTTAATATTATGTATGATGTCTTCATTTAACAATTATTCAGAAAAGGAAACAAAAAAAGAAACTATAAAAGTTTTTGTAATTATAGGACCTGAAACAAGTGGTATTGTTACTCACGTAAATAATATCAATGGTAAGAAAGAATATTCAGGAATGATATGGGATATTGTAGAAGAATTGAAAAAATTACCTAATTTCGAAAAATATAATTTCGAATACACATTTTCTGAAAGTAATTATCAAAATCGGGATCAAGTTGTTGAATGGGTAAGTAATGGTAAATATGATTTAGGATTATCAACATATGTACAAAATTCACAACGAGAATCTAAAATAAATTATACAATTCCAGTTAAAATTGATTCATACGCAGTATTTCACTATAAAAATACATCAGAGTTCAATATGTTTAAGCGTGTTTTTTACGATATTGGATACTTATTGTTAATACTCATTGTGGTTGGAATTTTAGCAGGATTAATTTTATTTTTTGTCGATCCAGGACGAAAGAAAACGAAACAAATTAAAAAAACAAAATCATTCTTTTTACGTTCAATTATGACTGGTATTTCATCATTCTTGGGAGAAACAGGAGAATTATTTGGTAACGCAACTTCATCTTATAAAGGATTGGTTTCTGTTGTATTTGTTATGTTATTTTCACTTGTTTTTATTCAGTTTATGCAAGCCGAAATAACTTCAACATTAATTGAAGAAAAACAAGGATCTGGGATTTCTGATGACGATATCAAGTCGAACCCCGTACTTGGACACGAAGGATATTCACATACCGACAGATGGGAACAAAATGGTGGAAAAGTTGTTCGCGTCAAGGATAAAACTAATGATGATTTATTAAAAATATATAAATCAGACCCAGATAAATATCTAGGCGTTGCCTTATCTTATAGCGACGGATATCCATTTTTAGATTTACATCCTGGTATAACAGCATCAGTATTTGGAAATTACCTACAGAGTATGATTTATAATCCTAATAAGAAAGGATTTGGTGAAGATTTGAATCAAGGTTTATTACATCTTCGCTCAACCAAAAAATTAAAGAAAATATGCAAATTATATTTTTCAAGTGATGATTTAAATGCACCACCGGCATGTACGTTATAAAACATGTTGAACATATAATAATTTAATTTTTACAACAAAGCCGACCTAATATTATAAAAAAAATTGATTTACAATTTAATAATTATATTATACATAACTCATACTAACTTTATCAAAAAATGAAATCAATTTCGCCATACGATTTGGAAACTGGACATACATATTATATTGAAAGCTATACTAAAGGTGTTCGTACAAACAAATATCGTGGCGTTATTAATAACTTGAACGCCGGTACCTGGTATGAACATAATGTACTTGAATTTGGAAATATGATTGAATATGTAAACGGACAAGAAACCACCTCAACTGAACGGGATTCTCCTACCTTTCCCGGAAATATATTTTATGTACATGTAGGTACTAACGCAACAGAACCCCAATATTGGTTATTTTATAAACCCGTTGCTGATTATTTAATGACTATACAAGTGCTCAAACAACGTACTCGATTGGATAAAGTAAGTATTTGGGGGTTATATAAACAGCATTTGGGCAAAACCTCAGGGGAGGGCGCAACATCTGGTGAGATCCCACCGCGACGACGCACGATGAGATTTGTGAACCCAAAGGGGGTGATACAACTAAAATATGTGTATTGAACACGGAAACTAAAAATAATGAATATATTAATAAAATGGATTTAATATTATAACTTAAATTATAATATTAAATGGGAAATTATATATCTAATCAAGTTACAAATCAAGATAATATTGAAAATAATAATGAAAATAATAAATGTTTAATTTGTTGGGAACATATTCATTTTATAGAATTAGTTAAATGTCATAAGTGTAATATACAATTACATACATATTGTGAAGAAACATATAGAGGGAGGAAAAATTATTGTAAATGCCCTCATTGTCAAGGAATAGGGACTTTTGGAACATCATAATTGGTGAAAGATTACCTGTAACTATTCGTCATCGTCGCTATCATCGCTCAACCAAAAAATTAAAGAAAATATGCAAATTATATTTTTCAAGTGATGATTTAAATGCACCACCGGCATGTACGTTATAAAACATGTTCGAACATATAATAATTTAATTTTTACATTATTATATATTTATATTAACCAGTTAATCAATCTTCTTTCCTGTATCAATATTCGGTGCACCAAACACCTCATTTTGAATATTTACAGATGGTGTAGTACCTTTAGTAGGTTCCATTACAACCTGGTCGTCTGGGATTGCGTCATAGTCAACTTCGCGTACATTAATTAGTTCGCCGTCCTTATTCATTGTTTGGGTTAGTACATTTCCAGTGTTCTCCGCCTTTTCTTTGTTCTCCTCGAGTGCCTTTTCCTTGGTTTCACGCACACGTTTTTCAAACTCCAATTTGGCACTTTTTTCATTATCAAATTTCTCATGCATGAGTGTATTAAGTTCATCCTCTAGATATTCAACACGTCCTGTTTTATATGCATCAGGTTCCCATGGCATCCACATACCAACTGGTCCTACATATACATCGTGGTGAGGATCGATCTCGCGCAACATCTTACATCTCATCTCGGCTTCTTCTTGTGATGAGAATGTACCACGAATCTTAATGCCTCGTGTTGAAGTTTGAAAGTGATATTGTCTTGAAAATTCTGTTTCAAGTTGCTCCTCATTCTTATCGATGAAATTTTTGTATTGGTCTGTAAGATTGTTGGACATTAAGGAGTTTTTTTCATCTTTAACAAATCCTTCCAAATCGGTCATTAAATCATCACTCGAAAGTTTGTACTTGAATGAAACAAATTGTAAAAAAGACTGAAACTTTTCCATGGATTGGATGTAATCATAGTTCTTTAAGAATGCGTCAAACAGAAACATCTCCTTCTTCTTTAAAATATTCTCAGGGGAAACAAATGAAATACATGTAAACTTTTGCCCTGAAATAGGCTGGTCTTCGTCCAACAAGTCAACATACTTTTTATCTTGGGGGGCAGGTTGTGATTCTTTAGAGAGACTCATATAACATAATATTAAGAAACTATTTAAGTTTTGTTATTATATAATTTTTTTTTCTGCCTTTTTAGTATAAATATGGAAATGTTTGATTTAGGAGAACTTCTTAAACGTGCCATTAAATATTTGGTTGAGGGTTTGATGGTTGCTCTCGCAGCCTACGCAATTCCCAAAAAGGCTCTTAATGTAGAAGAAATTGCTCTCATTGCATTAACTGCTGCCGCTACATTCAGTATTCTTGATACATATATTCCTTCGATGGCTGTAAGTGCTCGATCTGGTGCGGGTTTCGGTATTGGTGCTAATTTGGTTGGTTTCCCTAGAATGCGATAAATTGTTTTATCAAAAAACCTAAATAAATAATATATATTTTGTATGAATAAATATTATTTTTTATACACAACATGTATATGTCGAATAAAGTAAATACAGACCCAGATAACACTGGTCAAGATGCTGCCAATGAAATAGTTTCCACCATTGATTCAATACCAGAACAATTACATACCGATCCACCAACGCCATCACCAACACCAATACCTGAACAATTACATGCCGAGACACCTACATCAACACCAACACCAACACCAACACCTACACCAACACCAACACCAAATTATTCAGATTCGAAAGAATTCGTTATATTTTCGCACGAATACTCGTCACTAGAACACTATAATTCCGAAATTTTGGACGAATGTGTAAAGAATAAACGTCTTCTTGATTTAAACTATGATACATTATTTATGTGGATATCTTATTTTCAAACATCAGTTATATTCTTTTCGACATTTTCTGGTTTTATACAAGCAACGAAAAGCGTGTTCGTTATAAACGATAATATTGCCTTTATCATATCGATCGTTATTTCTACGTATACGAGTCTTTTGTTATCTATTTCAAAATACTACAAATTAGATGAACAGAAAGAGAAAATACATAATTTACGTGAACAATATTCCCTTCTACAGAATAACATTAAATATAGAATTGACGTCTTAGAACAATGGCGTTATCACGAACTTTGGTTACATCAAGATCCAGTAAAACGATTTGAAGAATGGATCACATTTAAAGCGAAAATGGAAAAGGACTTTTTAACTATTGTCAAACAAAAACAAGACTTGTTCACACAATTTGAAATTATCATGGATACCAAACAACGTAATAAGTATGTCATTGTTAATAAGGAACTAATGCACACTAATAATAAAAAGCTCCTTTCATGGATTAAGAAAGAAAAGTATTTAGAACAAAATGAACCGAATTACAAGGATTTGGCAAAAGAATATGTATAAATCGTATTCATAGCAAGCAAATAATGATTTGAATTTTGTAATATCGAATCATTATTTTATCATGGCATATAGTGCCAATTATATTGTAGGGATGAATTCCCAATCAAGATGATTGCATATTTTCTTCCAAATAACATCTTGTTCGATTCTTTTTTCCCGGTCCTTTAACATTGGGAAAAAAGGTAAGAATTGTTTCTGATCAAGTAATTCACATAACTTATAAACAGTATAATAATAATTCAAGAAATTAACACGATCATCAGGACAAAATTTAGCGTATGGTGCCTGTATTTCCATGAAGAGATTACAAAGCGTATCCTCCAACTCAGGAGACATAATGGGTGGCTTGATCCCGATAATATCCTTGATAAATGGAATATGTTCATAATATTTATTATAACCTAGTTTTTTGAGTATTTCTTTCGCCTTATTATTTGTTATTTGTTTCAAATCAATACGTTCCTTTTTAATTTGATTTTTTATATCGCTGATAACTTGTTCAGGTATTTGAGTACTTTCCTTTGCTTGAAATTGAGCAATTATTTCGCGAAAATGATTGATACGTTTGTAAGCATAAAAACACACTTCCTTTGGAGGTTCTTTGTATGATGGACGTTCATTTTCAATCAAATAGGGTATATGTTTCGAACATACATTACATACCAATATACCTTCATCGTCAATTGGTATAAATTCACCTTTATAGCAAAAATGGCAAACGTTATCCTTATACATAAAATGTTCCATATCAATGAAACTTTCGTCTAAATTAGATAGATACGTATTAACCAAACCTTGATCCTTTTGTTTTTCTTGATCTGACGAATCTTCCGTGTTTACTTTAAAAAAATCATCAAGCACACGTGTTTTGGATGGTTCATTTGCTATATTTTTTTTATTTTCGAAATAGTCAAAAATGAGTGATGAATTATTTAAGAAATATTCCTTTTTACGATATTTTATATCCGATATTTTACTCTTAATATCTTTAATTTTATCCTCGATATCTAAACGCATTGTTACAGAAATCTTACTTTGTTTTAGCACCTTTTTTAAGGTTTTTTTCTTTTCCATTAATCTGGGTATTTCTGTGTTTTCATCATCTTGGAATGTTTCTAATATTTCATTGTGCTTATTATCTAGAGTAATTGATTTCTGAGCATCAACAATAAGTGTTTTATTCGTTTTTGGTCTAAATAGAGGCATTGTATATATTAGACTTCGCACTATATTTTTATATATTAATTTAGTAATATTCGATAAATATAATAAAATCAAATATATTGAAATAAAAAATGCCAGATGTGTCAAATGTAAGTGATGTTCAATTACAAGTAATGATCTTCTTATACAACGCACTGGAACAAGGGTGGAATGTAAAAAAAACAAATGACTGCTATATTTTCAATAAAAAACATGAGAATAAAAAGGAGTTTTTCTCAGATGCATATTTAAAACGTTTTATAAAAGATAACTTGGCAACCAGCTCATAAAATAATGAATATAATATTATGTTACCATATGTTTAATTAAATAATTAAATTAAAATACGTATTTTTTTTATCTTTAGCAATATTATAACAATGGGCGGTGGACTCATGCAACTCGTAGCTTATGGCGCACAGGATGTATACCTTACTGGTAATCCTCAAATCACTTTCTGGAAAGTAACATACCGCAGATACACTAACTTTGCTATGGAATCTATTGAACAAACTTTCAATGGACAAGCCGACTTTGGACGTCGTGTAACATGCACAATCAGCCGTAATGGTGATCTTGCATACCGCACATACCTCCAGGTTACACTTCCTGAAATCAACCAATCCATGCGTAACAGCGAAGATACCGATGTCTATGCCCGTTGGTTAGATTTCCCCGGTCATCAACTTATTTCCCAAGTTGAGGTCGAAATTGGTGGTCAACGCATTGATCGTCAATATGGTGACTGGATGCACATTTGGTGTCAACTCACCCTTTCCGCCGAACAACAACGCGGATACTTCAAGATGATTGGTAACACCACATCTTTAACTTACATCACTGATCCTTCTTTCGCCGATATCAACGGACCCTGTGGTGGAGATGCCCCCGTAAATGTGTGTGCTCCCCGTAACGCTCTTCCCGAGACCACTCTTTATATCCCCCTTCAATTCTGGTATTGCTGCAATCCCGGACTTGCCCTTCCCTTAATCGCCCTTCAATACCACGAGGTCAAGATCAACCTTGATCTTCGCCCCATTGACGAGTGCTTATGGGCCGTGAGCGATCTTAACGGAAGCGGTAACGCCCAAGTGACAACTGCTTACAACCAATCCCTTGTTGCTGCTTCTTTATACGTTGACTATATCTTCCTTGATACTGATGAACGTCGCAGAATGGCACAAAACCCTCACGAGTACTTGATCGAACAACTTCAGTTCACTGGTGATGAATCTGTCGGTTCCTCTTCCAACAAGATCAAGCTCAATTTCAATCACCCCTGTAAAGAACTTGTGTGGGTCGTGCAATCTGATGCTAACGTTGATTACTGCGCTTCTTTCCAAGGTGGAACTCTTCTTAACAAGGTGCTTGGTGCCCAACCTTTCAATTATACTGATGCCGTTGATGCCTTACCCAATGCCTTACACTCTTTCGGTGGACCCATTGCCACATCTGGCCAAAACGGATTCATCAGCAGTGGTGCTTTCGAAGATCCCAACGCAAACGATGCCCAAGTCATCCCTCCTGAACTCGGTGGTGCTGATTCTGGTGTGTCTGATGCCGGTACATTCGTCCTCGGTGAATCTGCCCTTGACATGCATTGCTGGGGTCTTAACCCTGTTGTTGTTGCCAAACTTCAACTTAATGGTCAAGATCGTTTCTCCGAACGTGAAGGAAGTTACTTCGACCAAGTCCAACCTTTCCAACATCACACACGTGCCCCTGACAGCGGTATCAATCTTTACAGCTTTGCCCTTCGCCCCGAAGAACACCAACCTTCTGGAAGTTGCAATTTCTCCCGTATTGATAACGCCACTTTACAACTTGTTCTTTCCAACGCTACCGTTGCCGGAACCAGCACTGCTAAAGTACGTGTCTACGCCACTAACTACAATGTCCTTCGTATCATGAGTGGTATGGGTGGTCTTGCCTACTCCAATTAGATTTCTTAATTGGATAATAAAAAATATAAAAAATCATAGTTCATATTATAAAAATTTATAATATGAAAAATACATATTTATAATACATATTTATAATACATATTTATAATACATATTTATAATATTAAAGAAATACATTATAAATATTTATGGACATAAAAGAACGAACGTGTGAAATATTAAAAATTTTTAAAAAATTAAAAAAGTTAAATTTAGGTATTGGTGGTTTTGAAGAATTTGATGAATTTAGAGCTATTTGTAATACATTTATACGAGAAGGTAAATATGTTGAAGGAGAAATTCAAGTGTTAGGAACTAAAAGAATAATTTGTTATTCCTTTAAAGACAGCGTTGATTGTATGTTACAATATGATGAAAAAGTATAATAAAGAGACGCTAAAAAAAAATTGAAACATTTTTGGCGTACTAATCTACATTCATAAAAACAAATGTAGTCCATAGTTATTAAAATATAATTTACACGCAAATCCTGCGTGGGAGTTGGTTTACCCGTACCAACTTTATTGGCCCTTTCTTGTTGGGGGTGAGACAAACATATTACTACTTGTCTGGTAAAAAAACGCATATTTAATTTAATTATTTAATAATGTATGTAAGACAAGATGAAGTACGGCGTTAAAACCCGTGGATGTTTATTTAATTATGAATGTTACACGGATAAATGGAATTTGCTCCTTTTAAGGGTGTGGGGGCATCCCCCCCCACACTTTAATTGGATGGTTCTTGTTACAATATGTTTCATTCATTTGGACATTATATGTAGCCGTTAGTATTTCATGTACGATTCATTATCATATTGTGAATGATGTGTAATTTAGGGTTTGATCACCTCTTAAATTTCATATTGTTTGTTTTGTGACGATTTGTTGTTATGCTAGTTTGATATTTTTAGAATTGTTTTATAAAGAAATATAATCAAAAAACAATCACAGGGGACGCCCTGTTTTTTTGTCGTACGTTCGTACGTATGCTAAAAAAAATTGATTTTATTTTATAGTTTATTATTTTATTTATACAAAAACAAAAGAGCATTTCAATATGTCTACTACTAGTAAGCTCCACACTCAAAAATGTGGAAATTGCAACAGAAACTGCGCCAGGAAAGGATCGAAAGGCGGGTGCTTTTCCTGCAACAACTTTGCATTGGAAAACTTTTTCAATACACCACACAAGTATTCAACATCTGTATTGAACTCTCTTCATTGGACAATCTTTTCGCTACCAAAAGAACTTCTCAAGCATCTTATGGCAAGAGCGAAAGGCAGAATGATTCAACTTGCGCGCGAGCTACCAAGTGAAGAATTGCCTAACTTGACGCAGTACACCAAGGAAAAGATGGTAAGCATGTCGACGAAAACTCTAGCTAAAGTCGTCTTCCAAACAATGGTGCGGTATTATGACTTGACAAGTAAGAAGGAGGCGACTACATGCGCGATTTGCTTGGAGTCAATCGACGATTCCAAGCCGACGTGTACAACAAAATGCGGTCATAAATTTTGCACAGGGTGTTTCTTGGAGCTTGTACAACGTTCGCGGTCAAACTATTCGAATACACTTTCGTGCCCATGCTGCCGTAAAAACCAGTTCGAACACTAGTTAGTTTTATTTATTTATTATGTAATTTATGTAAAAATTCACCTTTTTTACATAAATTGTTTGATTATAAATTAGTATACGTTATTCTTTTTTCGTAAAATACTCCATCCAATCATCGGGACTTATTTTTTTTCCTCCGTCGTAAACAACTGCCAACTTCTTTTCCAGTAAACTTTGTCCGATATTTACGCCCTCGATAAACACGTCCGCTAGAATACGTCCATACTTTTCGGTTTTTACATTTTCTAGATGAACGATTTTTGACATGACTAATGAATCAACATGCTCGCGTGCCAAAATTGCACATTGCTTTTCACTTTCTGTTTTTCCTTTAATTTCTGGACAATCAATTCCGTTTATACGAACAGAAAATCTATAATAAGGAGAATTATCCCACGGCATTTTACTTGCTATGGTAATGGTGTCACCATCATAAACTTTAATAACCTTTCCGCACGTAACTGGTGGAATAAAGGGTATAGTCTCCTTATATTCTATTGCAGTTAAAAGCATATCTTCTTCAGAAATATAATCGATTGCTCTGTTTTTATTTGAAATACATGCACTTTGTATTGTGTTTCCCATTATATGTATACCTACTTAAATCTTTAATACGATTATAAATATGTATTTATAGTTGTAGGTAATATTTTGTATGTTAAAGATCAATATTTTAACACGTGGACCATTCGAATAATTCCTCCAATGGCGGAAAAACATATGGACATCATTATAACAAACCAAAATAATTCTTGGTCCATAGTAATGGTATTTTGAGTTAACAACATCATTTCATGTATAGATGGATGAATTAAATGAGGAATATCGTGTATATGGATTGTTGTATTATCCACTAATGCCGGGTCATTTTCTTCCAAATTATTATCATATGAAACTAAATATTGTTTTTTTTCAATGTATATCCCCATATTTTTATATATCCAAATATATTTAATATATATAAAACAATGACATATATATTCAATTTATATGTTATTTCCCATGACTTTAACATACTAGACATATAACTTTTTACAAAAATCTTCTATTTCCGCCCTGTTTATTATCATATTTAATGACATATCGGTTTTACTAATATGTTTTATAATAAGGTCACATTTTTCAATATCATTGTTTATTAATGTAAGCAAATATTGATTGGATAGTTCCATATAATCGATTAAACCCGTATTTTGGGTGAATTCACGTTTTCGTTTAATTGTACCTGTGATGCTATTTTCATTTTGCTCGTCGTATATATACAATGGTGATTTTGCGGTAAATGTCACGATTAAACCAAACATTTGATTATATAAAAGAAAGTTTCTTAAATATATATCCCCAAATTTGTGACATAGAAGATCTAGATGGTCACTAGATCTGGAATAAAACTCCAATAAAACACATGGTTTCATTCCATAACACCAATATTCACTTTCTTCATTGTGGAAAGGTATTTTTTCACGTATAATATTTGCGCTATTCGATATTTCAACAAATGTTTGAACGCGCTTATTGAGATATTTGTCGTCATCATCACAAAACAAAATATAATCGTGATCATTCACCTTTTGTAAACAATTATAGATGTGCATTATTTGATACGTTTGTTCGCGTCGTATAATAAACTTGGTATCTCTCTTTAATAATGGGAACACTTTGTTCTTGAATATAGAATAATATTCGTTTGACGTGAATGATATACCAACAATGATTGTACATGGATGGGTTTGTTCCTTAAGAGAGTTTATACAATTGAGCAACTTTTCTAATTGTCCTTTATAATGTATATGACATGGTATAATTACTGCGACGCGCATACTATATACTATATATTTTTTGGGGTATGTATACTTAAAACAAAATCATAATACGATCCTACATTAAAACAAAAATTGAATTTCACAATATATGTATAATCTAAATAACAATAATAATGGAAACCACTATAAGACGTAGTAGCCGCGTACGCGCAAAGAAGAATGGAAAATACGTAGAGCACATTAAAACTCTGCATAGTGTGGCTGGAGATTTGTTGATCATGACAGATATACTGAGTGAGGATAAGTTGAGAAATGTGATTGCTGAATACGAGAACCTAATTGGTGATTTATTGAATATAAATTAGGAAGCATAATATACTTTCTGTAGTTCGTCTTTGTCTAGGTGCGGTTGATTGTACATTACATAGTCTAGTGTTAGAAGGTCTACTTCTTCATTGCATTGTGCGTAATCCTCATTTAATATGTATTTCACGCAAAAATCGATGTTTAAAATCTGGGTATTCACTATTGCTTTCATATTCAGTTTATCTATATATTTTTCTAATTCTTCAATTGAATACTTGTTTCTACGAAGACTGCTGTTCGATATTGGTATTCTATCCATCCTTACTATATATTGTCGCTTGTATTTATTTATTAATTATTTGTTCATCATTTTTTATTATATCAAATTTATTTCATATAATAATTATCCTATTTACGTCGTTTTCTTAGACTTCTTTTCCTTCTTCTTGTTCTTCTTATTCTGGACGATGATTTACGCGTTTTCTTTTGTTTCCTGCGCGTTTTCTTTTGTTTCCTTTGCTTCCTGCGTTTTCTAGAGCTCCGTCTTCCACCATGGAATCTTGATACAGATGTTTCTCCATCTGTTAAACCAGACATATTCCCAGTCGTATTCCCTGTAGTAGTATTCCCAGTGGTATTATTACCAAACATCATTGACCCTGTTCCCATAGTATTACCAGTCGTATTATTGCCAAACATCATTGATCCTGATGTATTATTGCCCCAGCTAAATGAATCAAAATTACCAGATTCTCCAGATGTATTTGCACCATCACCACTTACTCCGGATGTGTTTAAATCACTTAAATGTAACGACTGCATACCTGGTTCCGATGTGTTTAAATCACTTAAATGTAACGACTGCATACCTGGTTCCGATGCGTTTAAATCAAGATCGCCTACATCTACTTCGTTGTCGTTATCATCTTTGGGGATTGCCTCTATATTAGATACGAATGGATTATTTCCACTCATTATATAATAATCGCATTTTATTTTATCACGAATGCGTATTTACAAAAATATGCCATTCAATTATATTGTTCTCTATTTCGTTCCTCCTCTTCTTCTACGTCTACGTGTACTTGTACGAGTACGACGACCACAGGAACGAGTGCTGCGTTTTCTACGTCTTGATTTTTTACTTGCCCTTTTGGTATGTCGACGTCTGGATCCCCCCGATAACTCCTGTTCCTTCTTCTCATTATAATTCATCAATATTTGGTCCAAATGAATCCGGTGTGTTGTATTTTTGATTGTTTTTTGGATGGATGTTCCAACCATATCTACAAATTCAAATAATATCTTGTCATCTACACGAGCTTGATTCAAATAGCCTTTAATATCATCCGAATTCTTGTCGAAATTACCAGTTTCATTTTTTATTTGTTCTAACTTATCATAAATTTTTTGTAACACTACATCATACGCTAATCCATTACTAGCCATATGTAATATCAAGATATAATAATAATAATAATAATAATAATGTCAAAATTACTAAATATACATTCTGTGAAAATTGAATATTTAAAATAACATTTAATGCCATACAATAAATAATGGACATTTCAAGTGAATTTTATGAAACGAATTGTCAAAAATTTTCAGACACTCGTTTCTGTCTATGGGACGTTGTTCGTGATTTTGGTAATCATTTTTCAAACGAATCGTATGTACTTGATGCGGGATGCGGAAATGGTAAAAATATTCGCTATTTCAAAGATAAATGTAATATGGTTGGCATTGATAAATCACATGGACTAGTAAATATATGTAAGGAACGCGACTATCAAGTAAAGCAAGGTTCAATAGAAGATATTCACTATCCAGATGAGGTATTTGATTTCGTTATGTGCGTTGCCGTAATACACCATCTAGATACAGAAGAGTTGCGAGTGCAATCAATTTGTGAAATGGTGCGTATATTGAAACCAGGTGGAAAGTTACTCGTTACGGCATGGGCATACGAATCAGATGAATATTCGAAACGGAAAAATTTTGTTTTGGGGGATAACTTGGTAAAATTCAATGAAGAAGATGTATTGCGCTATTATTTCATATACGACCGGATAGGGTTTATAAACCTATGTAATAATGTTATTACACAAGAGCTCGAAGTATCGTGGGACCGCGGGAATTGGAACGCCGTTTTTACCAAATAAATCACCTAAAATTAACTATTTTTACACTTTTTCTTATTGAAAAATAGTTAATATCAATGGATAGAAAATGTATAAACGCCAAGTTATCAGACCCGCCGAAAATATAAAATTGAAGTAAATTTATTATTACTATTACTAATAATAATAAATATACACAAATGGTAGATATTGATCTAAACGAATTTACAGAATTCGGAAAGGTAAAGGATATTTGGAATGATAGTTTGCACGAGAAAACGGGTCTAACTGAATTTTTAAATAATATTGTTATGAATATGAATATGTTTGACAATAGTAATAATAATGGTTATGGAATAATGTTACAGGATTTATCAGACATTTATGTATTGGTATCTAAACAAGATTTTCCATTTAATAAACTAAAAACGACACATAACCATTCGATTGATTTGTCCAAGGCAAATAAGAACCTTGTTTTGGGATATATATGGTTATGTCCCTGGAAATTAGAAAATAAAGGTTGTGTGCCATACCATTTTATCAAATTCATAGATAGTAGACTATCTGGATTGAATATCGCAAAATATATGATAACTAATTATGAAGGAAATGGTAAAGAACGCTATTTACTTCCATATGATATCGGGTTTGGAGCGCGCAAATATTGGAAAAAATATTTTATTGAAACGTATGATATCAATAATAAAAACGAATTGGAACAAATGATAAATGAATGTAATTTAAAACCATCCGATATAACATGGGATAATTTACTCGCTATATTTTAAACAATGGCGAATATCGAATTATTAATATGTATATATACTAAATAATGATTCATAATTTATACAAAAGGCATGTAATTATGTTTGTTGTAATGGTGATTGTTGGTATATTATTCAACCCCATGAACATTTTAGCGTATAGAATAAATGATTTATATATATCAACAACACTATTTTATAGTGGATTATTAATGGCTTCAAATATGATATGGGCACATGAAATAATCCATTACCTATCTATGGGACATTTTAATATTTATGTTTTTTTTATTGGTATTCTTTTTTCCATTTTAGTATCTTTAGCACTACTTAGAAGTCAATTCATGGTTGATGATAATCAATGGCTGCGTAGAATGATAGGTCATCATTCAACCGCATTAACAACCACACATAAAATTTATAATAAAACTAATAATCCAAAAATAAAAAAATTAGCTACAAGAATAATCAATACACAAGAAGAAGAAATACTATTAATGAAATCAATGCTGTAAATATTATGTATTTATAATTTGATGAATCAATATATATACCTTGTAAATAGATAAAAAATATTTAAACGTTTAAAACATGAGGAATTGGTGTAGAATGTCGATTTATTTAATTATATTTTTTACTATTTGTTGAATAAGGGGTGGAGGTACAGCGTTTCCAATTTGAACCACTTGATTTTTCCAATTACCCTTTACAATATAGTCTGCTGGAAATCCTTGAATTTGTTTCAGTTCATCTGGTAATATACAACGCAAATAACACCCAGACCCATTTTTTAATGGTACAAAGAAACGCGGCTGATGGTCATAACTACAAATAATAGTTTTTGCCGGATTACGTATATCAATGATCTCTGCGTGAATTGGACTATCGCGTTTACCAAATGAAAACAAATTCGTGTGTGTTTTGTCATTGTATGTACGAAGTGCCTCATCGGCGTTATATAGTCGTGACAAATACGGATGCGCATCATTATTGGCAGGATATTCATTTGTATCGTCCATATTTGTGAGAATACATTCGGGTGGAATACCTTGAAGCAATGATTCCTCAACCTTAATGGTATTTTGCATATCATACCGAATAATATTTTCAAGATTGGGAACACCTGATAGTTCATCTGGAAACGCAGGTTTCCAACCATATGGGTTATCTGGTTTTACACCTACAATAAGAAGTCGTTCACGTTTCTGCGGAACACCATGTTTATGCGCTTGCATCACCTTGTGAATAACTTCATATCCGAGTTTTTGAAATTCACTTACAATTACGTCAACATATGGTTCCCCGGTTGATGTTTTTCGAGAAAGAAGTCCCTTTACATTTTCACCGATAATCATAGATGGTTCCGTAAGGCGAGCAACACGTAGAAATTCACGGAAAAGTGTATTACGCGGATCGTTATCCATTTTTTTACCAGCTTGACTAAATCCCTGACAGGGAAATCCAGCAAATACTATATCAGCCTTCCCTTTATAACTCGCAAATGTTTCGTCAGTTATTTTTGTAATGTCATTGACATTGTTTTCGTGAATACGTTCACAATTGGGAAAATTTTCTTCATGTGATTCACAAAACGTGTTGTTTAATTCATTGAACGCAACCAATTCACAACCAGCATTTTTCAATCCAAGCGAATCACCTCCTAGTCCAGAAAATAAACTAATCACCTTGGGTGCGTATTTCTTTTTGCTAGACATCCTGATGGGTTCCTGAGACTTGATTATCAACTTCTTCTTGGGCATTCTTTCGATATTGTATATTAACTATATATACGTTTATTTCAATTTTATAGAATATAAAAAAACATCAAATAATGTAAAATGTAGTTTTATTTGACCACTCTACTTCATTCATTGAAGTCACTACTTTTTATAATCTTACCTGACATCGAAACGAATGTTTGTAAAACCACATCCCTTACCCCATCTTAAAATTCCTGTAAAACCTTCATTTTCATCGTCGAATAAATCAATAAAGATGTCCTTTTCGCGTCTAATATTAATACTCGTAATATTTGGTGATGTCACCGCATCCCTCCACGCGAATTCAAATTCGTCTGTATCGATATCACCCTTCGTTTGTAGAAAGCAATCCTTTTGTGACAAAACATCATTCAATTTATCCTTGATTTGTTGAATGAATATTTTGGTTTCGTCGTCTGTAAGGGCGAAGTTCGGCAAGGTACTTCTTAAATCTGGGGTGTTGTTCATGCCAGTGAATGAAGATTTCCCACCCCATAGTTCACGGCATCGCGACTTAATCTTTTGAACAAACGGGGTTTTTGGGTCACCGCATCGGAATGCATCTTTAACCCACGCGTCATACGCTGGAATTTCTGGAACGTCCGAACATTGTAAGATATCATTCCAATTTGTCGTAACGATAACTTCATCGTACCAAAGTTTTGCCATCACCCATCCCACCAAAAACTGACTGCCTACACCATTCAAAACTTGTACGCTATCTTTCCACGGGACATCATAAACATTCAAGTTTTTTTCACTATGTTTCTCTTCAACACGATGAAACGAACCATCCGTATGGTGGATGACTAAATCATAATGATCTTTATTCGTTCCGGCTTCCTCGATGGTAGTAATTTGTTTGTTAAATTTGGCTTCGTAATCATTGCGTAACTTCCCTCCTAGCGGATTCGCTGGATCGAGCATTTTTACAAGTTTTTTGATACGAATTGTTTCGTTGGCACGAGCAATGTGGCGCCCATCTATGTAAAATTTCGGAATTGTAACAAGTTGCTTCAAACATTTATTAAAAAGATTCAGCTGTTCCTTTGCCTCCTTCACCTGGAGTTTGACCTGTTTCGCCTCCTCCTTCACCTGGAGTTTGACCTGTTTCACCTCCTCCTTCACCTGTAGTTTGACCTGTTTCACCTCCTCCTTCACCTGTAGTTTGACCTGTTTCACCTCCTCCTTCACCCGGAGTTTGGCTTGTGTCAATGCCTCATTCACCTGTAGTTTGACCTGTTTCTCTATCTCCTTCATCAGGAGTTTGGCTTGCGTCAATGCCTCCTTCGCCTGGAGTTTGACCAGCTTCGCAGTAATTTTATCACTCATAATTGCTTTAAATAACGGATGTGTTATTTGTTGTTTGTTGTATACATTCTATTCATTTGAACCAAAAATGTATCAATTTATTTTAGTAAAACGACTCGCCGCTAAAAACGTTTTTATGTGGGTTTTTTAGTGAAATAAAATATAAAATATAAAATTGATATAAACGTTTTTAAACTCCCACCTATTCATAGTTAGATTATGTGTTGTTCCAATTCGGACCAGCGGTTTGCCAATATGGCACTGCGCGAAGCCCGCAAGTCGCATGTACAATTTCGTCATGGATGTGTTGCCGTTATAGGCGGTAAAATTGTTGCCAGGGGATGCAATAATTATCAGACATATTCCAAAGATGGATTAATTGGTACATCGTGTAGTTGTCATGCCGAAATCAATGTTCTACGTAAATGTTTGCGAAGAAATATTACCGGGAAAATGAATCTATACATAGTTCGTGTATCAAATACCAGCGACGACATGTTAAGTTCTTCTCCGTGTAAAGAATGCTTTTCAAAAATGAGCAAATTTAATATCAAGTCCATTATTTATAGTGAAAATAGCAATGTACTTGTCAAAACAAATATGAGAGATTTTGTAGCATACCATGAAACGAGTGGAGCGCGTGCCATTATAGAAAAGCGCGTGCCGCAACTTTCTAGATCGTGACATATGGATCATTATCGGGTATGGGAAAATTTCTTATCTATTATTATTCTTTTTTTACGTTATAATAAATATAAAAACATAAAAAAATATATTTCGGTATAGTCTATCTTTAGTAATCAAGTAGAAAAGACATTCTTACTAACGAATAGTTCCTGTACATTCTATACCCGTGTCTACACCATCCTGAATACCACAACCAGGATAAGGGAAAATGTTGGGCCAGACGCTTACTTCAGTAGTAAATTGAAGTCGTTGAATAAGATCTCTGGGAATAAAACCAGGAAGAATGTCTATCTTGGGAATGAGAGTATCAATCTTGTTCTTAGCATACACAATATCAATGAAGAATGCTACCCAACGACCATCATCGGGGGCATCTACTTGTGCAGTGTATGTACGCATACCATCAGCATTCTTGTCTTCAATCAGTTTCTTCGGAGTCCAAAAAGACTTCAGGTTAGCACACATACCTTGAGCCTCAATACCACATTCACATGGACTATCAGTATTGGCTATACGGAAATCACGTCTCTTCTTTCCATCAGGATTGTTTCCACAAGAGTATGCGTACCAAACACGTGCTTCCTTCACATCACCATATTCGTTCAGGGTAGCTGTTATAGCACCCGTTTCGTCAGAAATATCCCAAGTAAACTCAGGAATGATGTTATCTTTCAAAAGATTATCGATCCAAGCACTAATAGCAGGAACAATTTCTAAGATACCCGTAGCCTCACTATGTTCAGCGTTAGGGGTCATAATAAAATGTTTTGGTCCAGGCATATCATCCCACCAGTAACGTGTATCGTCAGGTTGTTGGAACTCATCAGCAACGGCATTAACAATAAGTTTTGGCATTGTAAGACGATTTCGGTAAAAATATGGATCAACCATTTCCTGTATAGTAAGCATATTAGGTTCATCGAGACGAGACATAATGTTCATGTCTAGATAATCCGAAAGCGCCCAAGTCCATCCATCATAAGATTGGTATTGGTGGTGCATAACCTGAACAAAATTAATAGCGTCTAGAACAATAGGAATAATCGCTACCACTCTATCAGGATCAACCACACCAACGTCCCATGTCGTCCAACCACGTTTGGACGCACCGGCAACAACATAGTAATCCAAAGAAGTTTCAAGTTCGGGTAACTTTTTGGAAATAAATTCAGTCATAGCATCCATCGCACGAAGAGAACCCTTGACCATGGGAAAACGAAGCAACCACTCGGTATCTTGGGGATTATTCAAAAAGTGATCCCACGTAAATGCAATAATAGCGTCTTCACCACGACTCTTCTGAATTGGGTCAGAGGCAAATGTTGTGTGCTCGTTGGGAATCTGGAAAAGACACCCAGTAATGATACCAGTAGAAACAGCCAATGCGGCAGCAGTTCGGATATCCGCATCCTCGGCAGTAGGAAGATTAGAACCATCTGGATTAGGTTGTCCCCAACCGGTAATATACATACTGGCATTGTTCTTATATTTGACCTCATCTGGAACAATAACAACGAGAATATGGTACCAAATACTACCAGAACTACTAGTGTTGGAAAAATCTTCAGGCGTAAGCCATTGCTGAGAAGTCACATTCAATGTGTAGCCAGTCCATCCCTTATTGAAATGTAATAATCCCTTACCATGAATCTCATGGTCTTCAAGTTCAGTCCAACCATAGTGATTATCCGCTGCCCAAACATATTCATCCAGAGCGGTTTTTCCCTCATTGGGAGGTTGACTAGTGTGAAGAGGTTTATCGAGTGTAAGTTCACGAATACTCTGGTTAACAAACGGAATCCAAAAATCACACTCCGATTGCTTCAGAGATTGTACCGATTGAATGTTATCATAATCAACAATATTCAAAACCGATGGATTGGTATTTGTGTATTGTGGCCAGTCAGGCAACATTTTGCTACCCACATGGTGTTCGTTAGGATCGCCTTTTTCAGACAGAAGAAAGTTGGTCCAATAGCTGGACATAATGTCCGACATTTTCCTATCCTTGATATTAAAAAATATATTCTTGAGATGTAGCACAAAAGGCAGTTCAGAGCCATGAATCACTAAACCTTCATGTCTGTTAGCGTAATTGGTCATATGTTGGAAAAAATACTGAAACACAGGTTGTTGGACATGTAATTGTGCTGCGGCATAGTTAGCGGGACAAGACATGGCGTTATCACCAAGTGAACGCATTCCAGCCCACCAGTATTCTGTTGCACCATTGAGTTCAGGATAGGTTTTTCCGTCCAAATACACACTGGTCAGAACTTCTTGACCAGTAGCGTCAACATCGTATAGTGTCCAGAAGTCGTGTAAATCGTCCATAGTAGCATCCTTTTGTAGGTCGCAGAACATGGAACCTTCATCCCGGTTGGTTCCAAACATGATAGGCACTTTATTAACGTCACCATTACCTGCAGCAATCCATGGGTGTACCATCGCTTCTACGCCATCTATGGTCGGACCAGAGATAAAAGGATCTGAAGAACTGACTTCGCTAGCAACGGCATTGTAGGCAGTATGGATTTCGTCGAGAGTCAGTGCCTGTAAACACTCAATGTCTTCAGCAGTACATTCAACAAAAGAGATGAAAGCGTCGTAATAGTTTTGTGCATGGGGCATAGACTGCATATTCCATTCTGCAAAGGCACCCGATTCCAGCACGGCGCGTGAATACAACCCGTAGCTCTTCTTCATAGTCAAATGTATTGTCATACTACCTGCTCCCGCGGATTCTCCGAAAATCATCACCTTGTCCGCGTCTCCACCAAAGGCTGCGATATTTTCCTTCACCCATTGGAAGGCGAGACGTTGATCTTGAATACCCATGTTACCTGTAGAACCATCTTGGGTATCGAGGACCCGTAATTGTGAGGAACCTAAGAAACCCAAGGCGCCAAGTCGGTAATTGATAGTGACGACGATACCCTTACCATCCATAAAGTTTACTAGAGGTCCGCCTGGATAAAGATTTCCACTACCCGACATGTAAGAACCACCATGAACAAAAATAGCCACAGGTAGTAGATTTCCGCTGTCGACAGCTTGTGTAGTTGCATTCGTCCCGGTGAAAATGTTCAATAGGAGACAATCTTCACTACATCCGGTATTAGTGCAACTATTTTGTGGGCACACAAAACCCAAATTTGTAGCATCGATAACATCATCAGTAGGTGGTGTATACATCAGTGGTGGAGCAAAGCGCAAAACTCCTTCAGGTGATTGTCCATAACGAATGCCTCTAAATGAGTCTCCATCGTGCTCGGTTTTACCTTGGTATTGAACACCATTATTAAGTTTTACCAACGGACCTTCAGACGCTCCAACAAGTGAAGTATACATCACACAAAAAGCAAAAGAGAAAAATAGATTTATAATTAGTGTATATGCCATACTAATTTATATATTAAAATAATATATAATTAAATACATTTTTGATATAATGTATAACAACTTTCTAGATTGTGACATATAGATCATTATCGGGTATGGAAAAAATTTCTTATCTATTATTATTCTTTTTTATTTTCGCAACAACAATATCAGAGCAAATATTTTAGGGAAAATGCGTAAAATAAATGTATTTAATGTATCCAGATAATATGGCGTTAAAAGCTCGCGTGGCGCAATTGGATAGCGCGCAAGACTTCTAATCTTGAGGTTATGGGTTCAAGTCCCATCGTGAGTGGGTTTTATACATTTGCTATTTGTAATGGTAAATGTATACATATACTAGGTTAAAATTGAATTTAATAATATATATTTTAATAAAGTATAGAATGGGGTGGTTTTTTAAAAATAAAGAGGAAGATACATACAAATTTACCAACCAAGAGTTGGAAATAATTGACAAATTAAAAACAATTTATGGAAACCAATATGGGTACTCTAAAGTTCGACACATAAAACACTTCAAAATAACACTTATATGTCCTGAACATGGTGATTTCACTTCATCATTAAAGATACTTACCCTTGGAGGAGGATGTAAACATTGTTACAGACAAAAAAATATAGACCGATTGTTACAATCATATCACAAATTATAGTTTTTCGCATCTTCAATGATTTAATAAGTTTTCACATTAAATATATGAACGTACAGCGTAAGTAATATCATGAATATTTGCCATTCATTCAGGTGTATGTGATATCGAATCATTTCACCATAACTAATCGTTTTCATCATGAATGTGTTCACGTCTTTGTAACCAATCTTACGATAATATTCACGAACACCTATTCCTGAAATGACCGCTATTTTAGTATAATAATGGTTCATTGCGATTTCCTCCGCCTTCAGCATCATCAACTTACCAAACCCTTTACTTTGAATATGGTTACCCAATTCCTCATCCGTTGTTTTCGAAACAACCTGTCCATACACATGAAGCTCACGAATCAATGCAGCGTTACGTAACTCGTCAAAATATTTGTTTCGTGTATTATTCACCAGACGAAGACGAAGAAACCCATACATGATGCCTGGAACCTGCTTCCTTGCCATATCGTACCACTTTCCATCCACTAATCGATGGGTATTTTCATTACCGCTTTCGATACTAATAAAGTACTCAGTTCCGCCCGATGATTCATATTTGCGGACAACAAGTTCTGCTACGTCGACCATTGTACAATCTCCTTGTACTTCACGGCAACGAATACATCCACAAAACATATCATTTTTCTTCATATGCTCATGTAGTAATTGGCGAAGATTCGTTTTCTTATTGCCGCCATAAATGTATAGTTCACCACTTCGTGTGGTATTGGGAATATCGCGAACAACTCGGTTCAGTCGAATCCATGGATGTACCTTTCTTTTTACATGAAGGAGAACATCAATCAAATTTTGCGGGTCGGTATCAGTGTATGGAATATAACTACCTTCTTCGTGCCATTTTTTGATCTTTGTCCACGGAACCACCGCCGTAGGATACACTTTCCATTGATCGAATTGTAGGTCAGGGCTATCTAGAATATAATCAAACATGTTCTTGTCTATCTCTGGAGTACTTCCGGGTAAATCGGGCATCCAGTGGGCATCGACTTTGTAACAATAATCCTTCAGAATTTGTAGGGCACGCATAGCATCCTCGGCATAGCATCCTCTATTGACCTTTTTCAAAATATCTCTGTCGGTATGTTGTACACCAAGTTGTACCCGCGTGCAACCGAGATAGCGAAGCCATACAATTTCTTCTTCCGTAATTGAATCTGGTCGCATTTCGAGCGTAAGTCCAATAATGCGCGACTTACATGTCTCATTAATGTTTTGTTCCTCAAGTAATGTATATTTTTCTCTCTTTTCTCTTTCATAAAATGTATTGGCAGCCCAGAAGATATCTCGGATAAAGGTTTCCTGGTATTTGCGGGGGTATTCCGTCCATGTTCCACCCAAAACAATCACCTCGATCTTGTCTACACAATGGCTGTTAATGATATATTGATACGCTCTATCATTAAATTGCTTGATTGCATCAAAATCGTTCTGTAGCCCTCTCGCAACGGTGGGTTCGTCGCTCAAATAACTTCTTGGGTTAATGTCCTTTCCATCCGCATCCACTTCACGTGGGCAATAGAAACAATCATGTTTACAACTAAAGTGTTGCTTTTGGGCAACACCATCGTCGTCAATAAATTCGGGATAAGGACTTGTGATGACGGAAATAACAATAACACCAGACAACCCTCTCATTGCCTTAGCTTTAATAAAACGTTTTACAACAGAATTCGTTTCAATCATATCCTGCTTCACTAGAGCATCATACGCAAAACACATTTGAGGTTTGGATGGAGAGACATGATATTTACGCATGAGAATACGCATGTTTCGTTTTAGTTGGTCCTGATTCTCTAGTTTCATATTAGACAGCTCGCGGACAAGGTCAACAATATTTCCGTCAATGTTTTGGAAAAATGAACCATACTTATCTTGTTCTTCACGGGCAATATCTTCAATATCAATCATTTTGTAGTTAGACTTTTTGTATACATGTAAAGAGAAAACGTAAAGAATTTCAATTTTATAAAAAAATAGAAAACAATAAATATTTTGTACGTTTTTACATGAGAATATCAGATCGATTTTCAGATGCTCCTTTAATTTTGCGAACATCGTATAAAATTTCATACAATGCTTCCGTCATATCACGCGATGTCATGAGTGGACGATTGGATGAACGTCTCATTGGAACAGGATTAATATCGTCAAGAATCGACGGAATGTATTCTGTATTTTGACGTCTTGACGACACAGCAGTTATATCATACTCCTCGTAAGTAATTCGCAAGGAATTTTTAAATTTCAGTCGAATAGTATCCGTACCACCATATTTCATATTGGAAAGAATAATCATAGTTTCATGACATTTGGCATCTAGGAAATCGAAGTATACATAAATTCCTGACGGAACTCCCGATTTACTCATATCATAATATATTTCATCAACTACCCCAAACATTTTCATATAGTTATGCACCTGTTTCACTGAAGGGATCCTCTTTTCACATGTCAAATGAATGTACATATATTCGGGCTCATCCATTTCAGAGTATTCTGGTTCGATCATAATCTGATTGTTGTTGTGCTTGTTGTTCATACTACGTGTTTGCATCTTTAAATATAGTATATTCGTTATCAATATAATATATTTCAATTTTTTATCTAATCTTCACTTTCACCTTCATCTTCAAAGTCACCATTGTCATTAATAATGATATCGTCTTTTTTACTTGTTACTATATTAAATTGCTGTTTGAATAATTTCCACAATCCATATTGACATGAAATTGGATTGATGAATTTCGTAGAAAACATCATACAAACAACAATCAACATAATAATACCAATATAAGGTTTGTTGTATTTTAAAATAAGTATGAATGGAATAATAAATAATATTATAAATAGCATTTGTAGAAATAAGAATAGCGTTTCAAGCATCGACTTTAAACGCATACCGGTCTCAAAACTTTCGTGTAAGAATTGGAAAAAAACACACCCTTCATTACCAACTGGTTCGAAATAATATTCGTAAAATGGTTTTGCACCCATTGAATACATGATTAAATCGATTGTGTGTTGCGGTAACAAATAAAATACAGGAACTTTTGAAAAACATTTGAATGAATAATAGGGTCTAAATGAAAGATCTTTTTCGGGTAAAAAAACCCATGCGTTCTTTTCGATTACATTGTTGATATTCTTAATAACATTCACATTATTGGCGCTTTGGAGATATGCCCCTCCTCGAGCAGGTCGCATACCCACTTCGATAATAGAATCCTTTCTATATTGAATGTTACAAATCCCTGAAAACCCCGTCATATGTTTGCTTACCCATGCATCAATCGCTTTCGGAGGTTTGTTTTCGGGAGATATATATTTCCATTCGTCGGTGAAACCATTCTTGGGCGGCGAATAAACATATGTTATTTGATGACAAATTTTGCCATTTACCATGATATAATCAGTCATGGTTTCATTTCCATCATAGTACTCAGACCACATGGCATCTTTTGTTTCTACATGTTTTTTTAATTCGTCCATATTTTTAATTTTATAACATCCTTTACTCGAGGCACTTTTATGACCATAACGGGGTTTAATAAAGATAGGAAATCGTATATCTATTTTGTTGTCTAGTATTGTTTCTAATTCTCCGGCATTCTTGTTTTGTGTTCGAGCCACCCATAATTTATCATATATATGTGCAAGGTCAGGATACTTCTTAAATGCTGTGCCATCAAACATTGGGAGTTTGGGTGTAAAATGAACTTTAAATGGGTCTATATATGGATTTCTTATTTTTAACTTTTCACACCATTTCGTCTCATATTTCATTGTCTTTTTAATTGTATTTTCTATGAAATCGAATACCATATAATATTGATACAAAAAATATTTGGCAAAAAATAGCACTTTTATTATACCATCTCGCCATAATGACTTTTTAATACGGATATACTTATCGATCTTAAAATATCAATTGGAATATCATCCCTTTTGTTGTCTATAATGTCTTCCAATAACGGGTATTGTCCCTTTAATGACCTATATTCGTCCACAAATTTACTAATTTGTAAATGATACATCTCTTCTTCTTTACGTTTTGTAGCGCGGTCTAACATTTCGGGACTATCGTACATAATAGTATGTTTCGGGCGATCAACAACCTTATACCAGTCTCGTTTGTTTTCACTAATAGAAATTAGTTCGTCACAAATGTCCGGTTTCTTTAGGTAATGGAATTTATTCTTACTATTTTGTTTCGCAAACTTATTCATTTCCACTAAATAGTTGTCAAATAGGTCATCTATTGAAGAATCTAGTTCTTTTTGATCTAGTTCGTTATTGTCAATAATATCTTTCACTTGATTGTGGTATTTATTGTTAATCGTATCGCTATGATATTTACCTTTATCTTTCTTGCCGAATTTTTTCTTGAATTCGTGAATTATATTATCATCGATTGTAGGACTGATTTCTAATAGACGATCGAATTCTTCCTTATAATGGTTTAACATATCTGTTGGTTTCTTTCTCTCACTAGGATCTTTTGACATTTCTACTTTAATATTTTGATAAAATTTAGACCAACTTATTGAACTGGCACGATGTGATTCATTCAGCTCATTTATTTTAAAATACTGGGATATTGTCGTTAAAATACCAGCTATAATATTGATGGCACCTATCGTCATTTGTGCCATAACCTTATAGTCTTCAGGAAATTTATCTTGCGCGAAATTCGCGGTTCCAGTAATAGTTGACATAATAATCACAGGAATTGTATAATATGCTGCACGTCTGCTGTATACATTAAACGATCTACTATGTAGCCATCTATAACACATGGCTTTGTCGGCCCATTCTAAAAAGATATCTTCGTGGTGTTCCGTCCAACCATTAATCACTATATTCGTAATTGCTTGATCATTTGTAGAATCTGAAGTATGTGACTCCATTCTTATATTATGAACAAAGTTTTTAATTATGTTTTAATACTATTTTAATATATGTTTAATGTATGGATCTGTGTAATAAAAAGTTTCGTGATCTAATAGCAAGATGCGATATTATCGAGGGGACAATCGAAAAACTAAAAAAGAAAATAAAAGAACTTCAAAGTAAATTCCAATCATTATCGAATCAAGAAGTAAATCCACTTTTTGTATATAGTCTCGACTCCGTGTTTTTTCAATTCTATGTATGTAATATCCAAATGGAAAACTTTGATAAAATATTTGACTTAGTTCAGAATCATATTTATTGTGACCTATTCAAGTTACATCGCATTTTATGTGAATATGTAGAAACAAATATGCATGACAAAAAAATTATTGCTTTATTAAATAATGGGACTTATCCTATTTACAAGGATCTTGAGAAGTACAGGGTATATGATCGCGACATTGTAGTTTCGATTTACGAAAATATTTCTGGTATTATTGTTGCTATACAAGAGTATTGTAAGTTAGGGACTAAACACTTTGCAAAACATAAACAAAGTATTGAGAAGGGTTTTCATTATGACAAATTATTACAGACATTCCAGTTTAATACCAAGGTGGTTGAGGAACAAGTGAGTCTGTTTTTTAATTTTTTGAAACATAGCTGTAATTATCATGACGAATATTTAAATAAGGTATATCAAAAGATAGAAAGTTTGTATTATGAAATACCACCTTTATTCACCATGGGTAGTGATAAAACCAAGAATGTTATAAAGAAGAAAATTGTAATGAAGCGAAAGGATTCAGTAGAATTTAAAGAGATTAAATCTGAAACGACTCGACCGCAAAAAAATCCTTATACACCATTGTCGTTCGAGAATGACATTGGTATAGGAGGATTAAATAAGACAATTAATGTGGACGATGTAGAACAAGATGAGGATCAATATGGTGATGAGGATCAATATGGTGATGAGGATCAATTGGAAGAAGAGGATCAATTGGAAGAAGAGGAAGAAGATCAAGATGGGGATGAGGAAGAAGAGGATGAAGAAGAGAATCAAGAGGAAGAAGAGGAAGAAGAAGAGGAAGAAGAAGAGGAAGAAGAAGAAGTGGAGCAGGAAGAAGAGGAGCAGGAAGAAGAGGAAGAAGTGGAGCAGGAAGAAGAGGAAGAAGAAGTGGAGCAGGAAGAAGAAGAGGAAGAAGAAGAAGAAGAAGAAGAAGAAGAAGAAGAAGTGGACCAGGAAGAAGAGGATCAAGAAGTGGAGCAGGAAGAACAAGTGGAAGAAGAGGATCAAGAAGTGGAACAAGTGGAGCAGGAAGAACAAGTGGAGCAGGAAGAACAAGTGGAGTTAGTGAAGGAACGAATGGAAGAAGAGGAATCAGTCAGTTATACAAATAATACTGATAATACATCATTATTTAATGAAGATGAAGAAAATTTGGATATAATGTTAGTACAAGATGATTTCATGGTAGTTTCAACGAATGACGAAATCATACAAGATAATACCCAAAGAGGCAATGATTGTGACAGCGTAGTTAGCAATACATCATCAATAACGAATGCTAGTAGCATTGGTAGCGAAAAGAAAAAACGTGGACGTCCACGAAAAAACAAGTAGTCAACAAAAAAACAAATGGTTTTTTATTATAATAAAAATTATATAAATATTTTTTATTATAGTATCGTAATGGATCAAGATGAAAACATAAAAGTGACTAATAGTGACTTGCTTGCCAATAGAAATAAATATTCAATTGATATTCTGGAAAAAAATATTGTGGAAAATCATCTTGATGAAAAAATACTTTTGGCAACACAAACGCTTACACCCGAATTTTGTGTCAAATATATATTAGATTTAGATATTGAAGGAGGTGGAGAAGAGTCGTATATTTTTGACGTGTGTTACATATTAGAGTTCCAAAAACATATTACAGAAACAGAATTGAAAAATTTGATAAATTGTAATGCTTAACTTATAATAAATTTTCAATTCCAATGACCCAACATTATTGAATGCCCCCATATCTCGTCTTTTAACTTAGAATCGACTTCGTCGATGTCCTGTATTTAATTATATATATATATATATTTTGTTTCCTGTTTTTTCTAAATTTTAGATAATTATTATAAAATGATTAAATAATAATTATCGGATTATGATTTTGAGTTTAAGTCTAGTTATTATGATTAGGCTGATCCCTTCATCAAACCAAGACCAACTAATACTGTTCTTATTTCATTAATACTAGCAGCAAGAGTAGCAATATTATTCATAATTTGTGCCGACCGATCAGCATCACTAGTATTACCAACTGATACTAGTCTTTTATTACCAATAGCAGTACCAACACTATTTGTTGCAGCATCAAGTGCAACTTGATTAGCATTAGCTCTTTGCACAGCAGGAGTAGTATTATAGAAACCTAATTTCTGCCCTACTGCTGTTCCAATTTTTGTGCCGTTGGTGGTATTCAGGACTATATTCTTTGCATCTGCAATAGTTACATTATCATTAAGAGCTATAGGACCAGCAAGAGTTACTGCACCAGTTCCAGAAGTGAATGTCTTATCTCCACTCACACTTACATTACCAGTAAGAGCAATTGCTCCACCAGATGTTATTGTTAAATCAGTATCATCTCCTTCGATCTTTTCACCATTACCAAATGTTATACCTACATTAGCAGGAACAACAATATCTGTAACAGCAGTTAAATTAATTGCTCCACCAGATGTTATTGTTAAATCAGTATCATCTCCTTCGATCTTTTCACCATTACCAAATGTTACACCTACATTAACAGGAACAACAATATCTGTACCAGCAGCTAAATTAATTGCTCCACCAGATGTTATTGTTAAATCAGTATCATCTCCTTCGATCTTTTCACCATTACCAAACATTACACCTATATTAACAGGAACAAAAATATCTGTAGTGGCAGTTAAATTAATTCCTCCACCAGAATTAATTGTTAAATTGGTACCATTTCCTTCGATCTTGTCAGTAGCACCACCAAATGTTACACCTACATTAGCAGGAACAACAATATCTGTACCAGCAGCTAAACTAATTGCTCCACCAGATGTTATTGTTAAATCAGTATCATCTCCTTCGATCTTTTCACCATTACCAAATGTTACACCTACATTAACAGGAACAACAATATCTGTACCAGCAGATAAATTAATTGTTCCACCAGATGTTATTGTTAAATCAGTATTATCTCCTTCGATCTTTTCACCATTACCAAATGTTACACCTACACCTGAAGGAACAACAATATCTGTAGTGGCAGTTAAATTAATTCCTCCACCAGATGTTATTGTTAAATCAGTATCATCTCCTTCGATCTTTTCACCATTACCAAACATTACACCTACACTTACAGGAACAAAAATATCTGTAGTGGCAGTTAAATTAATTCCTCCACCAGAATTAATTGTTAAATTGGTACCATTTCCTTCGATCTTGTCAGTAGCACCACCAAATGTTACACCTACATTAGCAGGAACAACAATATCTGTACCAGCAGCTAAACTAATTGCTCCACCAGATGTTATTGTTAAATCAGTATTATTTCCTTCGATCTTTTCACCATTACCAAATGTTACACCTACACCTGAAGGAACAACAACATCTGTAACAGCAGTTAAATTAATTGCTCCGCCAGATGTTATTGTAAGGTCGGTATCATCACCTTCGATCTTTTCACCATTACCAAATGTTACACCTACACCTGAAGGAACAACAACATCTGTAACAGCAGTTAAATTAATTGCTCCGCCAGATGTTATTGTAAGGTCGGTATCATCACCTTCGATCTTTTCACCAGTACCAAACGTTACACCTACATTAGCAGGAACAACAACATCTGTAACAGCAGTTAAATTAATTGCTCCGCCAGATGTTATTGTTAAATCAGTATTATTTCCTTCGATCTTTTCACCATTACCAAATGTTACACCTACACCTGAAGGAACAACAACATCTGTAACAGCAGTTAAATTAATTGCTCCGCCAGATGTTATTGTAAGGTCGGTATCATCACCTTCGATCTTTTCACCAGTACCAAACGTTACACCTACATTAGCAGGAACAACAACATCTGTAACAGCAGTTAAATTAATTGCTCCGCCAGATGTTATTGTTAAATCAGTATTATTTCCTTCGATCTTTTCACCATTACCAAATGTTACACCTACACCTGAAGGAACAACAACATCTGTAACAGCAGTTAAATTAATTGCTCCGCCAGATGTTA